GTTTCCTTCACCATCCGAGAAACTATTTTTTACATCATCGTATTTTTTTAAGAAATCCCTGCCACTTTTGCTATCCCTCTCAAATACTTTAGATAAATCAATGCCATCATTTTTCACCCTCTTTCTTATAGTAGCTATATCAGCAGGCGAGAATCCTTTTTCATAATATCTTACTCCAGATTCTACATCGCCGACTGTACCTCTATTTTTTCTTAAAATATCATTAAGGGATAACGCTGTAGCATAGGCTATATATTCTTCGGGTTTACCTCCTTCCTTCTGCGCGATCGCATTTGCTATTTCAGATACAATATTATCATAAATCTTATTCTCCTTCTTAATTCTATCATTCTCTATATCCATCTTGTCTACAGCGCTATTAAGCTGCATATAAGCATCTGTGGCAGCTTTTCTCTCTGCCATAGGTAGCTTGTCAAACATATCATTAGAGAGACCTCCATTGTCCTTTATATACTTAAGAAGTTTTTCTTCATCCATAAGATACTTGTATCCTGATGTTTCATCCGTCATATTTCTTGATATGGCAGCTTGAATATTTTTCATGTTTTCAGCACCAAGGGCTGTAGATAGTCTACTTCCGGATGTTACAAGATCTGTATATGCCTTATTAAACTTCTTATGAGTTTCTTCTGATATGCTAATATTTTTAGTTTCGATAGGATTAGCTGAAATAGTTCCACCAGAGTTTGTGCCAACGCCCACCTGCATGGCTCGGCTTCCAGCTCTGCCGCCTGCCGCTCCTGCACCAGAGGACATAAGTTTTGCTATTCTGGCTTCATTAAGCCTATTCTGCATCTTCAGACGTTCTTCGTCTAATCCAAATCTGGCTTCATCCTTATTCTTACCATATTCAAACTCTGCAATATCCCTATTTCTTTCATATTCAAATTCTATCTTCCATTTTTCGAAATTCAAATTAGCTAATCTTTCCCTCTGATTATATTCTTTGGTTTTCCAGTAAAGCTCGTCGGCTTTGATTATGAAAGACGAATTATCATAAGCATATGAAGCAGCAGCATTATTAATAAAATTATTTTCAATAACCTTCATCGCTCCAAGATACGGATCGTAAGCCCTTTCATCCATTCTGCTAAATTCAGATTTCATGGAAGCTATTTCAGATTTGGCTCTCTTTATTTCATTTTCAACCATTTCTTTCTTTGCAGGATCAGAACCCAAACCGGAAAGATCGGCAGTAAGAGCATCAACATACCTCTGCTTATCACTTATCTGCTTATTCATAAAACCAAGAACAGAATCATACGAATATAAAGAGGGATTAGAGTCTACCATGTAAATAGCCTCCACCTGCATCTGCTGCCTTGCTTTATCTGATAACCCTGACAATGCAAAAGAAGCTATCTGTTCAGGAGTAAGCATATCCTTAGTTACTTCTTGTACTGCCCCGGTAGGATGACCATCCTTGTCAAGAATAGGAATCTGAACTTTAGCTCCTTTATGAAGCTTGCTTATAAAATCTATCCTATCTTTTAATTCCTTATTATAATCAGTATAAGGAGTATATTGAAGAGGAGCAAGACGGGAACCAGCCTTTCCATCATTCACCCATTCATTATACGGCTTTAAAGCCGCATAAGCATTCGCAGCAGAATAAAGTTCTGGATTATTTATTTGTAAATCAGATAGCATTTTATGCATTCTCCTGCCTTCTTTTGTGCCGGCAATCGCGTTAATGACCGTATCATCCAACACCGAACTAATCTCTCCTTGTATGGCTCTCGTAACACCATCAGAAGAAAGATCCACGCCTTTGAATTTTTGATTGATGTTAGCAATCACACCTGACATCTTATCTTCCATATAAGCGCGGGCTTCAGGCTTATCTATCTCTTGACCCATAAGATAATCTACCTGGGTATAGATCTTTTCACGAGCAGCATCAACCTTCTGCTGTTTGTACATCATGACGTCCTTAACAAGATCTATGTTGTAAGGACTAACATACGGGGCATATTGCCTTAAAATACTATATTGTGAAGCCATCAGCTATTTCTCCTTCTCTTTTTATATTTATCTTCTTCATCATCCTCCAAGCTCTTCAAATAAGGTGTAGAATAATCACCCATATTCATCACATCCTGATTGCCTTGAACGTAAATAATTTGACCACTTGGAAGCATTCTCATATTCGGGGCTATGGAAGCTATGGTATTCAACGATGTACGAACATTAAACTTATTCTGTATCTCGCTGTTTATACTATCATAATAACGAGCAAGATTTTCATCCCTTATAGCCATAGCTTTCAACAACCCAGATTCATAACGTTGCCTTTCTGCTATGTTCTTATCATCTGTCTGAACATAAGCCATTTCATTAAACCTATCAGCTTCGTTTATTTGCCTTGCGTTATTGAAATTTACTTCATTAACATACTTGGCTATATTGCTTCCAGCTATGGCGTTCATATTAGCCAGAATAGCAGCCCGCTGGGAGTCGGGCACGTCACCTACTGCGTCTAACTGAGCCGATGTCGCACGGTTGAGCTCGTTGATATACTGATCAGCAGATTGAAGAACCGGGTCTATTCTCGGAGCCTGATGTCTTTCCAGGCCTTCTATCTCCAAGCCAGTGTCAAGGGTTCTTAGCATTTCCGGGAAGATAGGACCGAACGCCGCCGGTCTGCCCTGTCCTTTAGGTCCGTTGTCTTCAACCACCTCCTCTGTATCGGTGTCGGTTGCAGTCGCAGGCGTACTTGCTTTCGGTTTTACCTCTATCCTTCCAGGAGATCCAATCTTAGGCGGTGTAAGGCCTGGTGCTATGGGACCGGCCTCAATAGGCTTCATTTCTGGTTTAACAGACTCAAGAACGAAGTCTATTTCCGGCATTAACCCACTATCTCTTAAAGCAACAAACTTATTATAATCGGAGCCCAGAATCTTCTTAGCGGCATCAGATTTATCACCAAATAAGTCAACATAATTCTTTATCCCTTTTTCGTTTAACAATCTTTTTTGCTCTGCCGAAACAACGTCCAATCCATAATAAGAACGGGTGGCTGTTGTCTGACCAAACTTATCATCTACGGCAAATGAATTATAAGCCTGATTACCTCCGTAGCTTCCGGCATCCTGGCCCCAGAATCCGTACTCATCTCTGAATTTCTTGGCTGCATCAGCATTCGTGATAGCACCTACATCAGCTAACGCCCACAATGCATTTAATTGCCTGTTGTATCCTTTCTGGAAACCTTCTGTATCAAAATCACCATCCGTATTGTACTTGTTAGCCCATCGGTTTATGTCGAGCAAATTAGATACCGCCTTATCATTTACCCTGCCGTATCCTAAATTGCTTCTATGTTGGAGATTCTGGTTGGCATTGACACTGGAATCAGGATTAAGAATCTGCTCACGACCACTAACATCAGATACAGTCATATTAAGAGTTCGTCCAAATAACTGATTGATAAGCTTATTGTAGCCGATAGCATTCTTTCTAAGTTCCTCCAGCTCCTTCTGAGTAGGTCCACCTTCAGCCATTTTCCTGGTTTGCTTAACATACTCGTCATATATCCAGTTCTTAGCATCTGATTCTGCAATATTAAAAGCCTTAGCTTGTTTCTTTACCTGATTCAGATCAACAACCCCGCCATCCCTGAAAAAAGCATCCATCTTCTCGTTACGCTTAGATTCTTCCTGTTTGCCATAAACGATTTCAGCGAAAGAACGAAATTGTGCTTCAAGCTCGTCTATCTCTTTCTGGTTTTCATTGACGTACTTGGAAAGAATAGAAGCATTAAGATTAGATGTGTTTTTGTCTTTTACATCTTCATTTTTCTCTAATCTCTTATATACACGCTCCTGATCTTCGTACTTATCAGACAAACCAATCTTCTTCTTATATCGATCAAGGAGTGTAGCATACGTATCTTTTGACGTTGCCTTAATACCATAATTTTCTCTAACGTAAGAGGCAAACTCATCATCTATCTTACGATAATCGGAAACAATATAAGCCTCTGGCAAATCAACCAGAGTGCCACCATTTTCATGTCTGTTCCCTTTGGCTTCCATAGGCCCTACGGAGTCAGGAGTCAGCACGTACTCGCCTTTCTCTATCTCTACATTCGCAGCATCTTCCATAGACTTGGGAAGAGGATAAATATATTCGCCGGTCATATCAGACGTATCCATCTTCTGACCGTTACCTAAATTCACGCCACCACCTTCACGTTCCCACTTGATGAATTGCTGACGACGCTCCTTGGCAAGTTTTTCCCTCGCTGCCTGCTCGTCTCTGCTGGCTGCATACGCAGCAGATGAAGCTCCCATGATATTACGGGTAAGACCTAATCCTAAACTAACACCAGACAAGGCAGCTTGAGCCACATTAGCACCGACCTTATTACCGGCTCTTATCCGGCCAAGACTTGTACCGAACATTTGAGCTCTGCCGGTTAGATCGGGTGAATAATATGGGGTAGTCATAGGATCAAGAGGATTACCATCTTGGGAACGTTTTTCTTTAGAGGAATCAGCATCAACACCACCTACATTCATTGTATTATCAACGACTGATTTCTCTACGTTTTTAACCATACCCCTATTATCAGCGAGATATCCTGCATATCCTGCATCATTGTTTTCAAAAAACGGATCGGATGTAGGCATACTACTAAATGGATTTATCTCCCCCTCCTCTGTTTCTAAAATCACATCAGAAGGCATATATATATTCTGAATATCAGATTCACCCCATTTATTAACAGGCGTTCCATAATCAAGAATAGACTGAGTAGAGGATACATTAATATCCTGTTTCTTATCCTGAACACTACCGCCAGGAGCGAATATCGGACGATTTTTTATGATTCGTAATTTCATACTATCTTTTTTCACAAAGATAAGAGAAACGAACGAGAAAATCCAACGTTATGGGATACGTTTAAAAATCAATCATGTACGGCAGACAAACCGCCCGAATCAGGGTCGTACTTAAGACCGCATGCCCGGCGATAGTTCTTAAGCGCTCTCTTGTACAAAAACAGCACTGTCTTGGAAACTATTTTCTTCATAGATTTGGTTAAAACCTCTTCTGTTGAAACAGACATCAGACAGCTATTCAAAAACGACCTGACATTGGAACCGAACAAGATCTTCACCATTTTTCTAAACGTTCTAAAAAGATATGATGCAGAAAGAGACTTTAACCCATTGCGAACCAGTCTCTTATTCAAATACGAAACAGCCTTTTCAGATAGACAGAGCCTATTCTTTCCTTCGCTATCTACCTCTGATGAAAACCACGAATATAAAGTGGTAGGATGTTTCTTAAGGTGATTAATGAAGGAAGTCATTATCCCTTCTTTTAAAGCCCTTTTGTGGGCTACGCATGCAGCAATCTTCTCTTCTCTTTTTAAAGAGCTGTCAAGGCATCTAAACACCGTCCTATCGTATCCGATGAAATACTGAGGACGTTCTTCCTTGAACTTAGCCCGATAAGCGGCATATCCTTCCTTACGAAGCATATCTATCTGAGACCGGATATAGAACCTTACACACTTTTCTTCAGCCTCTTGCACGCTTTTAAGATAAGGAACTGACTTTCTTCCATATCGAAGATAGTCATAAACCATAGCCTCTATGAAGTCATTGTATGGGAAGAATCTTCCAAAACCAAAGTTCCAAACTATGAAACATCGCACTCTATCTTTCCAATAATCAGATATGAGAAAATTGCTACAATATCTCAACTTCCTGTCTTTCTGATAAAAATGATGAGTATGTTTGTCATAAAATAGATTAAAATATCTCAAATTGCCTAAACACTGACCGGCTGGACGGCGTACTACATTGTACCCTAAGTTGCTGAAGCTATTGTATATAACTTCTATCGGAGAGACCTGCTCTTTCTTAAAGAGCTTGTCGTGTAACTTGTGAGGATCTGTTATTTCTTTTAACTTTGTGTCCATATTAATGTTGTTTTAGTGCAAAGATATGGTTTTTCATCATACGCTCAAAGAAGAAAATGCACGGCCTTGTATCCGGTTTGAGAGAAATAGGATACAAGGTTTTTTGTTTTATGACGGTTTGGACAAGAGACGGGAAAACGACTCTAAACGTAACCTCCTGACCGTCAGTGGTGGGACAACAAATCTTGAATTAAAACTACGCCTATGAATAGTCTCCGTTTTCCTTAATATTAAGACCATTTTCAATGATCTTACCCATTATATCATTTATATTATTTTATATACTTTACCATTTATTCATATAATTGTTTACAGTGAATGAACTTAACGACCGAAGGGAGTTAAGTGAGTGAACAGATTAACAAATTACTTTTTCCGTCTATTGTATTGTTTGCCTAATTGTGTTAAAGGATTGAGTATCGTGACCGAAGGGAACGATGCGAAAGAACATATAACATTTAAAAAACGACTGAACCTATCGACTGAAAGGAGATAGGTGATGGAGTGACGTTAATAGTTATATTAGGTAGCCAGTGGAGAATTAGGCAGGCTGGTAGGCGAGACGGGCTCCCATGCCCGTCAGGACAGTGGAGGTACATAGGTCTGTTCTGTTAAACCAAGGCGATGATAGTTCCATCCTTCACGAAATCGCACAAAAAAGCCGGATTATCTTGATATCGTTCTTCAACCTTCGGTATCCGTATAACGAGTCTCAAATCCGGCTTCGCTTTATTAATATGAGAAATAAAACAATCTTGTTCTAATTATCAGTGACGCCTTTAATGCGAAGTTGTATATTGGGAAGCACGGCATTAATCAAAGCCATTTTCTTATCCTCTTCGCTTTCTTTTTGATGCTGTCTATACATCATGCTATAATCACTGTCATCACCATCCTTTTTCCCGTCTAACGTCAGTAAATGATTTATGATGTCTTTACCATACGTTTCAGTCCATGTACGGAATCTCTCTTCCTCGGACTGTCTCTCCTGGGACTGGGCTTCCGGGTTAGGGAGGGCGGCTGCCACTTCTACCTCTGGAAGTGTTACCGATGCTGCTATTTCTCCATCATCTCCGAATCCCATTTGACCATACAAAGATACGGAATTTTCTTCAATTTCCAAACCAAGATTTTTAGCAACTTCCATAGCATAGTCATAACGATCATCATTTCTTATAACACTCTTATGAGGACGTCCTGCTCCTTGGTTCCAAGCTACTACAGCATCCTTAAGGTTATCGGCGTTCATAAAATCCTGCCGGCTGTAGTTGTAATACCCTGGTCCTTCTTTTCCTTTTCTTGTGTACAAGAAATTAGAATATCCGGTTTTCCCTTCGTATTCGTCAGCCAAGAACTCAAGTTGGTCTTTGAATGTGGGTGTAGAATGTCCTTTCTTTTTGGCGTGCTTGAATAGCTTATCCATGCGTTCGTTGTGCCATTGCTGTATGCCGTATGACGTTCTGTTGTCTCCGTATATGTCATCTTTAAGGCCGGATTCAGCCATGAGGTTACCTATGATGGCGAGCGCCTGTATCTTGGACATGCCGCGCTTATTAGTAAAGTATTCATATGCTTCACGCTGCTTGCCAACTACGCCACCTTCCTTCTTGATGTTGGTATTGTATCTCTTTCCATTCCATGTAAATTCCTTAAGACCTCTTTTCCTGGCTTCTTTAAAGGCTTCACCTCTTGTAGTGGAAATAGAGTCTTGTAGCTCAAGATCATTTTTTATTCCAAGAATAGCATCAACAATAGTATTATCATTTTTATCAACATTATCCAAAACATAAGATTGACTTATCAAATTTGATACGCTCTTTCTGTTTTTATAAGTTCCTTCTTTATCTGATGGAGCTTCAAAAGCATATACAAGTGGATACGAATAATCCGTATCTGGATCTTCTGACATAAATTCGTTTACTGCATGAATAGCTTTTTTGTATTTAGTATCTTTTATACTATACTTCCCAGCATCTTGAACATGATCATAAAATCTGTCTATCATATAGTTGATATATCCACGCTTATCGCTCTTAAATCTCTCTTTATCTCTTTCAAACTCTTTTGGCGGATATCTTTTGTAATATTCTTGAAAAAGTCCCCTAAATTTTCCATCCTCAGATACAGCGTAGGGGTTTCCACCAGATTCTTCAATAATATTTCCAAGTACGGCTTCTATCTGGCGTTGATTAAAACCTTTATCATATAAAGCATCATAGATCATATTCATCCCTTCTACGTCCATAGTACGATGCTTACCCTTACCCACACGCTTCATATTTTCATATTTGGATTTGAATAAATCCCAATCTATTTCCGGCTTAGAAGAATCCCCTCCTTGTTTTTTGGATCTTATCTCCATCCTTTTATCCAAATCATTCTTTGAATCAATAATGGATCTAAACAGGATCTTGTTTGGATCATTCTCTTCGTATGGGATTTTATCTTCTACATAATCCCTTATTTCAAAAGGATACCCTATTGTATCAAGAGTCTTAGTAACAACCCCAACACCAAAAGGTTGATCGCTTCTATAAAAATCGTACTTATCTTTCACAACCATCCTACCTCTATCATCACGGTACATGGTAAAACTTGATAAGCCTGATAAATCATTTAAATCTCCGTAAGCATCCGGTATAAAATTATATTCGTTAAATACCTGATGTTCCCCGGTTCTGGCTTTTTTTAAGAGATCTATACCCTCTTCTACCATTCCAAGTTTCCTACTTGTTACATCCCTTAACTCCTCCAAATCAGATACGTCCTCGCCTGCAACTTTTCCATCAATTATCTTATTATCTAAGGAATCAAGCTCCTTTCCATATTTTTTAGCCATTTTCTCCCACCCACCATTTATCCTGTCAGATATAATGGATTTGATATTGTCTGGTATTCTAACAATCCCGTTTTCCTCTTTCAGGTTATTTGGTTGGTTTAAAAATCTAAACCAAAGATTTTGACTAAAATCATCTACATTGACTTTCGGAACATCTTGACCAAAAAATTCCATTATTTTGGTTTTTAATCCTCTTTCATTGGCATATACATCAGGTGTTATATTAGATGCCAGATATTCTCTAAGTCTTACAAACGGACCAATTTTATTCCATAATGTTTTTGGTTGTTTGTCTCTTACATAATTTTTAATTTTCTTTGCCATCTTTTTCTTCCTCTAAGAATCCAAACATTTCACCTGCGCAATTACCAACAAATCCGGCTATGTAAGCTGCGTGTTCATCTTCTCCCACCTTAAAGCCAAGAGACATATTACAATGTTGGCATACCGACATAGCTGCATGAAATGATTCATGACATATGTTTCGCATAGTCATCTTATTCTCACTTTGAAAGTTCCATAATAACTTAAAAGCTCTATCATCCCCCTTATCACGAACAAGATTCAAGAAAGAGGCTTTTGAATCTAAATCGCCTTCATCTCCCCATTCTCCTTCATGATCCAATTCTGCATTCTCAAAACGATCACACAATGTTTTGTAATCTAACCCTATGGTGATAATCAACTTTAGTGGATATATCACAAAATCAAATTCTTTTTCTTTCATTCTTTTTTTCAACAAATGTAAACAAAATAGCCGAAGAATGCCACCATTCATTCTCCGGCTTGTTATGATAAATCTCTTCTTATGAAAACAGTACGAATGTAAGATTTAAATCTTAATCTTCTTAATTTCATCAATCATATTCTTATATCCGCAGAACTTGCTGTTAATAACATCGAAAATAGATTCTGACCAGCCAGCTATGTTCAAGATATTAGATCCTCTGTAAAACATCTCACTTCCATATCCTTGAATAGAAATAGAAACGATCTTGCAATTTGGATTTACTTTCTTGAACTCTTTCAAAAGTTCGGCGAATTTGCCATATCCATAACTGGAGCTTTTCTCCCATACAACAGATTCACCGTCTCCTATCTGCATATCTGAAATAATGTACAAATTATCTACCTTGATCTTATCTTTAACGCACTTTTCCAAGAATGCAAAAAGACCGTTTTCGGTGGAACCACCGCAGTCTCCTCCGGCAGTAAAAGATTTTTTGTTATTCCATAAAACACCTTTACTTCTATCATATTCGTAATTGATAAGTTTGTCACCAAACATGCCAATAAATACGTCAGGAAGCACAGATGCGATCATACAGCCAAATAAGTTACCAATGACAGCCGTATTTGTTTTGCTAAAGGCAGACACTTCAGAAGATCCTCCCATATCTCCACGTACAGAGCCAGAGTGGTCAATCAGGATAGCCGACCGCCCCTCCAATACCGGCAGGTTCTTGCAGGAGATGGTTATGGCTTTCTCCAACGCATCTAAAATCTTATATTTATTACGCGCTGTTAATTTAGCACGTTTTTTATCCGACTCAAATACAATATCATTTTCGGAACCATCAGTGCCTATATTTTCAACCTCTTTGAAAGCTGAAGCAAAACGGAAAGGAAGCATCTTAGAATTAAGTACCTTCTCTTCTATTGTAAGCTGCCTACAAACTTCATCTATTTGATCAGGCGCGTATTTGATTATGTTTACAAGGTTACGAACCATATTAAAAATAGGCATACCTTTTACATTGGAAACCACGTCCCGAATAGCGTCACCTAAAGCTTCTTTCTTTTCCTTATTGTCTTTCTTATCCTGACCGGCCTTAGACATCTCTTTTTCAAGAATCTTGCTTTCGTATAATCCAGACAAAGATCGACCTTCTATAAGGTACTGGAAAGCTGTTTTGTTAACCTGATTGCCTTTAGGGTGAAATAAGTTTACGAGGTCAACCATAGTAATGACCCTACTGTCCATCTTGTACTTGTCAATCCGATACGGATCAAGACCTTCCAAAGCCGTCTTAAATCCTTTCTTAATAGCGCTGGATATTCCTCTTAACTTCTTTGGATTTTTGTCGTTAAGAGCCGCATAACAGCCAAGGATTTCGCTCATATCATCAGGACGCATAACGATCTTGTTATAGAACCTTGAAGCCCATTCCTTACCCGATGCTTTGCTGGCAAGGACAGAAGCCATAAGATGCGTTACTGACCTAAGCTTTCCTTCTTTCCTGACATACAATGCTGTTTGTGCTGCGAAATACGGATCTACTTGGTCCATAAGATTCTTAATTCTTTCTACTTTGTCTTTTTCTTTCTCATAATAAGAATCAGACAACATGGTAGTCATTACCGTAGATACCAACTCTTCTTCTGCGTTAGGCTTATACGCCTTCTCTCCCATGTGATTCACGATCGTAGGTTTAACACCTTCATCCTTTTTGTTAAACTTTCCCATTTGTTGTTGTTTTCTTTAAAGTGTTATACAAAAAAAGCAGTGATATTACTACCACTGCTTGAAAAAATATATCAATATGAATACTCAATGAGGGAAAAGCTGAAGTTAGTGTAAACAATGAAATAATGGATTTGAACCATCGACCTATACTTTAAAAGAGTATCGCTCTATCCATCTGAGCTAAATTCGAAGTAACTAACCCCATCACCACTCATTAGTTTTTATATATTTCAAACAGAGGAAAAGCGGAGCCGGATCTAAAATGAAAATATTGGATTCGAACCAATGAAAAACTTTTTTACCTAAAGCCGTGTTATCCACTACACTAATTTTCGAAGTAACCGAACTCCTCACCATCTGTATATGTTGTTAAAACAGGGATAATTTGGAAGGTGTTTGAAAGGAGGTTTTAATCTACCAACTGATCTAATCTTTCTTGCATGAAAAATACAGGACTCGAACCTGTGACACAAACCGAAGTATCACCTTCCATCACCACTGTCTTGCATTATAATCTCTCTTGATTACGATGCAAATATAGACACTAAAATATGATTTACAAATTAAAATGATTTAAAATAGATTAATTTGAACAAATTAACACACAGACAACATAATAGACAGTATCGTATTGTATATTTGCGTATAACATAAAAAAAATAAATATATGGATAGATATATTGTTGATTTACTATTAAATGAAGACAACTCTCCGTTTAATAGTAAAAATTTTAAAATAATAGAATTTGAAGAAAATGACAATGAGAAAGTATATAACTTATTCAATAAAGTGTACGGAGAAAATGTAAGTATTATTTTCATTGATAGTGGATTTGGAATATTAACGTTTATAAATGACAACATGGTTAGACAAGTTGATTTGTATATCATGTTGCAATCTTTATCCGTTATATACAAAGAGGCCATAGATATAATATCCATATTGTTCGGTGAAAACGCATCACTCCTTACAGTATGCAACAAACCAGCCCCAGTCACGCATGATAAAAATTCCAGTGGTGATATTAATACCTATATAATAAAAGATAGTTCGAGTGGTTTATTTAAAATAGGAAAAAGCCGTAATCCTATTGAAAGACTTAAAACACTATCTATTGGGAATCCTAATTTATCTATAATAGGAGTATGCAATAAAAATGTAGAATTATTAATACATAAAGAATATGATTCAGTAAGAGTCGATGGAGAATGGTTCAGGATGGATAATAATGATATTTGTCATATAATAAAGAAATACGGATTTATATGTGTAGAATAAAAAAATCATCCTCTACTTATTGAAAAGTAGAGGATGATACGATATTATCTATTCTTAATCTTATCTTCAGAAATCAACCACTGGAATATAATCTTTCGGTTGCTAATTACTTTCTTTATCCTCATCAGCATCCAACTTCCTCTTAACCTATCCAGCCATGACCGTCTGAAATTAAGGGCATCAGGATTAACTGACTTATTTATATCGTTATTGTCCTTGATCCAAATAGGGGTCTCCGATCGGTCATCGTCAACCCTGTTGAAAAAGTCATTTAACTTATGTCTTCTATATACCTCAGTATCCAGGACCTCAGTATAGTCGCCTACGATCTTCGGATACGATATACGTTGCGCTAAATTATTCTTTTCTTCTGGAACAAGATGAATTTCACCTGAGTTGTTTGTGTCGTTGTAGATAGTTATCGTATCTAAACCTACTTTCCTGTCAAGAGTGTAATTCACATCATCGACGTATTTCCTTGCATCAAGCTCGTATTCTACAGAAGCCAACGTAGAGCCATTATATTTCTCTTTTATCGGCACTTCTAATATAAATGGATATGTTGCTCCGTAAAATGTCTGAAAGCTCTTATTCGTCAGCAAATGGCTCCATAAGCCACCTTCTTCATCCGATGCCGGGAAGTTTATTCCTGTCTGGAAATATTGTTGCTGTTCTATATAATAGTCGGGGCAGAATGAATAATAAGAAATCCATTCTTGTTTCAGACACGAATATCCGATAGTGAACGATACGTCCTTGAAATATTGTTCGTCCTTTAAAGATATTTCCTTATCGTTTGACAGCACCTCTGTTTCATTGTATAAGAACCTTCCACCATCATATTTATAATATGCCGGGTTCTTAACAGGTATATAATCTTTTTTCGTGATAAGTACCCTCTTATACCTGTTATCCCATCCAAGAGACAGACCAAGACCGATAAATTTATTGTCTGTATCTTCTTCTGTCATCTCTGTACCGGTTAAGATATTAGTTATTCCGTATCTAAGAATCTTAAACGGAAGATGACGCTTAAGCCAATGTCTGATACCTACACTAAGTTCCTTAAGATTACGTCCATTAGGATCGGTCATAAACACCTGTGCTCTTTTAGTATCTACCCAGAAATGACCAAACTCTGAACTAATTATTTCAGTGCTCTGGGTTCCAGAATAACCAAGGTCGGTCGTGTTGTACTCCAGAGGCCGGGACGCGAACAGACCGCCGGTGCCCATCTCGGCCTGCCCTGGGGAGGTACGCTCCTTGATTACGTCTATGGCGTTATGGAGTGAAACCTGATCCTCGAACCTAACAAGAATCTGATCGGATTCAATACGCTTCATGTGAATAAGCTTCCCGTTGTTGGTTGGGAACTCATGATAGTCCATAGGCTTGTACGTCAGCCACGGATCTGTTTGACTGTTTTCAGATACGTCAGCCCTACTCCATATAACACCATTAGGACGCTGGTAAGCACAGTCATAAAAACGTCGTTCGTACGTTGCCGGCAATACATTTGGTGTTAGTGTCATCCTCGACGAATAGATAGGACTTATCTTGTAATCATTATCCCTATGGATAGATACGTTCTTTTCTTGTGTCCACCAAACAAAATCTCCTACTTTTGGATAGAATAGTTCATGAGGCTGAGGGCCCTCTAATCTGAAATTACAATTTATTTCAGACTCTACAAGGAACTGAGGAATGCCATAGAACCATGTATAAAATCTTCCATTAACGTACTTGCCGGATGTGTCACCATTTAATTCGTATAAGCTCTTCCTGTTTGGATAAAAAGCGTATCTTCCTTTATTAGATGATGTCCAGCTATTGAAACGTTCGTTATCTATTGTCTCAAGAGCGTCTTCTCCAGTATCATAATTAACAAAATATCTTGGATACCCTACATTTCTGTAATCCATGTATGGGAATGGTATCATGTCTCCAATACCAAAAGCGCTATTATAAAAAACAGGGAATTTTCTTTTTAATGAGAATCTTGTTATTACCGTATCGCCACCGAACATCAGTTTCTTTTCATTAGTGAAAAATCCACATCCACCTATGGAAATCCATTTTATATCTTCTATCTGTCCATATTGATCCGGCCTATATCGCATAAGTCTCATATACGGAGAACAGATGTACGATACTGTTTTGGATTGCTCGAATGTTCTTCCTGCTACAACATCACTTCCAGCAATAACCGAATCATCTATGCGGCTACTGTCGTAATTGTAAACATAGTTCGGATATTCCAATAAATATTTCGATTTACCATCTCCTTTTTCACCTGGATCACCAAATGATAAAAATAACGAAGATTCACGATCTATATTATTAACGAATAAGAAACGTCCCTCATTATCATTTCTACCGGTTCCCCATTTAGAAGACATACTGGCATCCATCATCGGATATACGCCAGACTTAATGTACTTAACAGAAGATAAACCACGGGCAAAATTTCGTTCATACTTATCCTGATCTGTTATGCCTATCATTGAATTATATAATCCCACAGAAGTATAATACCATGCATGATTACGTCTTGGTCCATTGTTTATAAACGTATTAAGCCAATCATAACGGTACTTACCATACAATATCGGGCCTTTAGCAAGAGTCTGACTGATGGTTGACACCATTGAAGAAAACAGCATGGCCACACTTAAATTAGTCAGGAATCCTCCTCCGGTAAGACCGGCCGACCCTCCTATGTATCCAGACTGCGCCCTTATCTGAAGCTCTTCTGCTATCATAGCTGCTATTGTGGCACTTGATTCAACTGCGGCAAGCGACGCAGCCATCGTGTATGCGGCAGGACCTAAGATAGTCCATTTTGGATGATCTTCTACAGGTACGAAACTGCCCACAGACATTCCTCTTTGAAACCCGTCTATACATACTTCATTTGGAAGTTCTGGCTTGTTGAAATAAATATCAGGTGAACAGAATGAATACCACACGTTTCCTCCTTTGTCGAAAGGATGGGATATAAACTCGTCTCTTTTGCCAGACGTATAATTATATTGATCTTGTGACAGGTCATTATATGGGTAATTAGGATAGATATTCACATTACCATCGTCTCCTATGTATCTAAGCATATCATAGGCTAATCCTGAAGCCACAACCGACCTATTTAGTCTCCTATCTCCACGATACAGTTCATATCCTACAATCGTATTTCTTTGTTGTTGCGTAATCAAACCAGAATCCACTGCAAAATCCAAAAACACTTGTATGGTATTCTCATCTACCATAATACCTACCGGATATATTTCAGAAGCTATGTCATATCCACGTTCATCACTGTTCATGAATGGTATATGCTTATTATCTGGAAACCGGTAATGACGTATAGGTTGCTGGCAAAATACGGTAGAAGTATCTACCCCTCCATAAGAATGACCCTTGAAATAAGATAATCCATTTTTGTCTGACAAAGGAGCACCATAATATTCTGTTAACTTATTCATAATATTAGAATAAGCTTCTGATTTTTTTGGATCACCATAAGATCTGCCTGTGTCTATTTTCATCCTGCTACTATCATAAAGTTCAAAATTAGCAGGATATTTCTCAGATGATTCCCAATATGCAAAATCCCCGTATTTATAAGGACGAGGCTTGCAATTGATGGGCCTATCTCCACATGTCTGACATTTTGATGCAAATAAGACAGTTGATCTAAGTGTTATAGAATCCACAGACAAATCAATCTTATTTACCTCCTTTTCTCTTATACCAAAAATATACGGATATATAGTTTTACCTGTAGCAAAAGAAACGCCTAAAATAGCACGAGACGGCTTCTTGCTTGGTTCCTCCTCCTCGTCTGGAGTATCCTTATTCTTATATTCACAGAATTGTATTTGCCTGAATGTCATTATCCAAGGAACAGCTACAACCGGCGATTCTATTGTTACATAAAAATAATTTTGCTTTATCGTTTCTTTAAAGAATTTATCATCTATAGTTCCCCATGCAGGTCTTGCTATATTAATAATAACCGAATGTCCTGAAGCATGTTCAGGCCTATCGAAATCTACCGGTATTGTACCAAGTGGATTCCATGTCTCTATATCCTTCCAAAAAGAAACACGAACGTAATTGGTAGACACAGCATCCATTATACCATCTATCTTCCCAAGGGCTTCAAGATAAAGGACCTTATTTTCTTCCTTATATCCTTCTATATCCCATTCCTCCGGTCTATTGATTCTAATAAACCTGGCATTGGTCATTACATTCCTCACGAACTTACGAACTACAAACTCAGAAGCAAATCCTATATTAAGTTTATCTCCAGTAGGATTTTCGAATGTGGCATTATTTACATATCCCTCAAATTCCCAATCGGTTTCAGGTATTCCGGTGTCCGAATTTTTGTATATCATATCCTGGAGCTTGTTGGACGCATCAGGCCAGAACTGTTCAATGCAATATTTCGGTCCGTTCTTTGACCGGTATTGATCATTTATTACCGTACTCGTTGATCTACCAGCCCTCCAATTACCTTTTCCATTTATCTTTTCACTCCACCCATCTATATGTAAAATATATCCTCCAAGGATGTAATTGTTGTTTTGAAAGTTATTATAATCGGACCTTGAAACAGTAGGATCAGAACAATAATTTTCAATATAACAACCACATGTACAAGGCATTGTATCAAGAATGTATATAGCATCAGATACGGTCTTTAATATACTCCCTGGTTGTAAATACGGATAGAACTCAGAACAAAGATGCCGTTCGCCATCGCCGGATATCTTACCTGCGTCGTCACCAAAAAATGCTTCATCCATCCATTCAGACAAAGAATCCATTGTATCGTAATTGAATAGAACAGAATACTTATTCTGGTTCTCACCTCCGGTTGTATATAAATAGTCGGTAGACACGTGCTCCATGTCTTCTAATTCTTTATATATATAGTCCTCTACAATACCAGTTATTAAAGGAACTGGAGCAGACAATATAGATTCTTGACGATGGGGAACTTCGCAGTCTCCTTCCATTTCTGGTAACCTAATATGATCAATTGGCTCCATATAATCCTGTGTTCCGTCTTCTCTGTATTTGGTAGCTATATCACATATCTGTCTTTCATTGTCTCCATTCTCCTTATTGTTACAAGCTACAAGACCTATATTTTCAGACAAATAATTTATAGGGGTTCCTACAATATCATCATAATCGATAATAAATCTTGATTTCCCTTTAAAAGTAGCGAAATTGCTTTCCACTATAACAGTTTGACCTACGGTAGCAGGATTATTACATTCTTTTTGTTCTTCATCTATAACAACCGCATCGTCAATTAATATCCCATCTCCTGCCGTATTGCTATACTGCCATACATATTTTCTTTCCACTCCTGAACAATCCGGAGCATATGCATTTATAGACTGGTATGGGATACTGTCTTTGTTCATTTCTTCTCTTGCCTTATCAGAAGGAGGTGGAATAAGAACAAATGCTGGAGTTTTATATCCGGTGGATGTCTTAAACGAGATAGAAAACGGATACACTTCATTTCTCATATATCCCACATACAGCGAACAAGCATTACCATCTTTATACAGATCTTCATGAGCGACAGATGCCTGCCATTTTAGAAAATGCCCCATAAGAGAAACTACAGGCTGTAAATTCCACTCTTTTTCCGCAGTAAGACCATACTGCAAAAGACGGTTTCCGACTGACACTATTCCTCTTGATGTGTTGTACACAGCCCTTTTCAAGGAAATATGCTCAAATGTGGTTCTTTTATTATTAAGGTCAGAATAATAGTATATGGTCTTCTCTGTAATAGGATGAATACCTTCTATAAAATAATCAACTACCGGCTGCGTTTCCCCATTGTATCCTACCGTATTCTGAATAACGGCTACCTTGTAATGACTGACCTGCCTATCTAAGTTAGACACCTTAAGTCTTATACCAAGATTAGTCCTTTCTCCCCATTTTCCATCATTGATTCTAATATATTGTTCATCGAATACATGTACAGGATTAGTCAATGAAGTATAGTTGGTTTTCTCGTTGCCAAATTCATCACACAAGGCCACAGCAAACTGGTACACGCCGGCGCGTAGGCTGCCCCCGTACTCTATCTGTACCGGCTCCACGCATGGCTGGTCCAGTAGCGGAAACACCCTAAGTTTCTCACAAGCCAGAAAACATCCATTCTCCTGCATGAATTTATCCCTATCGTATTCTTTATCGCATATCTTATACCCATGATAATGATACCAAATATCTCCTTCATCATCCACCGTCAGAGCCTTGTCTACAATAACATACCTGGGAGGATTATAATCGTCGGTCCAGTAAATACACTTACCACATTTCTCTGTCTTTATTTCTATGGTTTTTATAGGATGGTAGATAGAGAAATTAAGGCACGGATCTTGCTCGTTGTCTTCAAGCAGGGTTTTCATGCCAGAACACAACGACTCCGATCCTTCTACCATAGATTCTATATCAGAATCAGATAAGATACTTGTATCGGATTCAGGCTTGAAATAAGTTATTTTAGATACGCCTGTTTCAGGATTTGTTATAAAAAAATAGATATTGCCTGAAGTAAGATCGTTCTTGTAACCAATAACTTTAAACCCATCGAAATCAATGCATTTAAGATTACTGTGCTCGTTAGATCTCATTCCAACATTACCATCCTCGGATTCGATGTTGGCATTCAAGGCAAACGTATAATGCTGATCCGTAAGACTCGACGGATGCAGATCGCGGTTCATGCCTGTTTGAGGAACCGCTATGTTTCTGTTATCTTCTGATGCCATCTTTGTAACTGTTTGTCACAAAGATAACAAAAGAGATTTAATCATGGGCTTTCAAAGTGAGCGTAAAATGGCAGATAATCACCCTGTCTTATATCTTTTACCCCTAATCAACACAGTGCCATCACCGCCGGCTCCGGCATAAACCATAGAGTATCTGACGCCGCCTCCTCCGCCGCCATAACCTCCGCCTCCTTTACCGGATCCGTTTGTTGATCCTCCTGTACCAGATCCTTCATCGTAATCGGATATTCCGCCTTGGAATACTACTCCGGTATTGGTTTCTCCGCTTCCACCACCGGCATTTCTTTTACCGCCGGATTCTCCAAAATCTCTGGTAGTATGACCTTGACCTTTGATTATTCCATACTCTTCTCCATTAGTGTCTCCACCATCCGAAGCACCATCTTGCGTATATGACGAACTGCCGGCACTACCACCATCTCCTCCCCTCCACTTATTAGCTCCCTTTCCTCCTTTTGCTCTATAAGACGAGCTCATGAATTGAGAATAACCACCATCTTTACCAGGAGAATTTTGTTCGGCTTGATAAACTTTTGCTCCTCCTTCTCCTACTGTTATAGAAATAGATTGACCAGGTTTTACAGCAATAGCTTCTCCGTCTTTCCAGCCTTTGTTATCAGATTTGAAGGTCTTGGTATAACCACCTCCACCGCCGGCAGAGCTGCCACTACCACCCCCACCAACTAAAAAGACGTCTACGGAAAAACAGCCTTCAGGAACTATCCATGTGTAATTCCCGGCTGGATAAAACCTTATGATAAAATCTTCAAGCTCCCTGTCTTTATTTTCAAATCTTCGCCTCATGTCACACAAATATATAGAAAGAATCATTGTGATATATACTACTCTCTGTTGCAGAAGTAACACAATCAACATCTTCATCTGCATTATTAATAAGATCTCTCATTCCATCGTATCTATTAGAAAACATAAAAACGTACCTCTGATCATTTATCTGAAACTTGTATATAATACCCTGTTGTTCACTTGGAGCAGGATAAGGGTCAAATCTAATCCATATTGCCATTGGTTCATAACCGGTAGAGGTGCTTGAAAACGAAAAAGAAACTGGACTCTGAGTATGAATATTAAAGACTGTTCCTTCTCTAAGCTGATTCAGTACACTATTTATCTTATCCTGGCTAATTGTATCGGATTTGATTTTATTCATTAAATTAAATAATCTGATTCTATCTCCAGGCTCGATTTCTGTTTCCACACAATGATAAATAGCTCCATTACCAGATCTCTGTTCCTCAAAATATCTTCTCCTACTCATAATGATACTCCTTCCTATAATAACCGAGGAAACTAAACCCTTCCGACTCCTTCCTCAAAACATCATGCTTATTCCAATACTTTTCTAAGTCGAAAGCCTCTCTTTCGAATACGATATTATGATATGCCTTATCATGATCGCGATATATGCACAACCTAATCAGGTACTCAATTAAATACCATGTATAGTATAAAAATATTGGAATAAGGGACAGCCATAACATCCACCATCCTGCATTACCGAATAAGAGACACAATCCTATTGTAAGCAATGATATAAACATACCAAAACAAAACATTGTATGATACTGATTGCAATGTGCCTCCTCATGATATTCGGTTCTCAATGATATACTATCACGTTCGGTAAATACGGCTCCAAATAACATAATTGTTTTGTAGCCGTCAATGAACGTAAATAACTTAGCTATTTTTGATTTATAATATATTTTCATTGTCAAAAAATATTTTATACCAATTATACAAAGTTAAAAACTCTATAGGAGAATTAACTCCATCCCATTCCCATTCCTTAAGGTATGACTCTAAGCTACTTCCATCAACGTCTTCACCTCCATGAAGAAAAACCAGATGAGGCATAAATAGCTCTCCCCCTTCCAAAGACTTGTTAAACTTATTAACAAGCCTCTTTATGAACTTAGGGCCGTACCATGATTTTTCATTTGTGGATCCAAGACAATAATAAGAATTGTTTTTAACTTTAATACCAAACCATTTACATATGTATGGATGATATACTCTATCTGCTAAGAATATAAATGGCTTATACCATAGGCAATGCCAGAATGTACTACACTTGCCTCCAAACTTCTTAAACGCCCATCTGAACCCTCCAGAGAAGTACCAGTTGTTAGCACCTCTCTTAACCTTAACTTTGTATTTAAGATTCTTGTTACGATTACTAACCCTATCCCACGGCTTAACCTTATCGGTGTCCATATCAGGAAGAAATGTCCAATGATGAAGCAAGGCGCTGTAATAAGGATTGTATATCTTGTGTCTGTTTCTAATAACGTACTCAAAAATATCGTATCCTGCTTGCCTGGCTTCTTCAAATCCTTTTTCTGACAAGAAAGCTAATATAGGAGCCAGATTCCAGATCTGATCTTGTGAAGTGAATGGGGAGAAGCATGGATCTTCGTCTTTTAACTCTATACCATTAGTGTACCCGGAACTTATCTTGGTAAGACCGAATTTGCTTGCATCTTCACTATGGATATCGTCTCTTAAGAAAAATCCTTTTTCGAATTTGAAATAAATACCTTTATTGCTATTAAAAAATAGATCATAAGTAGTATCGGCAAGACGAGTAAGCACCAGTATGGCATTACGAACATCATCTTTTGTCTTGTAACCAAGAATCATTTCCGTATATACAAGCTGAAGATACTGGGCCAGGTTAATGGTTCCGTCGCCGACCCAGCCAGCCCCGTTCTTCACCGACGACAGTGGGATGCACGAGGCCTGCTCTGTGTAGCTGGAATCATAAACAAAATCCCGGTAAAACACCTCCTTAATCCTATTGTATTTATCCCAAAGACTTTCCATATGCTAACCTATAACAATAACACAATCACGCTTTTCCTTATTATAAACCATCGTACCCATCTTAGTGTACAAACCTTTTATATTTTGGTAATTGGTTTCACCATGAGCCGAAACGTTAGTAGTGATGCTGTCGGAGTAAACTTCCGTACCTCCTTCATTAATGAAATTAAATCCTTGTTTAACCATCTCTCCTCCAAGGTAGGCTGTAAAAGACACAACGACATTTCCTCGCCCTCTATTCCCATACCAATTACCATAGATATCGGCATTGATATTAGGCTCAGACTCGTCCATGCCCGGCGCTGATAGCAAGGTCTTCATCTTAATAAGCGCCCCTTCAAGGCCGGACTGCATGTTATCACCACCATAAACAAGGTAATCACCAACCTGTTGTTGGGTGGTAGCCCACTGCTTACTCCATCCCACAAACTTATTATCTACTTCTGATATGCCTGTATTTGTAAAACCAGTTGCAGTATCAAAATCGGAGCCGTCTTCTGATTCCCATCCGTACCTAAGAACAAGATAATCGAACTCAGGAATTACAACAACCTGCTCGCCGGCAGCTTGTGTGATTGTAACGTTCTTACTCTCTCCACCAGCCGTTACCTTGGCTACGCCTCTACGATCTTCAGCTACCGGATTAGGTCCGGCTGTGAAAATGATGTTTGCCGGTCCTATGCCTCTCATTTTGTCGGCGGTTACTATTTCGCTTGCTTTAACCTCTAACATATTATTTCATTTTAAATATTTCAAATACGTATATCCAGCTCAACAAAAATACTACCGGGCAGTACATTGTCTCTACCAAACTCGCCTCTCCTTTAAATTGCCTGATTGACCAAACAATCATAGATACAATAACACCAAGCAAGTATATAAATAGAACTACTTCCGTCATACCAATTTAAGTATATTGCCAATTACAGGATACGCCTTAGTATATATCTCAAACTCAGCACGGCGCCGCCTAAGAGGTTCGTACATGCCTTTTAATGTCATACCCATCATCTTAAGTTCGGTCTTAGCATTTTTCAGCTTAACCAAATCTTGCTGTGCATACAACTTAAACAAATCGGCTGCTCCTTGCGCTTCTCCATTATACATCAGTTCCTCAAAGAATCTCATCTTTACAAAATTATCTACATAATCCAAAACCAGACCTTGAGGCGTATCTGGTATAATTATATTAGATTCTCCGTCAAAAGGAAGAGACCTGTACTGCATGTAAATAGGACCATCGAAATTAGCATACAGGAATCCGTTTACGATATTTATCTCATACGGACTATCCTTGATCACCTTATTCCGGCATTTACTCAAACAAGAATCACGAAGCATAGGCTTGGCAAGACCTAACATCACCGGACGGTCATAATAGCAACGAACTTCATGATCGCGATCATGAACATTGATATAAAATTTTTCAACTATCACTTTCTCGCATTCGTCTTTACAACATTCATCGCAAGAACACCACCTATAACTCCTTTCAGTGCGTTCTTTCCAAGCTATTGTATTTTGAAGCTCTGGTATCACCTTATCACCTTCAGGCACCTCATATCCTTTAAAATCACATTTGAAAGCCAAAATAAGATCAAAGTAATCACCAGGCATACGAGCCTGACCTCGCTTGACATCCACTACCGCTTCTTTGCGCATAGTAATATCGCCTCCAAACTTCTTCAGGGCAATTTCTACCCATTTGTAGATGGATACCTCATCTATCAGATCACGCTTGTCAAATGATCTTAAAGACGATTTTAACTCTATGATATAATTTTCGACTGTCATAACAAAAAATATGGAGGACAGGAAATGAACCTGACCTCCACAAAGATATGAATAATATGTATAACGCCATATTTTGTGTTTTCAAAAGTTAGGATCTTCAAACTTGCCGTACTTCAAGAAAAGGCTCCTACACTTTTCCTTTATCCCCTTAAGTGTGACTTCATATCCGGCACCAGTCATGTAGATGGTTTGCTGATTAACTCTTTCCCCAGAATATTTGTCAACAAAATATGATCTGTAAACACCAAACTTATTTTTGACAATATCACTGTATAGCTCCCATCTACCCTGCCCATTTCTGAACATAAACTTGACTTCCTCAAGAAACAAACGAAGATTCTTTTCTGCGATGATGATTCCATTCTGCTCAAGCTTCTTCGCCACATCTCTGATTAGCCACATGTTTTCATGATCCACCTTCTTAAATGACTCAGAAAACTCTATATCCCCCTTCTTTTCTTCTAACGTATTTACAGCTATTTCTTTTTCCATTCTTTCTTGCTCCGCCCTTTTATGTTCAGCCAAAGCAATAGCTTCCGCTTGCTGAGCTCTACGATACTGCTTAGCCCATTCTTCGGCTGCTTCTGCCGGATCAGTAAAATTTGGAATAGAAACCAAGTTTGATGTTAAAAATTCTTTTATCTTCGAGTTACACCATAATCTAAAATCAGTATCCAACCATCTCGCAAAATCTATGGCGAGATCTTCAAACATCCATGTACCTCCTCCATTTTCAGGACTTCCAAGCATAGTTGTAACTATCTGATTCTCAGAAAGGTGGGAAAATCCCACCATTGACTTAATTAATTGATTTACAGACGGCAACCTTAGATACTCGGCAGGTTTCTTATTGAATGCTTTTGCCATCTGTGTGGCATTTAATAATATACCATAAGAAGTTTTTATAAAAGAAACATTATGGCCATTATAGCTAAAAATTTTAGATAATTTTACAGATAAATCCATTTCGTTGGATTCTGACGTCAAAATAATGTTACTATCCTTCGCATTGTTTTGAAAATTGTTTACCTTTGCCTCCATAGAGCTTTATTTGTATAAAGATATTTTGTTAGCATTATATCCGTCCGCTTGCGAAAGTAGACGGATATGCAAAAATAGTGATTATCCTATATCTACAAAGGGTGATCGCTATTTTTTTTTCTACGACCTTCTATGTCCCAATTCTTTATCTTCGAAAACTCTCTTAATCTGGAAGTCTTTAAACACCCTTCTTTTAGCAAGTATTTCATTGTACATAAATCGATATCTTCGTCCTTTATTCATTTTAACCCTTAACTTCTTTTTCAAGCTATCCTGTATTACAAAATGGTAATATCTTTTAGAGTCTGCGAAATCCATAGCCAGGTGGTTGTAGAGGTAGCCGTTGGTGCCGAGCCTGCTCACGATGTCCAGGTCCCGCCTGACGGTAAAGCGCTGGCCCGGTATAAGCACATGGCATAAGTAGCCCACGTTATCTACGTAAACACCAGCATCAGCTTCCACATAATGCTCTGATACGGTTTTCCATATAATAGACAACAGCCTTAAAACCTCTCCTCTATCTCTTATCATGCCTTTCTTAAAACCATTCTTTCTCTTCATAAGACGATGGTAGTAGGCTGCAAAATACGGTGATTGTATTGATGTTCTTTTCATGTTACTAAGTTATATAAAAATGGGTCTTGGTTTCACAACTAAGACCCAAATAAAGATAAATAATATTTTATTATTGAACAATTTGACTTTTCTGGTTGGAATCAAGATTCGGATTTTCATCAATAGGAATCTGTAGCCTGAATGCTACTTCCTTTATCGTCTCTGCCACTACATACTCAATCAGCTTAATAGGGCAAATAAATTCGTATTCCCATTCAGATTCGCACCCTTTAGGTGTAGGATCGCAAGCCATTAACTCCAGCGCCTTCTTTCTTCTTGTTGTAAAGAACTCTACGTTAATAAGCTCTATATGGAAATCCGGTATATAAATATAGTCGTTTTCTACATAATAAAAAGGACGACGTTCTTTAACATATTTAGCATACGGTCTTTTTTGTTCATTGCGATACGACTTTATTTCAGCGAACTTAAAAAATATAGTGTTATCTACGTTAGTCACCTTAGTAATAGCCGGTCTGAGGGCAGAATAAAGAAGTCCTGGAAGCCTATGCTTTGAACGCATAAGTGTATTACACAACGCAAATTCGGCATCGCAGCAAACTATTTTATCAACTTCAATCATCTCCAGACAAGTAACGTAAGTTAGGAGCCGGTGGTCGCCAAGTAACGTCCCATCATCCCACCTCTGGGCCGTATAAGATTCGGCTTTAGTTCTACCGATATTCAATATCCATCTCCGACTAACATGCGAATCTTTGTCAAGGGCATGAATACCGTTTACGACTCTTGATACAAATTCACCATTAGTGATCATGCTCCCCTCCTTTCTTTTGCTCTTGATTCTCTTGATTTAGCATTCAATATCCTCATATAAATATCTCTTTCACTCATACCGGATATGGTTTTTATAGCCTCATCCAACATGACTTTCGTATATAAAGGCTTAGGGAATCCCTTTATCTTAACCGGATCAGGAACTAACTTAGCCTTACGATATTCATAAAATCTTTTAGAAGTTACATTAAGATAAGAAACAGCCTCTTCTCCGGTATAGTACTTAGCCGGATTAGCAAGCTGCGTCCATGTCTCAAGATCGTTGGCTGTAAGATGATCGCATTCCCCGCTTAAAAACATCTCCTTTATCTTATCGCATACCGCCGCACCGCTTTTACGCAGCGTCTCTGTCAGAATTTCTTTCATTTTCAAAACATCCTGTTTTAAACCTTAAAACAATAGAGGCAATGATTATCAGAAGAGTAACAGCCATAACAGACCACACTACGATATTGTGCTCAATAGGCATCTCAATATTAACCGTAACCCATTCTACACAGATATTAAAAATCATGCTATAGATCAATAACCTATGCCATATACAAAACCTGAACATTCTTGAAAAAGCCAAGAGAAATAGGTCCCATGATATAGAATGACCTAATATCGGATACAGCCAATTAGTGATACTAAAAGGATAAAACTCATCAAAAATGCTGGCTAACATAATAACCTGCATCAACACAGGATAATACTTCACAAACGTCACACAGACATTCCTCTGTCCTTTGCTAATAAACTTGTTGCTCATAATATGTTGTTGTTATGTTATTAAAATGGGGAAGGCGATCAGCACCTTCCCCTGGTTTTCAATCACTTTTTAGTGCTCGTCTTCTTTCTTTTCATCTTGCCTCCAACACTACCGCCTTGGCGCATTTTAGGTTTGTCTTTCTTATCGACTTCACCACCCTGACGAGCTTTCTTTTTACAAGCCATGATACTAAAAATTTAAAATTGAATGATGTGCAATATTAATCATTTTTATTCTAATAGACAATACTTAAAACACAATATTATAATCTAAAATATTCAAGGGGAGAGAACTAAATTCCCTCCCCTTGCTAATTATGCTGGATTAAGATCCATTTGAGAATAAGCGTATTTCAAAGTACCATTTTCATCACCACACTCAGCTCCATCTACGATAAAGTTGTAAGAAGCAGGAGATTCATTATATACATTGAAAACACCACCTTTCTTGGAGATATTTTGTTTTTCATACTGCCTAACAGTAGCGGTCTTATACACTTTGCCTTCGTAAGACACGTTTATAGTTCGTATATACCATGTAGTATATCCATTCTCATCTCCAGAATGAACATATCCGGCTAATATTCCTCCATTAACGGCCCCGAAATACGAACAAGGGCTTCCGGATTGTCTTCTCTGGGTTGTTGTTCCGATGCTTATAGTAGCTCCAGATATCTCACGATAATTAGCATCCACCACCTTAATATCACAGGTGTAGATTCGGATATTTCCATTTTCATCACCAGTCCATTCGAATCCGGCAATACACTTACCGGCGCCAGGGTTATAAGAAACATTATCCTTCCTATATGTAGCCCAAGAGCCGTTTTTCAATGTAATATGCGCCGGAACAGGCTTAGCCTCTGCCTTGCCTTCTTGGTTGACTGTTATGTTAACAGTCTTCCCAGACTCATTTTGCTTCAATGTCACAGTGCCACTTCTGGAAGATGAAGAGCTGTTTGCGGATGAGATTATTACAAATGAATAATCATAGCCTGACAAAACAGGACAATTTACTCCTGACGGTTTTTCTGTAACTTCTGTAACCCAACTTGGCTTAGATGATACAGTGTATCCTATCTTACTTCCATTCTTTTTACTTTTTAATTGAATACATAAATATGAGTTATTTGCACCTCCATTCGCATCGGCATTCCAAGTGCTTTGGTTGGTACTAAATTCGTAAGTAACTGCAACATCTTGTGTGATGCTAAGAGTAACAGTCTTTCCAGATTCATTTTGAACAAAAACAATGTCACCAGATCTGGAAGAAGATGTTGTATTGGCAGATAATGTCACCACAGCCTTCATGCTTTCAGATGTCTGGTCTCTGTAATCAACAGAACACCAAGAAGGTTTCGATTTAACAGAATATCCTATATATGAATCATTCTTAGTACTTATGATAACTTCTTCAATATCCTGAGATTCTCCAGTTACAGACCTTGACTTGCTCGTTCTTCCATCATGGAACTGAAATTCATATGGTGCATATCCGCAACTTCCAATAACATACTCTTCTTTAGTATCAGAATTTCCGCAATCATCGTAACGAATAAACTTAGTTTTGGTTCCATTACATCCATTTTCTTGCCAAGAACCGTAAGATCCGCAATTACAGCAATTCCTACAACTTACGGAATATTGACGATCTACGCTACCAGAGCAGCTATCACGATAAGCATTGTACTGAGTATGACCTACGCAGTCTCCTGTTCCATAGTAAGACCAGTCAGTACAAGACTCTCCACCTCCATTAACCCATCTTGTGTCGTTATAAGAAGAAGAGCATGGATTGGTGTCACGTTGTTGTTTCTGAGACGTACACCCGTCACAACGGGTGCTTCCGGTATCCGACCAAGAAGGTGTTGTGCTATCAGGCAAGCAATCAGCATTCTTATTGGCTACTGCCTGACCTTGAGCATTTACAGCATCTTGAGCCTTCTTATTAGCATCAGCTTGACTGATATTGGACGTAAATGGACCACCCACTTCATCTTGGGTTACGGTAACAGAAGAACCATGCTGGCAGCTTCCACAATTGTTTCTGGTGAAAACCTTACTTGCCTTACCGGTCCAAGTACAAGTGCCCTGTGCGTCAGCAAGAGCCTGACCCTGGACCTCAACGGCAACCTGAGCCTTACTATTTGCGTCCTCTTGACTTACGGTAGACGTAAAAGGACCGCCGGTTACATCATCTTGGTCTATAGTAACCTTAGATCCAACACCTCCATCAGCACACTGTTTTGTAAATTGCTTGCTATATGTTCCGGTCCAGGTACATACCTTATCTCCACCTTCTACCCAGCGTTCATCTGCTCCACCATAACATTCGTTGGTATTGACTTGCTTCTTATAAGATTTACCTCCTTCACATTTGGTTTCAAGCGGTTCAGAATCTACCCATACAGGATCGGTGTTGTCCATTTCGCATGTCCCGTTCTTGTTAGCGTAAGCCTGACCTTGGGCTTCTACAGCTTCCTGAGCCAACCTATCTGCCTCTTCCTGGCTTTCATTAGAATAGAACGGTCCACCCACCATGTCTTGTGTTACGCTCATCGGAACGCCATGCTGACATGATCCGCAATTGTCTTTTGTAAACTGCTTGCTATATACGCCTACGAACCTACATTTACCTTTTTGGTTAGCAATAGCCTGCCCTTGAGCTTTAACAGCTTCCTTAGCCTTATTATCAGCATCCTCTTGACTTACGAAAGAAGTAAAAGGATTGCCTTCAACATCAGCTTCACTTACCTCTACTTCCGTTCCTGAATCCGGTATTTCACAGTCGTTCTTTTGGAACGTTTCTGAGTAATGACCGGTCCAGCTACAAACTTTGTTCCCACCATCTACCCAACGTTCTTGATTGTGGGTTTCAGAACATTCGTTGGTATCATGTTGCTTTTTCTGGGACTTACCTTCATTACATCTAAGTTCTTCCGGAACAACGTCTTCCCATACAGGATCGGTGCTAAGTGGCGTACAGTTGCCGTTTTTATTAACATAGGCCTGGCCTCCTTCTTCTACGATCCTACGAGCTTCTGCGTCTGCCGCATCCTGGCTCTCTGTAGACGTAACAGGACTACCATTAACCATTTCGGCCGTAACCTCCATTTCTATACCCTTATGGCAAGCTTCACATTCAGGAACGAATCTCTTGCTGTAATGACCGGTATAGACCGTCATATTCTCACAATTACCCTTACTGTTAGCAATAGCCTGTCCTTGTTCTTTGACAGCAGCTTTAGCCTTGTTATTAGCATCATCTTGACTCACGGTAGATGTGAAAGGAGCACCAACAACATCTTGTTCGGTTACAGTAATCTTAGACCCTACCTGACCTTCATTACAATCGTTTTTGGTAAATTCTTCACTGTATTTACCAGTCCACGTGCAATGTCCGTCCCGGTTGGCTATGGCCTGGCCCTGCTGCTCGACGGCAGCCTGAGCGAGCGCGTTAGCCGCCTCCTGGCTTTCGTATGAAGTAAAAGGACCACCAGTCACATCGTCTTGGTCTACTGTTACCTGCGAACCTACGCCTTCTCCTTCACAATTGTCTTTTGTGAATACCTTGCTATATACACCAACAAACTGATCTTTATCTATACAAGTACCTTTCTTATTTGCAAGATCCTGTTTCTGTTCTTCCATAGCAGCCTGAGCGAGCGTGTTAGCCGCCTCCTGGCTTTCCCTTGATACAAAAGCATCCGGGTATCCAGCAAGATCCTTTTCAGTTAAATCGACAAAGCTTCCGGTCTGAGATTCAGCATCGCAATCATTTTTCTGAACACGAGCCGAAGCCTTTCCAACGAAATAATTTGGATCAGTAACGCATTCTCCATTCAGGTTTGCCTGATCCTGACCATTTTTCTCTATATCATCAAGAGCTTTCTGATCAGCATCTTCTTGACTTACGTCTGATGTGTATTTACCGGCTTCTACCGTGTAAGTGTAAGGTGCTCCGATAAACCCATCTTCGCAGTCATTCTTATAAAATACTTTCGACTTCTCTACGTTATACCATAAATTGGTTTCACAGGTGCCATGATCATTAGCATACCCTGGACCTTCAGCTTCCAAGGCATCCAAAGCCTTCTGATTAGCATCTTCCTTAGAAACAGAAGAAGAGAAACGGCCGGCTTCTACAACGTACTCTACCATAGATCCAACTTCAGTTACCTCACAATCTGTCTTTTGGAACATTTTGGATTTCCTGTCGTTGTACCATTTTATGGTATTGCAAGTGCCATGAGAATTAGCATAGTCTTGACCTTTGGCATTCAACTCGGCTTCAGCCTTACGGTCAGCATCCTCTTGGCTTATGGAAGAAGAGAACTGCCCGGCTTCGATCGTCATCGTAACCAAACTTCCTTCTTCGGTATCAGGATCGCAGTCGTTCTTTCTAAACGACTTTGATTTCTTGACATTGTACCATAATATGGTTATACAACGACCATGCTCATTAACCCAGTTCTGACCATTTTGCTCAATGTCTCTCATAGCCTTGTCATCAGCATCAGACTGAGATATGATAGACGTGTATTTTCCGGCCTCAACAACGTACTCAAGCTCTTCCCCTTTCTCTGTCTCAGGATTACATCCTTCTTTTGTGAAAAGAGCCGACTGCCTTTTATTTCTATAAACTACCTGTTCTTTTTTTTTATGAACTACCGTACATTCTTCAGATACGCTACCATCCCTGGAAGACACCCTTATCTTGACACTTCTGTTGGCACCAGTATCATTTTCATCAAAGTAAATATTAACCTTACTGTTAAGACTGCCTTCTTTCTTATCTATGTTCGCCCAACAATTACCTACTTTCATTCGCTAATCCTCCATCTTAAATTTTCGGGAGTTGTACTTACGTTGATTACCTCCGGTGATCCATCTGAATCAAGATCAACAACATCCTTGTCCAGGTAGATTTCCTCCTTATCCACAGACTCGCATTCAACTATTTCAATAACATAATCTTTTATATTACTTTCTATACTTAACTGCGTGCTTGTTTCATCACCCTCAACCTGTTCAAATTCCTTATCCAATTTAATGTAAGGAACGACCTTTCCGGGTTGATAAATAGGGATCAGTACACCATTTATAGTTATGTTCTCATTAACTTCATTCCCGTCCTCATTGCCAGGCATGGAAACAATCATCGAAACCTGGAACGTGTCTTCAAGACCCGGATCACCAGGGAAACCATAATCAAGCCTAATATCATTGACGTCAATATTAAGACCGGAAGCGGTAGTAAATGCTTTTACGACACCCTTTATATCTTTCTCACCCGTAATAAGGGCATTGATCGAAGCGGCGTTGGTAGTAATAAGGATCTGCTTATCTCCACCAGATATAGGGAACTCCAGCCTGCTAACCGAGACTTCTGTGATCTTAATGCCTTTTTGCCTGAAAGTAATAGCTTTCATACTTTCAGTATCGGATTTCTTCACAATTCGGATAGTGATCCTGTCTTCCCTTCCTTTCCAAGATGGAGCATCGAAATTCATTTTATCACGACCGACACCTTCCTTCTTGTCCGAGGTAAGCCAAGAACCATCATCCATCTTATATATTTTCTCTCTCGACATAATTATCCTCCTTAGTTTAAAGTGTCAACTCCCATTCAACTCCATCATCTACAACCACCTGAACCGTAGCCGTACCTCCTGTAGCTTCAAACGTTATATCAGTAGGAATGACGTCGAATATCTCTTGTACACCTACACATCCTAAGCCACAGATAATATCTTTAAACCATTCCTCTTTAGCATATTTTTTAAGAACCTCTTTAAAGAACTCACGAAGCCAATCCGAATCAATGGATTCCTTAAGTATGGTTTCTATTATTTCCTTAAGCCAAGATTCGTGCATTTCCTCTTTCAGAATCTCTTTAATAAGCTCGATAATGGTTTCTTTATCTAACTTATCAGAAGGCACAGAGCCATCAACGAGATTACCCCCACATATAAATCCTTTGCATTTTTCTGCCATTTCTTATCCTCCTAAATTAACAATGGAACCCATAAGAACTATTTGCTTCTTCTCGGTACACAACCCTCACTTCAGCAAGTTCATCCTGTTGACACATATCCCGGCAGAACCTAACAGTACGACCCTGGACTTTATACATATCAGAAGGTACAACACCCCCGCAATAAGACACAAGCAAAATCTCTGCCGGATCTTTCTTTAGAACCACATGAGAAGTACCGTCAAACACTTCTGTATTGACAGATCCACTTACGTTAATAGCCCTTGAAACGTATTTAGCTAAATTAGCTAAAGCTCCGTCTAAAGGCATACCATGATACAAACCAGCTTCTTCTATAGTTTCTCCATCATAGAATATGTTAGAAGAAGGAATATTGCAATGATGCGGGCGTTCGCACCCACCATGACTGCCAAAACAACCGTTACCTGTTATTGCCATTGTTACTCAAAATATTTATTTTTTGTTTTAAAAATTCTATTTCCCTATCCTGGTATTCCATACGGCATATCATTGCATTGATTAAAGCCGTAAGATCAGATTTCTGAGCCAGACTGAAGTAGCCAGCGTTGATGCCGTCAGCGCAGTACACGCAGTTCGTGCATGTATATCCGTCCGGGCATGGCACCGGCGTCTCGTCCACATGTGGAACATATACGTGTTTACCACTTAAGTCCTTACCAATTTGTGCACTCTTTTCCATTTTGAAGTTGTTTTTCAAGTTTTTCAACCCTTTGTTTTAAAAGCGTATTTTCTTCAACCATTCTATCCAAAAACTTATCTATGTTTTCAAAAACCAGCTCTATATTATGCATAACCTCATTATAAGGCATACCTGGAGTTAATTTGGATATGAATGTCTTGCATCCTGTATAATGAATGCAATGATCGCTTAAATGACCATACGGGCAATCGCATTCTTTTGGAAGAATTTCGCAATTGTCCGTACAGTCATTACACGGATCAGACCCGATACAGATATTAGATCTCAGAATATCAGGTCTGTCATCTTTACAAGTGTTACAATTCATGACTTTCTTTTTTTTGGTGCAAGATAATAATTTTCATTCACACCATCACAATAAGAAGTCAATCAATGTATTCCAAGCGGTTAGTGCTGCCCTTAAAAACGTATCCGCATCTGTTTTCTATCTCTACATCGGTAATAGGGAGAATAGCATCTTTGCCATAAGTAAGTTCACATTTTGAAATAAAATTTACTATACCTTGATAATTACCATGAAATTCCCTTGCGAGTTTCCTGCCAGTAGGAATCCCTTCTTTATTGGTTTCAGGAATACCTATCAAGCACTTTATCCAGTTTGGTTCATTCTTGTTATTGCTTCGTATTTCGTAGTTCACGATATCAAATACAATACCTTCAAGGTTCTTTACGTCGATGTTGTCCGCATCCATTTTCTTATCAATACGAATCGTGCTTGTTAAATCTCGTAATCTCATGATATTTTCTATTTTTGACATTAATGAATAACTGTCACAGTGTTTTAAAAGACCGAAGTAAGAAGACCAGCTTTCATTTGTAATACACTTCTTCGCGTCTCTGGCTACCCTCTTCCTTATTGTCACATAACCTTTATTGTGCTCAGATACGCCTTTGTTGTTACGATGGAAAACATACCCGCAAAAATCAAGAGGTCTATCCATGTCTGTTATAATACAAGTATGCCTTTTAGATCTTATCTTAAGCTCATACCACCAATAATTCTTAATCCTCCATTTGGCAGTATTAGCATCCTCCTTAGTATAGAAAGCAAGGAAATTATCGTCGGCATATCTCAATGAAAAAGGAGCTATTCTTTTTGCAAGATCATCAAAATCTTTCATAAGGAGATGATGAATGAAAGGACTTGTAGGAGTCCCTATAGGCAGCTCTCCAGATACGAAACTTACGTCTATTACAAAATCTATAAACTTTTTATTTGAAATAAAGTTCTTAAGTACTTTTCTAAACACTTTGTCTTTTACATGGTTATAACATTTACGTTGATCTATAACCAAACAATACTTCAAATCAAGTCTATCATAATAAACATGCTTCATCTTTTTAATAAGAGACCTTGATTTAGACGATGCTGTTATGCCAAATCCAGGCTTACAATTAAGACCATTCATATTATCCTTCTCATAATACAAAGGACCTAACTTTACTAAAACAAGATGCTGATAGATTCTGGTGGTAAGATCCGGGCTGTTTATTTCACGAACCTTACCATTCTTGTTTTCTTTTACAAGTTTGCGATATTTGATTTTGCTAACATAAGTACCATCTAAATACCATTCATACAATTTTAACGAATTACCATCAAAATCAAAATTGAAATTAACAACATCATTCTTTTTAGAATGGTTTTTAAATGCTGCTTCGCATGCTTCTCTAATATCATCCAAACTTATATCTATATAGTTTGAAACTGATTTCAGTTGTGGGCTAATGACGGGCTTACGACCGTCGCGCATCTCTATCATATTTTTATCATATAACCTCATACGCTTGTCTTTTATTGATTCTCCACTCCTGGGAAAGATTAAAAAGAATATACCCAATTTTTTAGCCCACACAGGGCAAGGCCGCAATTGTTGCGATTCGTATTAGAAGTGGCGTTATTCGCATTCAGATTACGAGGCGAGCAATTGCCATTGTTCGCATTCCCGCCGAAACGAGCAGCCAATTCTTTTTAACCTTTTTCTCAACCGTTATTTGCTATTTCAGAGGTCAGATCCCAATGTAAAACTTGTTAGCAGACTAACGGATTTCATTGAATAGATTTTTATTGTTTATAATGTTAACTATCTCTGTTGTCTAATAACATTGCAAATGTATGTATAATATTTTATAGCTACAAAACAATTTGTATTAAATATTTTAAATTTTTGTTTTGTGGCTATAAAATATTATATTAACAAGATACGGCTGCGCCGTGATATAGTATATAAGGCTGCGCCTTAGCGCTGCGCTTATGATGGCTGCGCCATCAATGGGTTGCACCCATCAAACCTGCGGTTGACTGACGTCTAATAACAACTGGGCAAGGCCGCAATTGTAGCGATACGAATAAGAAGTGGCGTAATTCGCATACAGAATACGAGGCGAACAATTGCCATTGACCGCATAACCGCCGAAACGAGCAGCCACTCTGGACTTTATACCAACAGATGAAGCCCAGTAGCAGTTGTCCCATGTATAAAAACATTCTCCTGAATTATAATTTCCTCCCTTTTTACCCTTCCATCCGGTATAAGGGATACGATGTAAAACATGACCATCTCCTAAATTTTGGGTAGTTGCTATCTTCTTATATTTGGATTCAAAATCAAAAACCTCACCATTATTTATAGTAGACCTTTTCTCATATGTCCATTTCTTTTGATCTGGCTCTATATAAATATCAATAGTATTACCTATTCGAGTGACATTAGGATCATTTAAACAAGTCCCTACCTGTTCGTATCCTCCTCCACAATACCTAAAGACATCTCCAGACAAATTCATGCCATCGTACAAAGACATCCTTAAGATAACTTCCAAATCAAATTCTGCTGGTTCGTCATTTTCGTTTAAGGCCGATATGGTACCAGTCATTTCCTTAAACACAATAACATTCATATGACCTTCAGCCATACTCTTGGCTCCCTGGACGTTCTTATACCAGTATTTTCCTCCATAAAAATCAAACTCTGATCCTTCTTCTACGCCTGTTTCAAATGCAAAAGAAGCCGCCATCTGGCTTTCCATGCACTGTTCTTTAGGATATTCTGAATTTATGAGGTAAGAGAAATGAGTTTTTTTAGTAGGTTCATAATGGATAATAGGAGAATTTGTAGCCCATGCGCCATACAACCAGATCTCTTCTCCTTTTTTACGATATTTTACCCCTCCATATTTCCTATAATTAACATCATTACCTATTCCATTGTTGCTCGATATCCCACCCCCAAAAGTATCTGGATTAACCAAGTATTTAGTACCGTACAGCATTTCAAGGTATATAATATAAGCATTCAAGGTCAAGAACCCACCTTCAGAAAAAGGATAAGAAGATTCAGGATCTACGTTATTAGCCCTCGAATACTTAGCTATATTGATTTGATTTACATCATTGCATCTCGGATAAGTTCTTCCATTTAAAAACATCGTGCAGGCGTTACCAACTCCGGCTCCGGATTTACAATTTGTTTCTCCTTCATACAAGAAAAAGAAAGATCTTGCCTTGGAGTCTACTGTACATACCGGTCCAGGAGATAAGGCTGTGGGCGGAAGCACAGGGCACGTCTGGCGCAGGTCAAGTCCGTCCAGCATAGGAACCGTGTCTGCGTCGTACACACCAGACCATATTTTCCCGCTTTTACCAACTACCTTATCAGCTACATACAGGCTCTTGCTACATCCTAAGAATATGCTATAATTCTTTGAAGTAGTCTCCCAAGGTCTTAAAATCCTTACCTCTGATCCTGATACATTATAAAGTTTTTGACCAATACCATACTCTTCGTAAAAAGCCTTGGCGTCAAATGCTCCGGCATCACAATACTTATTTTTATGACCGTTATCCAAATACAGTTCCACATCGCATTCGGCTCTCATTTCCTCGGTTATGCCCACCGTAGGAGCAAAATCTCCGTTTTCAAATCTAAGGAGATTATTCTTACGAAGCTTCCCGACCGGACGCACTTTGTCTCCGGTATTTTGAGTCATGTCTATAAGGTAAAAATCCCAAGAAGGGAGAAGGCTTTTGTCGCCAACTGATTCCGTGGCTTCTGGAGGAAGCTGGTCCTCAGCCCAAGCGGATGCCGATCCTGAAGCACCTTCTTTAAGAACGTTGAAAGTATTACCATCAGACAAAACAAAAGGCTCAGATTCCTCCCCTTTCTTCGATAAAAACTTTTCCCTTTTACCAACTTGATTAACGACGATGTTCTTCTTAGCCTTATTCCCTTCATCGGAAATAGTGTAATTCAAAGTCGTATCAAGACCTTCATTTATTTCAGAAAACACCGACACCAGTTTATCATTCTCACCTTCTGTCGGATTAAATTTTACGTTGCTCATTTCAAAAATCAAATTGACATTTATCAACAACAGGCTCGCATTTGGTATTTTCATTAACCCATTTCATGCCCTCTTCTTCCAGTATCTTCTTAGCCTTTTCATTGGCATCATCAACGCTAATGAAAGACGTTACGGTACCGGCGTATATCCTCCTGTATTTCTCAGGAGCCTTCCATCCTTCCTTACAACGTTTACTAAACCAACCATGTTGATCTTCGTTGTAATAAACGGTTTTACATACTCCAGATTCGTTAGCGGCAGCCTGCCCTTCTTGCTCAAGAATCTTCGCAGCTTCGTAGTTAGCTATTTCGGTACTGAACTTAGACCATACACGACCGGCCTCTACCACGTAATGTATAGGCTGTTCTTGCTTTTGACCATCAGGGCAATCATTTTTAAAGAAATCCCCTTCCTGTCTTGTGTTATAATATACCTCGCAACAGCCACCTACTTTATTAGCATACAACGGACCTTCTTTCTCCGCAAACTCTTCCGCTTTCCTATCTGCATCATCTTGGCTTATATCCGAACAAAATTCAGCTTCATGAACGATAAACGTTTCTTCAGAACCAAGATCTTCCGGACAGTCCGATTTCTTGAAAGCTTTTCTGTATTCTTTGTTGTAATACATCTTTTTCATGACAAGATCTTATTAAGTTCTTCTTTAAATTTATGAATCTCGTCCGGGCACAACCCGCATTCCCCTTCACATACGATTCTTCTCATACGATCTATTTTAAGAACCGTATCTATATCAGGCTTAATACCTACCTTATACTTATGATATTGTAGATACTGATCAGCCTTACATGCTATAAAACGATCAGCGCACTCACATAAGTAAGATGAAGGGAAAAGAATTTGCTGTGTACTTCCGGTAGCTGCCATATCATTTCACGGTAAAATACCTGGCGTATTCTTTATTTATGTATTCAGAATAAGTAGCAAGATCATCCGGATCCGGGCACTCGTTCTTCAAATTAACAATCCAGCCTCTTACCAGCTTTTGAATATCAGCATACCTTTTACTTACACCTCCTACAAACCTGAACTTACGATGAAGGTCTATGATTTTCTTGTCCAATACAGCAAGTTCATCGTATTTCTGAATACAAGCCGCATTAGAATCAGCTTTAGGTGTCGTATTCGACTGAGGCTTTATAGCCCGACTTTTATTAACAGAAGCAATGTTGCTTCTTCCGCATCCACATCCCATAATTTATTGATATTTAATTTATTATATTTTGCAACCACAATTTTCACAATTATTGAGAACGTAAATCAATTTAGATGCTTTTTCGTATAATTGTTTTACGTTTTCAAAATTCCCTAATCTCATATTAGCTTCAGCCGCAGCCAGCAGAAACTCTATTTCTTTTATTTTGTCAATAACGTCATCATCCTCATGATCGCATAACACAGTTGACCTGGCCCATATCTTATCTATGTTAAGACGGATCAGATCTGTTTTTAAATACTTTCTGTTAAATGAATAAGAGGAAGGACTGCCTTTTATGGTAATATCGTATATACCATCTTTCAGGTTTTCAAAATCATTTCCGCGACCCGGATTTATGCCAAGAGTCTTACTGTTGAATACATTCAGCTGATTCTTACCAAGATAATAAACATACTTATTCTCATCTTCAGGTGGTACAATCTCTATAATAGCCGGTCTGTCGGCCAATATCCCCCATTCCGACTGATCGGCTATGCGAAGCGTTTTAGGGTTGTTTGTACTTACAACCTCAAAATCAAGATGGATGTTGTTCATGCTCTCTTCCCACCCCATTCTGGTAAGGGAATCATCGTATCTGGCTGTTATATCAGCTCCCTCTACCTCAGTGCTATTAACACGTACCTCGGTACCATTTATCTTGACTCCTACTATTTGGGCCACCAATGACTTAGCCATACCAAACATAGGAACAATGATTTCACCGTTGTAATCAGTTCCTTCATTTGGATACTGTACTACCTCCGTCTTGTACAGACCATCATTTCTTCTGGCTACTATTCTAATAACCATCTGATTTTCTACATCGTAGTCGGTCATTACTATCCTGACATAGAAAATGTTATTTCTTATCTGTGGTAAAATATCGATATAATTCATAACTTACCTTTTTCCACAAAGATAAGTAAATGGGGTGATAAAAGTTTAAAATGTTGTGTATTAAATAAAATAGGACGTGATTATTACCATATCCGATAATAGATTCCAGCGCCTAAGTAGGGAGAGAAGCCCTCGCGCCCAACTCCATACCCTGCCGTCAGCCCTATGCCCCAGCGCCGGCTCTTTTCGTATATTATTTCTTTTTTGTGGTAGATGATCATAGTGTCCAAATTAGGTCTGTATCCGCTTATAACAGCCCGATAATCATCTGTGTTGTATGTTTTTCTTTGTATAGGAATATTGATATAAACAGTGTCTTTTATCGTATCTTTTTCAACTATAGCATCCATAGGGAAAGGTATTTCTACCTCCCCTACGTCAACTATATACTGAGGAACAGGAACAGGTTGGATAATGGTATCTATTACCGTATCTATTTCTATATCGTGTATTATTTCTTTCTTCTTACATGTTTTACCAAACAAGAAAGATATAAAACACAGTAGAATAACTCCTAACACATGCCCTACCCTCATTTTTTGCAAACACATTTCTTACCCTCCTTTTTATTATCTAAAAGATCTTGTATTTCACCATTTTTTATACCTTCTTTTAACTCCTCTCCGAATGGAACTTTTTGCCACCAACTTACTTTACTAAAGAAGTACTTAACGCCTTTTACTATCATCAAATCAGGTGCAAGGTCGCCGAGGCGCTTGAATGCCATTCCACCGTATAATATTAAGGCAAATATTGTAATCCACTGAAGAAGCATGTCTATAAACTCTGGGGATTTATGCCCTCCCATAGACATAATAAGGTCCATTCCGGATATGGTAAACAACCCGAAAGAACAGGCTGCGAACTCAAGAAGAATTTTCAAAACTCCCATTTCGCTTATGCATGTCAATATCTTAAAAGGTCTCTTTCTCTTTCTTCGGATATAGCAGTGCTTGATACTTTTTATAGTAGCTAACAAAAGATTTATAGCTAATATAAACAATATAGAATATATAAGGTGGTGAATCTCCTGGAAATTCATCCACAATGCTGATAATCCGGAAATGAGAAAAGCCCAGAAACTTTCTAAATTCATCCTTCCTACAAATCTGTAAGCCATATTAGAACATAGTTACTTTCTTGCTACTTCCAAGAGAGTCATATACGTCAATATGGACCCAATTGGTACCTGATTCTAATCTAATAGGACAAGGAAGTAAATCCTGCGACTGAATTATTTTATTCCTTGCCTCCTCCGCCGTCATACCTTTAGCATCGAAATCGATGGCTGCCCCAAGCATATGAGGACTGACATACAAAGACCCTGATACGGTCTTGGATTTTACTATATCCGAAATATTGTTCCTAAACCCACGCTCATCAAACCTTCCACCCGACTTCCAGGTATTAACCGTCATCGGCGTTTTCAATATGTCTTTCCTTAAAACCAGTATCGTGTGAAGCAATTCAGTTCTTAAATACCTCCAGCAAAGATCTTTGTCTCTACCGTATTCTTTAGGACCAACTAATTCAACAATACTAAAATACTGACTCAATTCTTTTATAATATCACTTCTTTCCATAACTTAACCTTTTTCACAAAGATAATCAGAACCTTACCAAATATTAAAATAAGCGGAGTTTGGATTAAAGAAAAACCCCTGCATAAATAAATATACAGGGGCCATCCATAACATTAACAACAAATTACGACCTAAACAACCCTTACGTATCCGGCTGATACAAGATCAGAAAGATTCTCGTAAGCCAAAGGGATGCCTGAATCTCTTATGCAAAGATACTTAATTTCTTTGTCTATGTAATACTTTCCGTTCTCTAAAATAGAATTATATACCCAAGGAATAGGATCGTCTACGGTACCTGAATGCTTTTCTTGAACAACCATATACAGACTTTCGGCTCCACCTCCCTGGCCAGGAACCCAATCAGCTTGTAGATTGTGATTTTGCCTTACTTCAAACAAAGTCCAATCCAAATCTGAAGGCTGGTTTTTACTACGAAAACGCTGCCCCTTTACAACAGCAGTTCCCATAGGAAGACCTTTGTCGCCATAAACTCCATCCTTATCCCAAATAGGATACAATCCTTTTATCTTAAGAGCCAGACTCTGGTCAGTATTCTCCAACATAGCCGGCGTATTGATCATCGCCCTCATGTACATGGCTGTAGCCTTCTCCGGATCGTTAGCTTCAAGGATCTTATTTTTTTCTATGATCTGATCCTTTGTCCTTGCCAACTTCTCAGGATAGCCTTCATCTACTTTCATAGACTCAACTTCACTCCTGTCGGTTTTAGAAGCTATTTCCTTTTCTATGGCAGCAGTACGATCGTTGCACTCAGATTCATATACATGCATTTCATTCATTGCCGTATTAGCAATATCAAGCTCGTATTCTGAATCTGCTACGGATACGGTGTATATCCCGCTTCCTTTTGCTACATCAATATCGTTTTTAACCTTCTGTCTCATGCTGCTGTTATACCATATCTGTTTACCATCCAAACTATAAGAGCGGACAGCATCAGAATAAGCATATTCCCTGGCCTCAGAAACCTTCTTGTCTTTAGCCTTGGCAAGCAACTCCTCTTCAGTTGGTCCAGGAGGCTCCGGGTCAAGCTGCATGGCAATAACTTCTTTCACACTCGCATCAGGATTGTCTTGATGGAATTTTTCTTGATCGGAGTCAAGTTGAACCCATTTACCATCTAAGAAATCTTGGTAAGAATACCCTACTTCGTAAGAAGAGGAATCCAACTCGTATCCTTCCCAGTAAAAACCTTTTACGTTTTTATTTACATAAACCATACTCTATCCTTTCTGTTAAGCTTGTTCACCTACTCTGATAACCAACTTATCATTGATATACCAGATACTTAATTCTATAAAACTATTTTTAGGTACTACTACGCTATCGCCTGACATGCTCTGGAACAGGCCAGAGGTAGGAAGCGGCTGCGTGATGTCTGTGCCGGTGGTGTTGTTGACCCGCACCTGCCATTCCCGCCCAACATCATCGGAAGATACGGCCATAGACAGGTTCGTAGCGGAAGCTACGTTAGCTATGATATTATGAGCATCTATTGGCAAACTTGCTAATGTTGTAACAACCTTAGGAGTCTTAGCCATAAACTTCAAATAAGACAACATCGTATTAAACAACGTAGCCGTATTAGCTATAGCCCTATATGTCTTATCTTGGGCAACAATATAAGTTACCATCTCAATATCTATATAAGATCCAGATACGTCTTCCTTTGAGTTGGTGTTATTAAATAAAACAGCTATTATTTTTAATTCAGAATTATCATTATCTAAAAAATAATCCAAAGAAAAATAATAAAAACTAAGCTTACCTAATGTAATCCTGTTATTGTAAGCATCCATAACTTTTGCATACGAATCCTCATCAAGAGTTCCAGAAGTACTGGGAAATATGGATAGATCAAGATAAGTCGAATCTACTCCGGTACTTACCATACCAAGCGATTCAAGCACCTTGCCACCACCTTCTTCAGTAACCAAAATATATTCATTATACACGTTTTTGGTTTCTGTAGACGCCACATCATCTTTTACAAGATACATGACATTATCCTTCGCCTCTTCAACAGTAGGAAGTTTGCTAACAATCTGCTTCTTCCACCCTGCTGCCGAAACAGCATCATCTATGTACTGTTTTGTTACATGATCTCCCCATGTCATATTACTAAGAAGAGTCTTGCTACCGTCTTGACTTCCGGCAGGGGGAGCCGGGATAAGGCCTCCTTTGCCCGACTCTGAGCCCGTCCCAGGAGCGGCCTGCACCACATTCTCAAGTCTGGAATCAACCTCCAAACCTTCGAATTTACTATTATAACCTACTTCTGCCATTTTTTATTTCTTGTTAATTTTGTCCAACAACTTCTTGATCTGGTCTACGATGTCCATCACCGCGCCAACCTTGTTTTTTACGTCCTCAACCTTCTGATCGATCTTAGAATCCAAAGCCTTTAAACGATCTTCGTTTTTACGATACACTAAATACAGGGATAAACCGATGATTGCTATCGTAAGGATATTAGCCAAAACGCATCCGATTATTATCTGAAACATGATGATTATATGGTAGATAACGCTACCACACGCTTTAATTATTCAACTTTTTACAAATATAGCAATTGTCTCAACCATAACAAGATCAAAGACGCTCGTCATTAACATCGGACACCCATTCTTTAGATGAAAGAACAGATTCAAACTCAGAAGAAGGGCTATCATATACCGGATACGGATATTGAGGATCATCATCAGCCTGCGCGTCTAAAGACTTAAATAGATGGTCATAATGTTCTACATGTAAAATAACTTTAGAGCCATCTACGCTCGCTCTTGGGCTGCCTATTCCTAATTCACGTCTCTTTTCTTCAGATACGGAATTATATACTTCTTTTGGTATGATAATGAATTTCATATTATTTCGATTTTATAGTTTGTAAATAGTTGTATGCTTTGATACATTCGTCTTTGGAGAGGATCTGATTATCATAGATACCTAAATTCTTGAAAATGATTCATCTTCGAAAGGTACTAACATTTCTTCATGTAGAATAACTTTACTCTGATCTATACTTGTTCTCATTTCGGGCAGTATTTCAATACCATGTGATTTTGCCCACAATAAATCTACTATCGCGTATTTCATCTATTTTTATTTCTTTTTATTATACAAATTAACAAATTCATTTACATCAAGATAGTCAATCCCGAAATTTTCTGCGGTTCTTTTATCACTATCAGAAAACTGTCCTTCAAGTCCACTTGCGTCACCTATCATAAGTGTAACAGATTTTATGTAATCAAAATCATCGCCAACATAGTTTTCACAAAGATGATTAAGCATTCCTACGTTTGGTTTTCTATACAAATCATTTTTATCATTCGTGGTGCAATATTCCGAATAGCATTTTACTCCGCAATATTCTTTTACGCATTGTGATACATATTCTATTTTAGATTGAAATCTTTGATGATCCACAAAACCAGCTTCAATTCCCCCTTGATTACTTACAATTAAAACATACTCAGGAGAAAACTGCTTAATTGCATCCAAAACATCAAATTTGATTTTCATATCCCAAATTCCTTTAGGAAATGTTTTGCCACTTAATGTCTCAATTAACGTATCATCCAGATCACAGAATAAAACTTTGTACTTCTTCATATTATTTTGCTTTTAAAGTTTGTAAATAGTTATATGCTTTGATACAGTCGTCTTTGGAAAGGATTTTACCATCGTAGATAGCTAGGTTTTTAAACGCCATTTTGGTGAAAGTAGTACCGTAAGATGTAATATTTAAATTAGTTTTACTACCTAGTTCTGTCTGAACACCTGGTTTCGATATCTCCGTCCAGTCATTAAGATATATTCTTCCATCCGAACAAATGGCATTAATAGATTTACTTTGTATTTTAATGGGTCGTCCCCCATTGTTAATGTAGATAGTTACGCTATCAATGGAATTATACAAAAAAAGAGACGACGCTTTTATTATACCACAATTGGAGGGAATATTTGATAACATTGTCCAATCGCCTACTATCGTCCAATCCTTACCTAAATCAAAATTACTGCTATTTATCTTATCATCCACCCCATCAGTAACTAGATAGCCTTCGTATTCGGGGATTTGCTCAACTAAAACATCTACTTCTTGTGAAGAATTATACCATATACCATTTACCGAAGTTGCAGCATACTGTTTTTGGAAAGTATATATACCATCCTTGATTATTTTAATATAATCACCACTTTTATTTGCATTTCCAACTATACAGCTATCCCCTTCTTTCATACCTGTGATACGTATCTTCCAGGCAGCAGAATTAGATGCATTTGATAAAACCAAAACATTACCGCTATTCCCAGTTCCGATTATTCTAAACGAATCTTTTTTTACATCTGTGGGCTTAACTACATTATCTCTAAGATCAAATGAGTTGAAATTATATGCATACAACCCATACCCACTCCCTTCTGCAAACCCAAAATTCGACAGTATAAGATCATTACCATTGCCCGTAATGTTGGTAATAGTAGCACGATCTTCGTCCTCGTTGGTTTTGCCTACCACTGTCCATGCTTGGTCGGGGAAGAGCCAGGGATAGGTTTTAACGAAGTAGTCTTTGATATTGGTCAGTTCTTCTTCGGTGGCGTCGTGATCGAGAAATACAAGTTCCCAGATAGCAGCGTTAATACAAGTTCCTACATTAGTTGGAGCTAATTTCCCAACATGTAGCACATCTGTTCCTTCAAAATTACCAGTTGTAATCGAAACACCATTATAACTTTTAGATGTCTGATAAGTAAGGATGTGTGGTAAATCATTTTCACTCCCTATTGCTCCAAAAGATATAGGCTTATTAAGATGCTCGGCTTGTATATTTCTATATTCTAACAAGAAGGCACCATCCTTGAGCCAATTCTTTACATTAGATACTAATCCTTGGGCTATTTCACCCCTTGTAATCCACTGTCTCAACGCCACAACCGTATATCCCTTTTCCTTAGTCAGAATAGGGAAGTTATCACAGGTACCGTAATCATCCACTCCGTCAAAAACGAGTGCACCGGGGTAGAGGGGTAGTTGTTCAACGGTAAACGAACCTACTTTGCCGCTAACATTAATATAAACAGCTAAAAAATCATCTTCTTTTATTGCAGGAATTTCAGTGATGCCATTAGGATTTAACGGTACTTTTACTGTTGTAGCCGTTGATACAGAAGAAGCATAAAATGACAAAGACAGATCACCTTCATTGTATCCTTCACTTGATATTTTTATGGAATAAGATTTATTAAATTGGTAAATATTCTTTGGTATATAAATAGCGTTACTTATTCCTGTGGTTAAAATGGTTATTTTAATAGAATTGCTACTTTGCTCATCAATTCTTACTTTATCTACAGTAGCATTGTTTTTGAAATTATTAAAATTCTGAACATAACCACCTACTCCAGACATTCCACCCCAAAAGAAGTTCTTCATTTGCAAATCATGCCCATTACCTGTCTTATCAACCCATACAGGATTGGCAGCCATCTGCTCATTGGTAAGACCGGAAGCTGAATATCTGGCTACGATACCTTCTATATCCGGGAAGGAATCTACCTTGCATGGCAGGTCTAATATCATTTTAGCATACTCTTTAAAAGGTATGGAAGTAGGTACATCATACCCTTTGGATATAAGGGCTTGCCTTATATCCTCTTTGGTATTTATGATCCTCATTAACTTATCTGATATGGTTCCCATTACACTTCCTCCCCATTTATATAATCTAATACCGAACCTATGTCTCCGATGTCTGATTTTATTGACTCTCCTTGAGAATGTATTTCAATAAGTTTCTGATATAAGGTGTTATCCCCTATACGATTCTTATCTGTAGCTTGTTCTTCTATTTTGGATATCGTATCAGGATCTTCGTACTTAACACCATCAGGGCCATACCATTCGTCTGTTAAATTCGTGTATTTATGACGGACTGGAGTCGGTTTAGACTCCAGTGTTACTAAAAAATATTCGTTACAGCTCATGACAATAAGATTTAGTGGTTGCAACAATTACATCTACAAACTGTTCTCACGTAGCCAGAGGGAATAGCAGCCAGCGTCGTCCCTACGGCTATCGCCGGGTCAGTGCTTTCCATGACCGTAAGCGCCATCTTGTCCACGTCAAGGTCATTGTCGTAAACAATTTCTCCCTCAACGTAAATGCTCCCTGCATCAGAAACGTAGCAGTTTTTCACCTGTCTTATATGGCGCTGTGTAGCAGACGCAAAATCACACTCGATACTTAACCACCCTACCGGTATCTGATCAATGTTGGATCCAATATTGTAATCAGGATCGGTTGTTTTAAGAACCATATGTCTCAATTCCCTTGTATTTCCATATCCGTCCATTGTTATGTATGTCCGGATCTGTACCTTGCCCTTTTCCGTCTTATAACAGTTTTCTACTATTTCTGTGTCGGATGTAGTAGCATCAGGGAAATCACAAACAACACGCTGCCATCCTTCTTGTATTTTGTTGAATGTGGCACCTCTTTGTATATCAGGATCGGTTGTTTCCATAACAATAAGATACTCGTCCCGGACTCCTATTATGCTATCTACCGACCTATATCCTCCAAGATGTATTTTACCACCAGGAGTTGTATAGCATTCATCTACAGACATAATATGTCTTTCCGTAAGATCAGGAAAATCGCATTCGGTTTTCGCCCATTCGTTAGGTATCTTATCTATTCTCGTCCACTGAGGATAAGCTTCATCCGTTGTCTTAACAATATAATAATACTGTTCCCTTACACCAAGAACAGCATCAATAGACTGATAACCTTTTATATTAACCTTACCGCCATCCGTCTTATAACATTCATCCACTTCAACAATTTCCCGGTCCGTCATGTCAGGAAAATCACATACCATCCTCACCCAATCTTCGGGAATAGAATCCAGCACGGTCCCTACCTTAATATCAGGATCGGTTGACTGAAGGACGGTGTAAACCTCTTCCCTGGATCCAAGAATATTATCTATGGCTATCAAGCCTTCTACCTGAACTTTCCCTTTTTTAGTAGTGTAACATTCAAGAACATAAGTTACATCTCGTTCTGTCATGTCAGGAAAGTCACAAACCATTCGAACCCAATTCTCTGGAATTAGCTTAAAAACATGCCCGGCAGGGAAATTATCGTCAGTTGACTGAATAACGGTATAAATAGATTCCCTGATGTTTATCTTGTCATCTATGGCTTCTAATCCTTCTATTTCAACCTTACCATCAGGAGTTTTATAACATCTGTTGACGAACGTAATGTCTCGTTCTGTCATATCAGGAAGATCGCAGTCGATCATAACCCATTCGTCCGGTATTTTAGTAAGAACCTTACCTACCGGATTATCCATGTCGGTACTGTCGGTAATTCTATGGGTTTCTTTAAGAACATCCATCTGATCGTTAAGAAGATACCAACTCCATACTTCAACCTTTCCACCAGGTGTACGGTAACAGGTTTTGAAATCTTTGATAACTTTCTCAGCTATGTTAATCCACTCCCATTCGGTTGTGGCCGGAATACCAGAAACAGGATGCTTCTTGCCTTCTTCGTCAAGATACCAATAACAGCCATTTAAGGACACAACCACTTGGTAGATTTTGTCCCCTATTTTTATACCGGATTTGCTGTCATCTACCGGTTGGGAGGAACCCCATTTTCCAACTATGTTGGTTATTTTGTCAATGCCCCTACCTAAGGCACCGACTAAAGAATCCACGCCGTTCATATGAAATCGATCTATTTCAAATTATTTTATTACAAAAAAGGGGGTGGAGGACCAGCCTCCTCCCCCTTGGGATATATAGAAAAAAGGAAAATCAAATCTTGCAGGGCTTGATATTTGCCGAAGCAGCTAACAAATCCATAAGGTCTTGAATACCTTCGTGAGCACCATACGGTACATGGAAGTGTACTGTAATATGATCATCAATTACCCTACCGAAGCCATTAGAATAACGTGCCGGCTTCAACGTTACTGAATAATCAGCATACGGAGCCAACAGGTCTAAGCGGGTTTCTTCGTTGGTAAACATCCGTTCCATAAGTTCTTGGTGAGTCTTACGGAAGTCGAAGAACATACGTTGTTCGCGTTCCTTATCCAGCAATTCAGCGCCGAGGTGAGTACGCGGAGCCCAGTGCTGTTTGTATTCGGTATGGATCGGGTTGAAGTACGTGCTGATAGCCTCGCGCTGTTCATCCGGATAACCGCCATTTACAGCAATACGAACAGATCCTTCTTGGAATGTCAGACGGTCAATCAAACAGTCAGACGGAGAAATCATGTAGTCAATACCACGGAACAAAATACCGCATTTGCAGTTCTTAGGAAGCGGGTCGGCGATGATAGACTGATCTCCTGCTACAGCACCCAAACGTTTCCAGTTACGTCCACGATAAGATTCTGGAGCTTTAGATACGAAAAAGTCTTTGAAAATTTTATCGCATTCGTCGCAAACCATGTTAGTAACTACAACGGTTTTAAACTTGTGCTGACATCCACCAGGCGTACCGTAATCTTCGATTGTCAGATACGGGAATGCTGCCTGTAATTCTGCTTTTGCACTACCACCACATTCATCATCCGGCAACGTAATTTCATAAGCTTCTTTCGAAATCTTACAAGAACCACATGCTTCCCAACTAACGGTAGTAACAGTAGGATTGCTACACATATCTGCTGTTTTAGCAACAAACGTTACTGTGGCAGTCGGATTAGTTTCTACAAATGCATCGATATCAGCCTTCGTCAGTTTCTTGCTTACGGCCACAGTGTACATACCCACTCCGCCATCTTGGGCTGCTGTTTTCTCGGCAGTGCTACTAACGGCATTCTTAATGCTTTCTACTACAGTAGACTGATCAACACCATCATCCTCTAACGTTACGGCATAAATCAAACCGCCGTCTACCTTAGTATATCCTTCAGGACACTCTTCGCAGCCTTTCATTATAGAAGACAGCTTTTGAGTATAATCAGCAGGCTTACCACCTTCTTTCATCACCTGATATTTGGAAGTAGAAAGATGACGTCCAACTCTCTTGATATCCAAACCAGGATAAGCAGCCTTAAGCTGAGCCAGGGCATAAGCATCACCGGTATCACACATTTCCATACAATAGAAATTCATGTCGGTTTCCACCGGAGTTTTTTCCAACTCGTCACAAGAATGGATAGGATGGATTTCTACAAAATCACCTACCTTTCCACCACCTGCAATCGGCTGATTCTTGATACGTTCGATTGTTTTCAAGATAGCAGCCAAAATATCAACATCTTCGCAAGGATCACATTCTGAACACATATCCTCACGACCAGGACAGTTTTCGAAAATGATGTAATCATCGATATTCACCTCACCCATCGGATAACCACGAAGCTCGAACAAACGTCCTGTCAGCTTAATATGAATAGGGATACGATCGCCTTTTCTTGCTGTAATAGCAGTATTATCGTCAATTCCGTTATAACCGAAAATAACTTCATCTACTTTAATTTCTTTGCTCTTCGGAGCAGAAGCATACACTTCTATAATTTCATCAATAGCAAACGTAGGTGTAGAGAATGATTTATCATCAGATACACGGTCGTTCACCATCTCATTACGTCCAATTCTGATCTGAAAACGTTGTTCGTCCTTACGATATCCTTTCAAGTCTTTCAACGCTTTCAAACCATCTTTAGTCTGCTCACCATCCAAATCATAGATAGCGATCTGACCTTCTTGAAGCAACAAAGAATCTACGTCCGCCAACTTAGCGTGCGGAGGACAGATAATGTGTCTGTCATACGGTTTATGGATAGCCATAGCCTTATAATATTTTAAAAATTAATATTCTGTTATCTGTCTCAAAAATAGTGATAGTCATATAAGCAACAAAAAGCATTAGGAATTAATTAATTCTTAATGCTTTTTGATAGTCTTTAATTTAGGACACGCCTTTATTCTGCTATAAAGGAGATTGGACGTTGTTTGAATCTATTTGATAACGTCCATATTCGCTTTCATTCAAAGCAAATTGCTTTTCAATCATGTTAAGGATAATACCAATTAATTTATCATCTAATTCAGGATCTATATCAGTTGAATTAGAACCATCGGATTTAATATATCCTTCGATATCAACTTCCTTCGGATAGCGGTAATATGTAAGGTAAACGGTGTCTACATCAAAACCATACTTATACACCCTTACCGAATCTTCGCCTATTGTATAGAATGTTTCCCTAAAATCAAAATCAGGTTTGTTAAAAAAGTCGGCAAGAAGCTCATGCGGGTTTTCGTTCTTAGCCTCCCACATGGTAAAATCAGTGACCGTGCATTCACCTTTGGTAAATACGCCTGATATGTTTGAAAAAGAAAAGAAATCAGAAGGCAATGAAAACAAAGTGCTTTCCGGATTATCTTTATCTCCTTTCTCGTCAAGTTCTTTTGAATACACAACTAACTTTTGGATATAACGTATATCCTCTTCGTTTTTCTTATCAAGGATATAACGAACAAGGCGGTTTTGTTCGTCATTAAAAAGCTGAACAAAACGTGCCTTGTCAAGTTTTATACCACCGTTGGTCATGTTTTCTTCAGCCTTCTGTAATGCCCGGAGATAACAATCAACGATCTTCATAAATTATTATTTTTTGTCAGCGTATTGATCAACATCGAAATCTTTCTCATCTTCCTTTTTCTTCTTGTCAGACTTAGCTCCTTCTATTTTTTTATGCTTGTTCTTTAAAGCATTATACGCTTCAAGAACACGTGACTTGGTTTCTAACATCGACTTATTGGAAGCAAGAGCCATAGATGCAGAGATGGCGTCGGCGCCCAGGAGCTCGCCATTCAGATACAGTCCGTCGGTGTTGACGGTGACAGCCAGTCCCTCAACCATTTCCCTAATCATACGATGGAATTTGATCACCTGCATTCCCTCAGAAGATTCATCATCAGACAAGAACCTTGAGCTTGCTTCTTTATACATGTCAACATTAGTATTCTTAGCATCAATCCAATTAGTGAATATGTATTGAACCATGCTCTGATCAAGCTCTACGCTATATATGATATCAAGATACAAAAGCAGATCATAGATGCTTCTCCTTTCAGCCTCGGATCCTTTCAGCTTGTTCATGAACTCATATAAAATATCAGCCTTGTCAATCTGACGTTGTTTCCTTATATCTACGGCCGTAGTCTTGTCTTCTACACAATAATAAGATTCGACATACATCGGATTACCGTCTTCCTCTTTAGGAGTAAGAGACTTGGATAAAATAGCTATATACAGCTCAAATAAATCACGAACGTCATTAGTATAGAACAAACGACCATCATACAAGTCAATTCTGTAAGAATCCCAGAAATCGAAGTTCTTTTGGTCCAGGTCCTCATTGACAGTTTCTTCAAACGGATACCGAATATTCTTAATACGCATATCCATTTCAGCTTTCTTGTCTTCAAGTGAGTAACCTTTATAACATGCTGAATTGATGAAGAAACCGGTATCATATACCCTAAGATCCTTATCCCATCCACAACAAGATACTGTCTTATTTCCGGGGAAAGGAGTCTTGGAAATACCTCTTTCCTGATATCCGGAAGGAGCTTCTTCATCCATCTTACCTGTTATAACATAAATAGAGTCGGAATATATCTTCATTCCTCCTACGGTAGCCAGCAGTTTCTTAGACTCATGGCTTTCTTCAAAAATCTTTTTTCCCATTTTTATATATCCTAAAAAAAACAAAATTTGCGGCCGGTTTTAAAGCCGACCGCAAGTTAATATTAAAAGTTATGATTACAAAGAGCTTGGTAACAATTCAATTGTTACGAACCGGCTGGTATCTTTTACCCAACAAGCCGATACAGAGTGGCACCAGAATTGTTCTGACATACGAGGATGGCTGGATACAATTTCTTGAGCCGATACTCTGGATGACCATCTACCTTGTTCGTATCCCCACCACATAGAACCAATATCAGGCTTAACGTAGAATACATTGCTGTTGATATTACCAATACGAGCTTCGGCTGAAGCAGGGATGCCGGCGAATGCATTGGAATATTCAGGAGCGGTCAAGTCTTCCATAATACATGAATATGATGTGATAGGAGTCATGCCGTCTACCAACTGGCTTCTATCTACCATATCAACGTAATCCAAAGAAGGTTCGTGTTCTACAATGACCTTACCAATACCCGGAATAGTAACACCCTTGATCTTTACAGGCCCTAATTCAAGAGCATCGTTTGATCCTGTTACCGGGTTATTGATGATACGTTCTGTACCCATAAGAGGAGCCAAAGCACCTAATTGAGCGAAGAACTCATCACGGAAGATTTCAACGATGTTCTTGTAAGCCATAGCACCTACCTTGAATTTCATTACACGATTTTCAATCGGCATATCGCTACGACCACGGAAAATATAGTCAGCAGCAGCCAGGAAGTGTTCGCGCTTGATACCGCCCGGACGTGCATATGAGATAACGAAACCACGGCGAAGTTGATGGTACAAACCTTCGTTTTTCATCAAAACACCATTATGACCCTTGACTCTACCTCCACGCATGAACATAAGTTCGTATGCTTCCATCTTAGCCAATTCAGCCAAGCAGAACAAAGACACCGTATTAGCTACACGTGCTGTACGCATATCAATGCTTCCGTCACCAAGACGAGAACCGATGATAGCATAACTTGCATCACCTCCTCTGATTTCAGAAAGCTGACGAACTTTCTGGTAAGCTTTGTCGATGAAATTCTGTGTACGTTCGTCTGCATAAGCCAAAGACTTAATACCAGCGTACATAGTCGTTTCACCTTCAACACCACGGTGTCCACCAAGCGTAAATTCACAAGTCATAGAACCGGCCTTAGAAGCACCTCCTACACCAGAGAACTGAGTAGAGAACTCACCAAGAACGTTTGTTACCTTCCAGTATTTAATACCGGCGCGAAGCATGTCTTTCGGGAAGTATTTAGCACGAGAACGACCCCACAGCTTACACCAGTATCTCCAGTTTTCACCTTCTTGTTTAGGAGGACGCTCTGTAGAGATAAGAGCCTGGCAACCGTTAATCACATCGTAAGTAATAACATCTCCTTGTTTAAATTGTGCATTCAACACAATTTCGAAGAAGCTTTCATCAATACCAGGTTTTGCATATTTCAAAGACGTGTCTTCTACTGTAACCACCTCATACGTTTCTGATACAGGAAGATCATAACGGAATGAACCATTGATACCATTTACGGTAATAGTAGCATCCTGTTTAATCATACCCATATACATAGGCAGAGGATAGTTTGTAATGTTAGAAAACAACTCAAGCATACCCAGATGGTTCTTATCCGGATTTTCGTAGTACCAATCTTCTAAAGAGCTAAGATCGTGTTCTACGATACTTTGCTTAACGACTTTAGCGTCGGTATATCCAATCACCGTGTCACCATTCATGGTGGCCGGGAAATTTTTTGTTAAAAGTACATTAGCCATGAACGAAAAAATGTTTTAATTTTTAATCTATACTGATTTCATCGAACTTCACACCTTGAACTTGATCACCTTTGTCATCTACCGGAGCTACCCTCTTGTCTTTATTTGTGTGGCTGATGAGCTTATAAATTTTCTTCTTCTCATCAACTACAGCTTGATTCGACTTCTGTTTTATGAACTCTCCTGGGTTCATAAGAAACATAATCAAATCTGGCGCCTCTTCCGGATTCATCATCATCTCCCTTACCCTATTAAATGCCTTGGTAATTCCGGGATTCGATTCAGAAGGTTTTAGAGCAAAATCAAGAGCTTTAGATACCATAGTGTCATTTAGCTGATACTTTGCCTGGATAGAAGACTTAAGGTCTTTCTTATACCTTCTAAAATCTTCTGCATCCTTCGCCTTCTTTTCGGCAGCCTCTTTAGTACGTTGCTGGATAATATCATCCATTCTCTTATCAAGCTCAGCCTTATACTTTATAGCCTTTGCTTCAACATACTCTTCACCTTTATTGATAATGCCTTTGAAAAACTCATCAGCTTCATCTTTAGGCAACCCAAGAAGATCAACATAATGGCGAACGATCTTTATCTGATCTGCTTTGTTTTCAATGTCAAGCTTTTCTATCGGAGCGACATTCGTATCATATTGCTTAAGAATATCAACGATATTAGCGCCAGCCTTATCAGCCTGAATAAGCTTCTTGGTAATATCAGAAACAGAAGTAACATCTATCTTATCCTTAACAATATCCTCTTTCTGGCTTTCAAGGACTGTAGATAGTATGTCACACAACGAATCTTCTTTACTAAAATCAAGATCATTGATAGTAATCTCTTCGCCGTTTTCACCGCTAAATACCACATCTTTCAAATCGGGAATGATCCCTCTTGAAGAAAGGGCATCCAATACTTTTCTGTAATTGACAACCGGGGTCTCTACCGGATCCTGTTTAACGTCAACCACATTCTCTTCTCCTTTTTTATTCTCTTTAGGATCAGGAGTAGGATCGACAACCGGCTCTTCTTTAATTTGAGAACCTTCTTCTACAGGCTTCTCATCTTTTTTAGCCGGTTCATTACCATTAATAGGCAGAATATCTTCTTCCCTATTATAAACATCATCAACTGGACCGATACTAAAAATATCGTCCAATTCTACTATTCCATTTTTTTCTAATTTTCCCATACTGCAAAAATATTTAAATACCTATATTTCAGACAAAAAACTTATAAGTGTTTAATCTTCACTAAAAATTAAATATCCCCAAATTTTATTAGAGATTTTCTAATGAAATTTGGGGATATTTAATCCTTAATTCTTATTGATTCCGGCTACATACCTTTTGGTGGCATCTTCCCTCGCTCGTTGAGCAAGCTCTTTGGATTTTAATTTTAACTCTTCCATTTTCATTCTCATTTCATCATCATGAAGTTTGGAATCGTTTTCAATTTTCTTATCCTCTATCCTTTCCTTGCTTTCTATATCAGCTTGCCTTACGGTCTGATCTGAAACAGAAGCCAGGAAGTTGAGGGAGGTGGCGTCGCTCTTGGCGTCTGCCGCCCTGCCTGCCGCCTGAATCTTCTCTTGAAGTATCCTGTATTGACCTTTCTTGTCTTCCAAAGCAAGTTCATGCTGACGTTGCTTATCCTTCTCAGCAGCTTCAGCTTGTATCTGTTGCTGGTTAAGCTGCATCTGATTCTGTTGTTGCTGCTGCATCTGACGCTCGTTGTATGCGCGAGTATTCCTTGCATTCTGTATAAGTTCCACCATAGAATCTGATGTGAAGATAGATGCAAGATCGTAAATATCGCCTCCGGCTGTATTTAGCTGCAACATGAAAGTTTTAAATTTCTCAAGCTCATCCCTTTTCTTGGAATTAGATAATGCCTGAACACCAAGATGCCTTAGACTAAGACCGTCGGTTCCTATAGATAAAAACGCTCTGGTAAGATCACTTTTTGTGTACATTACAGAAATATCCTTTCCTTCTTCCTGACATTGTTGAGCAACAGCCAGATGAAGATCCAAAGCGCGTTTCTTGAAGTAACCGAAGTTATCAAAGTATATCTGTGTTTGTAACATAGATGCTGTAACGCCCTGCTGGACCCCGGTGGCGGTCTCATACCTGTTGGGGCCGTTAATTACTTGAGGCGTGATACCAACCATTTCAAAACATTTCATCCTCGACCATTCAGCAAGTTCCATTCTTGTTTTAAGTTGCTCTGTCTGGGACAAATCATAGACAGCAAACTGGTTGAAAGGGACACCACCTTTCGTGTTTTGAGATGAGGTATCTAATGTAAGAGCACCTACAGACTTAGCTACATCAAGAAGGTTTGCCCATATATCAGCCACATCTTCACCCAAATCCTTGTATTCACTCGGAACCAGATTTATATCTCCTAAGAAGAATTTACCGATCTCCTTTTCAAGAATATTGTTTATCTGGTTTATGGAGAAATTATAGAATATTTGATATGGCTGAATCCTGTTAGCCATAGAAGTACCGATATATCCGGCAACAGGTAAAACAAAGTCATAGATGTTGCTATCCCCTTTTATCTGGTGATCGATAGGTTCTCCATCCAGATACAGGTTGTCCTGAGCGAGGGCACCTCCACTTATTTTAACCCCGTACCTTACCTGTGGAACGTAATCTACGAAATAGGTATTAATCTCCGGGTTCTCCATTCCCTTACTCATGGTTCTGGTAATTTTCTTAATACCATTTTCCTGTAAAAAGTCCTGAAGAAGCTCGTCGGTTACCATTTCGGTAGTTACTAATCCGGTTTCAGTTTGGTAGGTAATTACATACACCTGAGCCGGGGATACCCAATATGATTCAGTTACCTGATACAAATCACTACGAACATGCTCGTCGCTTAAACTCTGGGCACGGTTATAATAATTACCATGCTCTAAATTTGGCATGAATCTGGTTCTGTGATATTCGTTGCCATTACTATCGTATCCGGTATATGTGCCGGCTGGAATACCGTAATAATCCTCATAAGCTTTTATAGAAGCATAATCATTATATCCTTTCCAAGGTATTACCTTATTCTGATATAACATCCCTACACTCGCCGATTTGGATAAACTTACATAGCTTCCATTATCACCATTGTTATAAGTACCATTGAAATTATCAGCACCTCCTATAAGCTTTTGCTTGTCTTTTGCCGTAAGAAGATGCCCCCACCTTACTATAATATCATTGGCAGTATAATAATGAACACGACCAATATAATCACCGTACTGCGGATACTTGCTATCTAATGTCTTAGAATAAAACGTATTCAACGGAGACCATCTCTCCGGCTTATAATAGTCGTATCCTACATGATAGTTTCTAAAACAACGACCGGTAAGAAGATAGTCGATGAAATTCTCGGTGTCTATCTCATCCATGTAAAAACGCCCCCTGTCTGCTTCAAGCGTATGAGAACCCCATATAACCTCGGCAGTCTTCCATTTTGTATTCATGAAATTCTCTATCTCAGGAGGGGTCATAGATGCTTTCACCTCTTGTATCTGTTGAGCATAAGCCTGCTTTTCTTCTTCGCTTGCAAAATTATTATAATCCGGATCCAATCCCCTATTTAACAATTCTTGCCTAATCCTTCTGTCCAATTCCTCTTTAATGTAATTATGAAGGAGATTCTCCTTCGTGGCAGAATACTGATTCACTTCAGATTCGTCCAATCCAACTACATTATACTTGTCAGAAAGGTTGCCCAACCATCCTACAAAAGCGTTTACGATCGTACCTATTATATCATAATGACGTAAGAATGATGGAATATTTACATTGTCCCTTATAGACTGAACATCCTTAAGATAAGGAATTACGTCTTTCAGCTCCATAAAGGATAACTTACCTTCCATCATTCTATAAAAATCCTTGAACTTCTGGTTCTCATCAAGCTGCTTCAAACCAATCAATTCAAGAGAATCCATAGTGGCTTTAAACCACTCCTTGGTTTTTCTCTTGGTAGGTATCGCCTGTACCGGCAAACCTGAAAATACTCCTCTGGCCGGAAAAGCCTGATCTCTATTGAAATATTCCATCCTATTATCCTATTTTTCACAAAGATAAGGAATTTGTTCTCGTCACCTCATTTTATAAGGGTTATGTCTTCTTACCGTAAATCCTTTGACCTGTTCTATCTTCTTGCGCTCTCTCTTCTTTTGATTCTCCTTCTGAGTCGTACTTTCAGGCATGTAACCCATATCATCATAATACTTAGCCAGAAGAAGAGCGTGGCCGAAGGCTATGATACGGTCGGTGTTGGTCCCGGGGCCGAAGGCTATGATCTCATCAAGAAGTTCTATATCAGGGATACGGTAAATACCTTTCTGTGTTATTTCATTACCATCATCATCATACCCAACAACAACATCCTCCCAACAATATTGAATAACGGTATTGAAAAGCATACGCTGATTGGGAACCGTAGGAGCCAAACCGAGCTTATTGTTCTGACGGGCTCCGGCACGGATAATCTTACCGGCAAGACGTTCGCCATCTTCCAGCAACATAAGCTGCTTATTTCGTCTCGTAAGATAAAATTCATACATTCGGTCGGCATTCTCCATAAGACACTTGGCCCCATACGCTTCTTGAAGTATTTCACAATTCCTACAAAAATCATCGGAAGATGGAGGACGTGATGCGTATGATGCTACTATGCAATAAGCAAATGGATCGTTGATTTTTACATATCTTTTAAGTACATAAAACGAACCAACAGAATCAGTATCAGCCTTGTCAGATTTATAGGGGTCAAGCGATGAGACATAAGTGTAATCAAAAACACCTCCTTCTTCTGGTGGATCCTCATATATAACAACAGGAGAATCTATGTTACCACCTTGAAACGGATAATCAGCAAGCTGCTTATCACTAAAATTATACCCCATTTTCATGCCGTCTATCTGATAAATATCCACTGTTTTACCAGGCCTACCTTCTTCAAGAAGACGGCTTTTGTGCTTCAACGCATCTTCTACAGGGAACCTATTTACGTTCGTATTAAGGAAACAATCATCTATAGACAAAGGGAATGCCATTCGTTCCTGGACGTATAAAGCTCTATCCTTTTTGACAAGTTCGTCAAGACGTGATTTTATTATTCCAGTATTTTTATCAAAGTCTGAAACTTTTATTTTTATCTTCTTAAGACCGGGAGCATTCTCTACTCCAAGATACTTATCAAGAGTCGTTTCTTTCTTTTCATAAGCATGAGACATCTGGGCCGGAACAAAGCATCCAGATTTACATATACGCCATGTTGGTTTAATAACTCTCTTATTTAGAATATCATAATTCATTATAATGAATCCATATTCGTCCGGAGAGTTCATGATTTTCTGGGCATCTTGAGACTTTTCTACATTACCGCCAGTTCCCGCCATCAAACAAACGCCCCTCATTCTACCATGCATCATATGAGCTGGCCTACCGGCAAGCCATGCCCCAAGCACCGGGAATTTACCTACCTCATCATATATAGACGTATATGGAGTTCCGCCTGCGGTCTTCAATGAGCCTCGTGTCTTTCCATCATCAACGTTGGTGATTCTTATTCTGGCATGAACATCACGTTGATTATTGATGTTTCTTGTACCTAAAACAACTTCTTTAGTCCAGTCGTTACCAGTCCTGTTTATAGTAAGATAAGGAGGAAGATTATCAAGTCCAAACTCAAGATACTCTCCCATATTGGCAAGGTCTTCTTTACTTGCTCCAATAACATTATGCGTCAAATTGTACGTCATTGTAGCATTACGAGCCAGAAGAGAACTCATTATGGCCGTATTATGAGTAACGATGTAATTGGTGGTCAAAAATAAATGAGAATCATTATCAACGGTTATACAAGTGGCATGCTCCTTTCCGTATATCGATATGGATCTTATTTTTAATTCCTTACGATTCCTTGATAGTATAAGTTTATTCCCCTCCAATTTAGCATACCAACCTGAAGCCCAAAACATACGTTGTACAAAATTTATGACATCCATGTCAATATGAGACAACGTAAGCTCTTCTTCTCCGGTTACTACGTTTCTGAAAGAACGAATGAAGTTTTCTATAAAATCTTTCTTTTGATCTATGGACGATCTTAAAAACTTCTTACAAACGTATTTATCAAAAAACATATCCCCTCCATAGCCACCAAGATAAGCCGCCAGCATCGAGGCGTAGGCCGACGGCGGAACCGGCAGCTTTGCCGTAGGGTAGTTCAGGGCCTCACCTACTGGAATAGACATACTCTTATAATCTAATCCAGCTATGGATCTAAGACTCCTAACATGCCATTTTCCGCCATGATTGACACGCCATTGATGATTACCGCAGCAAATAACATTACGACCGTCTTCAAATACGACTCTGTATGTAGTTACTTTCCCTTGAGGATAGACACCTACGACTTCTACTAAATTCCCTTTATCGTCATATATCTTATCCCCTACAACGATATTTCCTATCATCTTTTCCCGGTCCTCAAGATAAAGTATCTCAGAGTCAAGAAGGGCTTTTCCAAAACGACGGCACCCGAACATGAATATTCCTTTATTCTCTTCTTCAGCCTGCTTTAGAAATTCGGCAAACATCCATTCATTATCACGAAGCTGAGAATTTCCAGGAATACGATCATCTCCCACGTCAATCATCATCTTCCAGAAATTGATATGCCAGTATAGCCAAGGATGGATAAATACACCATTTATGGTAACACCGTTAAGGAGTTTCATAGCCTCATTCTCCCAGAATTGCTTGACATCATCGTCTTGCTCTTCATAAGAATAAAGGTCATTCCATAACGGAATATCGTTACCCATATTTATATAAAGTTCTTTACTGTTAATATTCATGACAAAACTACTTATCGAACTTGCTCTTAGCTTCATTCTTAACAAAAGACTGAATACCTGATACTGTTTGTCCTCCTTTTAGGCTTTTCTTGTTTTTGGCAGCCTCAAGCTGATTATAGACATCCATTATCCCACACATCTTAATATAAGATTCAGTCCATTGCATTAAGCTATCAGACAAGCTCTTTTGAAACCTAAATTCTTTCTCCCTCTTATCGGAATCTTCTATTTTATCCCAAGGGTTTTCAGATAGATAACGTTCAGCCTTATCTATCTGGTCCCTTAGCACAAGAAGTTTCCGATCTACGTAAGAGACATCATCATTAGTCGGCTTTCTTACCTTCATTGTTCACCATTTTTAAAAAAGCCTCATACTGAGACTTAAGCATATTAAACCTGTCTTCAAGAGAAGATGGATCAACACGATACTTGCACATGTTTTTTATTCCTTCCTCAACAGATTCTTCCTTGAACATAACAGAATCAGTATTATTGTCAACGTACATAATAAAATCTGATTCTCCGTCGTTTACTATCCTGTCAAGAACCTTCTTGCTGTCATCATCTATGTTAAGATTATGACCGGCGTTAATAGATAACCTGTAAACTGCCTTTATAGAAGAAGATACTTTCAGCATCTCTTGTTGATACAAGTTGGTCATAAACGACTTTTCCTCCAAATCAATAAAGTCTTCTAACTCTATGTTGTTTTCCTCATCCTTCTTCCTAATAATATCCTTAGTTATCTCTTCCATCTCCTCTCCCACCTTATCTTGCGCAGACAGTAGATGGTTGTAATAAGAAATAAGATGTTTTATATCTGAATCAAAATCAATCTTCTTCATTGTCAAGAACCTTTTTATCATGAATAATAACGTCCATCAACTCCATTGATAAATTATAATCAGCCACTTCAAAAAGCTCGCTGTCTGTCAGCGTCCTTAAAAAAGAAACAGACAATCCTCTTTTCTTTGCAAAAGATCTAAGTACGGCATAGAGAATGTCCCCGGCAGAATAATCGGGGAGATCGTCACAAGATGCCTGCAACATAGAAAATAAGGACTTCCTTTTATCCTCGCATTGTAAATGCCTTGCTTTACCACATCCACCCATAACTTAACTTTTTTGAATTATAGTACCTTCAAAATTAAACGGAATCGATTCCTCTTTTTGAGACCCATCTTTTTGATAGTGAACGGTCATATGTTTTACGAATCTTCCTATTCCAAATCCTGATGTATGTATCTCTATATTGAACTTAAAGTGACGGGAGTCTATGATATTCAAATTAGATGACGTACAACCACAAGATGTCTCTGATGCTGTTATCTTCATATCATGCTTCGACTCAAGAACGAATGAAAACTTTATACTGTTTCCTTTCTCTACCGGTTCAAAAATGATTTCAAATGATTTACCGTCTTTAGATAGGTCAATGTTATATTGCTTGTCATCTGTAGAAATAACATTAAACTCATCAGAATCCATTGTAATAAGCTCTAATCTGTTCCATCTTGACTTCTCATCATAAAAATCAATAGAATACTGACGGTCCATCCACGAAGGACGGGGAAGCCCTTCCCCAAGCGCACACTCCTCTGTCTTGCTCCAGGCCTTCTGCTTGATGAAGCACGTACATACCGAACAACGATTTTTACCTATTTTCTTGCTTACGTATAAAGAAAGAGGAAGCATAGAGTTAGGGACGTTCTTGGTATTGAATTTACATCCCTCACACTTTTCAAGACGTTCCTTGTACCAATCAGGATAATCTTCTTTTTTTCTTGGAAGTTTTTTTAATATCGTATCCATAAAAGCATCGTATATAACTTCCGCTTGCAAAATCTTTTTCATGACTTATCTGTTAAATTCCTGTTCTTGAATATTTTGTATTTCACTAAAACTATGACCCTTACGAGATTTAAAGATAGATAATTTGTTGTGTTTTATCAACATATCCCCACTTTTTATCTCACCTGAGTCATAAGCATCCTTTATCATCATTATCTTAATATCAAGGCACTTTAGTTCTTTTTCCTGATACTTAGATAATTTTTCTACCTTAGATTTAAGACGATCAAGATTATGTTTGCGCCTCTCCATCTCATGAAGGTTACAAACCATATCGCCTACATACGGGAACGATACAGACACGTTATCTGTGTACGTACATAAGTTATTGGCATAAGAAATACTGGCTCTGAAAACGTCACGTATTTGGTTTCGGTCGTAAACGCCTCCGGTCTTATCCATCACATCATCTATAATATGTGACTCAAATGATATAGGGAAATTATTCTTCGCCATCGGCTTCAAAAGTTTTCTTCCTGTAAAACAAAGAAACCAACGCACATTGATCCCTGGATCCTTCCAATACAAAAAGACGGCGCATGTTTTCTATATCCGGGCACAAACACCTTGTCCTGTAATTCCCTTCACGGTCAATCAAAATACCACGCTTCTTCATCTCCGTATCCAAAACCGATACATATTGAAGATCGGTACTGAAACAATGAGAAAACTTCTTCTTCGTCTCATACGAATATCCAAACACAAAATAATAAGCAAGAAGATTTAAGTGCCTCGCATCTATGACATTCTTCTCATTACCGGAGGCCATTAGGTATCCGTTATAAAACAGAAGTATCTTCTTAGCCATATCTACCGTATTGGAATAAGGCACTAAAAGCCTATAAGCCCTATTACTAACATCTTTATTATCACTTTCTTTCATGAGATTATTGTTTTGATACAAAGATAAGGATTAAGGATTTATAAATTTAAAATTAACGTATTTTATGACAACGGATTCAGAATTTGTCCCGATATTTGCACTGTAGCATAAAAAAAATAAGACCTTATTGTTTAACATTCATAATTTATTTCTACATTTGCTGTACGTTACAGATTCAAGAATTATGAGAAATAAATTATGATAAAAAAAAATATTACTTGTCTTATCATAATTTGTTCTTATATTCTTCAAATCTGTAACGGGATTTTGGGATTTTCCGAACGAAAGAAAGACACGAATCGGATGGATATCCCCAAAAATCCATCCGATTTTTTTTGTTACAGATTATGAAGCTACAATTAGGTAGAAATATTAACATAAGTCTCAGACTTTTAGAACAGTGGTCAGATGATCCGCTGTTCATGGAATTGTATGCTTTATACTGTATGATAAAAATCTCCCGCCGGGATTCGAGAATAAGATTCAAAAACCAGAAAGATCTTCTTCATAAACTTGGAATCGGGTATTCGAAATTCAAGAACATGACAGGACATCCGATGTTTGACGAACTGTTCCGTATGACGGATAGTACGTTCGTTGCAAGAAGGTATCGTGTTAATGGCGTACAACTTACTCTTGGGTGCGGGAAAGTAAATATTCCAAAGAATAGGATTTTAATTAAGATAAAGAAAAATGAAATAACAAACCATGAAAAAGTCCTTGACAGGATAAGAGAGGCGATGTTTGTTAATTTAGTCAGAAACAATGAATCTGTACTGAACAGTGGAGAGACAAACTCTCAGGCTGAGGTCGTAGACGGAAGCCACTCGTATTATGGATTAATTGATTCGACGATAAGTAATAAAACAATTGCCTTGTACTTGAATGTAGGACTAACAAAAGCGAAAGAGATTGTCAGTGTGGCGATACAAGACAAGCTCGTAAAAAGGTTCGAAAACATACAATTTATAACATACGTAGATAATCCTCGTGCTTACATTGAAGCAAACGAACATAACTACCCAATAGGTAAGCTGATTCCGGTATATAGGCACGGAGCAGTTTTCTGGCAAATAGCAAATACCTGGACCTTGTATAAAAAAGGAGCAACAAACAGATGGTATTTTGGAGAGAAGGATATAGAGAAAGGAGAAAAAGAAAAAGTGAGTAAGAAAGACGATTTCAATTTCTTCTTAAAAGACAATACTCATATCCTACGTTTCCTGAATGCAGAAGAAGTTGTTTCCGAAGATGGCGAAATCCTTGGCATAGATCGTAAAAAGACAAAAGAAGAAGAAGCAAGGTCATTGGCTTCTTCTATGGCTAAAGAAGCGCATAAAGACTTCTGGGACGGATATGAGCGAAGTACACAAAACCAAATTATGAGAAAGTACTATCGCGCTATCATAGCAGAAGACAAGAAGCGCAGAATGGATATGTTCTTAAACTGTCTTAAACAATCATACGACAAGGTTAGTGGGTGGAGCAAGGAGAAGGTAGCCACGGTAAAGGCAGGCATGGCTGATGCGGAAGCCTGCTGTGCTGAGGTGGGGACGTCCGTTGCCGGGGTCTGTGGTAGGGTAAGTAGGAGAATGAAATCCTATAACAATACCGCTCCTGACAAAAAGTCAGGTTTTAATGAGGTACGGGATATGTATGCTGAGTTCGCCGGCGAGATGGCTAAAGCGGTTGGTTCGGTAAGCGAAGACATCTATATGTATGTTAAGGCAGAACAGTTTAAGGAAAAGATAGAGAATATGGATATATCTATCCAATCATTACCTAATTACAATACAACAGTAGGTAATGATAAAGAATTAGATGGTGAATCTGTATTCAAGGATATACCATTTGAAGAACTATCATTCTATAATGATACCTATCTTTATCCTTCATCTCAGTATTCATCATTGTAATGTTTGGTACTTGAGAGAGGGTCTGTTCTTAGTGGTCTCCGACAGAGCCGAAAAACGATAATCTCGTAGAACATCGACGGAAACACCCGTTAGCCACCACTATGCCATAACTGTATCAATACGAAACCACATTACTGTCTGTCACAAAGCCACTTATCCAACTTATTATTTCTTTTTAATTCTAATTAATTCATTTTATATTTTATGTTTTATCTTGTTTTCGTACTTTTGTTTTGTAGAACAAAATCAGAAAAAAGATGGCTATAAGTTACGACAAAAAAATCATGGAGTGCGTTCTTCGTTCAGTTATGTCCGAAGGTAATGTCGCACAAGGAAAGGCTATTAAGTCTATTTGTAAGTCACCAAAACCGCTGTTTATAACCGGTAAAGGAGGAAGTGGAAAAACAACGTTCCTTAAGCGTATTATACCGGCATTAAAAAATGCGGTTGTTGTAGCTCCTACAGGTGTTGCTGCTGTTAATGCAGGTGGTCAAACCATTCATTCATTTTTTAGAATAGGAATGCAGCCGTATATACCTGAAATACGAAAAGGTGCGTTTATGGATAACTGCGAATATAAATTCAACGGAGGTTCGGAAAAGATTTTACAGAATATAAAGTATCTTATCATAGACGAGATTTCTATGGTTCGCCCTGATCTTCTTGACAACGTGGCTGATATACTTCGTCATGCAAGAGGAGACAAGGATCCGTTTGGCGGCGTGAAACTTATTATGGTAGGCGACCTGTTTCAGCTTCCTCCTGTGATTAAAGAGGATTTTTTTAGAGAAATATACGATACATCTTATTTCTTTAGCTCCAAGTCTCTAATGGCTTCTGGTATGGAAATGGTGTCTTTTGAAAAAATATATCGTCAGAAAGATGAGAAGTTTATTAGTGTCCTTAATAAGGTGCGTGAAGGGCAGATGGATGATGATGTATTTGATACAATAAACAGCAGATGTATTCAGTCTGATAATAATCAAGGATATGTTGAGATTGTAACTACCAACTCAAAAGCTACGGCTATTAACGAAATGAGAATATCATCGTTACCAGGCTCTTTAAGAAAATTAGAAGCTGTTATAAACGGCGATTATCCTAAAGATGCTCCGGTTGAAAAAACTCTTTTCTTGAAAGAAGGATCAAGAGTTATGATAACAAGAAACGGAGGAGAGTACTTCAATGGCTCTCTTGGTACTGTATTATCTATAAAAAAGGGGGAGATTGAAGTAGTCCTTGATAAACCAAAAGATGATGAGCATACTAAGGTTGTTATAACACCATGTTCGTTTGAGAAAGTAAAATACGTAAGAAACGGATATAAGATAGAATCTGAAGTAGTAGGAGCTATTATTCAGTATCCTATAAAAATAGGTTATTCTATCACGATCCATAAAGCCCAAGGCCTGACATTGGATGCGGCTATGATGGACGTATCTAATTCTTTTGAAACAGGACAGCTATATACGGCTCTTTCAAGAGTAAAGTCTCTTGATGGATTATATCTTCGTCAACCTATTCCTAATACGGTAAAAACCAGCGATCAGGTGGTGATAAACTTCTATAAAAGGACTCTTGGTAATGGAGGTATTGTGAAACCGGTTCCAATGGAAGAGCTTGAAAAGTCAATGATTAATTTGTCAACCGGATCTGAAATAGATTTTGCAGAGTTTAATTTATAAAAAATATAGTTATGAAATTTGGAGAAGCTTTAGAAGAAGTAAAAAAAGGTGCGTTGATTGCACGTGCTGGATGGAATGGAAAAGGGATGTTCGTATTCCAGCGCCCGGAAGATTGGTTGTCTACTGATATGATAGTTAATAAAGTAAAGTCATTGCCGGATTCGTTTAAAAAATACGTAAACGATTATTATGACGTAACTGAAACCAACATGATTAAATTTTGTGCTTATCTGTGCATGAAAGATGCTAACGATAATATCGTAAACGGATGGTTGGCTTCGCAATCAGATATGTTGGCTGATGACTGGATGGTGGTTGGTTAAGATAACTTAGTTTATCACCGCTTTATTTTTTATAAATCAATCAATTATTCGCTTTTAAAAATTACAGTTATGAAAACAAAAGAAGAAAAACAAAAGAAGTTTGTGACAGAATTTGATATAAATGGAGAAAAGTATGGTGGATATATTTATGCTACAACTTTTTCCGAAGCTGAAGATTTTGTTAGACAAAGAAAAGCAACAGAGAAAGTTGTAGGTGGTCCGTGTTTAGAACAAGAAGAAATTAATCGTCTTTATAACCATTCCTCTTAGAATTTTTAATGATTCTTGTTTGTTGGCATAACCTTTAGATGGTGATACTATAGTATATAAGTACCTAATAAGAATATGGCAAGAGTAGATAAAATATTTCAAGACAATTTGGCTCTTATAATGAGCCAGCCGTGGGAAGAAGTGAAGCGTCCGGTCTACGGTGACGGGACAGGCGTCAAGGTGAAGCGTATCCTACAAGTATGTAACCAGTACGATCTTCGTCGGGAATTTCCTCTTGGTTCACTTAGACCTACTAATCTTAAAAATTCCATAAAAGAAATATTGTGGATTTGGCAAAAAAGATCGGTAGACGTCAAAGATCTTGGTCTTCATATCTGGGATCAGTGGGCTGATGATAATGGAAATATCGAAGAATGTTATGGAGATATGGTGAACAGACATGTTTATATGGGAACCGGAAAAGCTCCAGAGGGTATGACAGATATCCATGATGGTCTTTACGGTTTTCTTAACCAAACAGACTTCATTCTTTGGTCACTCAAGAATGATCGTTCGTCAAGAAGAATAGTAGCATCCATGTTCGATCCTGAAACCAATAGTCTTAAGCCTCTTCAAGAATGTGCGTTTCAGATCAATTTATCTGTTAAAGGAGATGAGTTGTATATGACGCTTTATCAGCGCAGCCAGGATATGATTACAGCTTCTTGCTGGAATGTAGCTCAATATGCGGCGTTGATGATGATGTTCGCTCATGACGCCGGGTTAAGGCCTGCTATTTTCACTCATTTTATACAAGATATGCATGTGTATGACCGTCACGAAGAACAGGCAAACGAGCTCCTTCGTCGATCTCTCTTCGGCCCGGTTCCGCAGGTTACTATCTCGTCTCGTATGGAAGGGAAAGGATTTTATGATTTCGTAGCTGATGATTTTGAGGTATGGAATTATGAACCGAAGGAGCAAATAAAATTTGAGGTTGCAAAATGAAAATAAGCATAGATAGAAGGGTCAAGATGGTTCCTATCATGGAAATCAATGCCGGAGATGAAGTTAATATCGGAGGCTTTGATTATGTTGTTGAAAGCATAACCCCATGTAGGAAAGGATCTTATTCAGATGCGTATGGAATTAGGTTGGTCATGTCTTCTTACAAACATGGCCAACTTGTAAGAAAAGTAGATAGTGTTTTTTCTATCGATTCTATTTTAGTATTTCTCCCTAAAGGAGATTCTGTTGTAGTAGAGTGCTCTTATAGAGAACTTGAAGAATGTTTCCCTAAAATATAGTACAATGACAGGCGAAGAAAAATGTAACCGATGCGAGCAGTTTGGACCGAACGGTCTCACTGATTATCCATGCAAAAGGATTCCATCAAGGAACTGTCCTTGGTTTATAAAAATATCGGATAAGAAATACAAAAAGATTCTTGCCGATAGGATGAAAAGAATTAATGAGAATGAGAAACTTAAGCAGGAAATGATGAAAGATCAGGATCTTGTTGAAGAAGTAAAACAAAACACGAAAAGATTAATGCAATGAAAAAGAAAAATATAAAACCAGAAGAAGTGGAAGTCGTTATTCCTAAAGAAGTAGAAGCTATTAACATATGTGGAGATATCAATAGTTTTATAAAACATATTATATATGTCAGCTTGGATAAGGTAAGTAGTGATAGGGCATTTGTCAATAACGATATTCTGTATATGGTTACATACGCATCTATAAAAGGTGAAAATATACCTGTTGGGGTATTAGCAAAACAAAAAGAAGCTGAAACAGAAGATATCGCTATGCCGTTTGAGGATATTGGAAGGGACGTAAATGTCGTGTATCCTATTGAAATAGGAAAGATGTTTAAAGGTTTTTACATTCTTAGTAACGGTGCTGTGGCTATCGATTACGAACTTACAGATAGTGGAGGCTTTGAAAATGACGATAGTATTGGTAAAATCGACATGAATCTAAATTGATACATTATGGTATTATATATAGCAGCAGACCCAGGAAAAGATGGAGCCATAGCCTGCATCGATCAGGACAGTAAACTAATATCAAGAATCTCCACTCCGAGAATATCAGCTTCAGGACCGGTAGACTTGACTAAAGAATATGTTTTTTGCCGAGATACGATCGTAGAAAACAATCCTGATAGGGTAGTGTTCGTCATAGAGGACGTCCACGCCCTATACGGGGTCAGCACGTCCTCAACAGCCTCCCTCATGGAGAACAAAGGTCAACTGCATGGGCTGTTCCTCTCCCTCTGCATGGCATTTCCGGACATAAGTTGCTCCGTTAATTTCATAGCCCCTAAAACATGGCAGAAATTGGTTTGGACGCATTCTGATAAGGTCATGGAGGCCAGTAAGGTGAATACTAAGAAAACGTCATTGTCTTGCGCTAAAAGGCTGTGGCCAAACGATACGTTCGTTAAAAACGAAAGATGTAAGACAGCCCATGACGGTATAGTTGATGCGATGCTTATAGCAGAAGCCGCAAGAAGAACAATTTAATATATTTTAAATCATTTTAAATCAAATTAATTCGTAATTAGATTTTAAAATAATACATTTGCAGTGTTAGATAATCATAATCGTAAGTTTTTAAAAAAATGAAAGTAAGAGTTCCTGGCATACTAATGAATGAGAAACTTTCAAACATTTCAAAGATGTTTGATAAGGTTCTAAAGGATTGTGTCACATCGAATATAAAAATTACTTTATATTTTGATCATATCCGGATACAAGCCATGAACGAACGTATAACATATACGGATGATATTTTCGATGTGAATACTGATATTTCTTGTGACCATAAGTTTTCTCTTTTAGTAGATGCCGGGACTCTTATTTCGTTTTTTAAAAATCATAACCAGGATATAGAGATAGAGATTAAAAGCGATTACAGTATCGTTTTTAAATACGATAGAGGATCTTTTTCTTCTACTTGGATTGAGGATAAGGCTTTCCCTGATTTCTTTTATCCTGTAGGTGATGGTATTCGTGTTATGAGTTCGTCTTTCATTCAGTCTATGAAAAGATCTTTTGCGTTTGTTGGATCGGATGAATTTAGACCAGCTATATGCTCGATTCTTCTTAATGTGAAGAAGGACTATATTGACATTGTTTCTACTGATATGTTCCGTCTGTTTATAGACAGGAAAGAGTATGCTAATTCAGTAGAAGAAAGGTCGATTATGCTAAGTGAGGTCGCGGCTTCCATCTTATATCGCTTTCTATCTGATAAAGATACGGAGATCAGTATTTCCACAGATGGCGTTAGGACGTTCTTATGCTTTGATAATGTGATTATATCGGATATGAACGTAGAACAACAGTATCCTAACTACGAATACGTATGTAACAAATTCGAAAAATCTTCAAGGGTTAAGTTCGACAGGGATTTGCTTATATCGGTTCTTAATTCCATGACTTTAGTGGATAATGTTGTCAATGTTAAGGTAGATAAAGAAAACGGCATAACGGTAATGTCTGAGGATTTTGGAAATAGAAAAAAGATAATGGAATCAATGCCTTTTAATGCGCTTGAGGGCCCGTGTTTTAATTTTTCTATCGGTAAGGAAAATATACTGTCTTCCGTAAAATCACTTATAAAAGGAGATACTGTCATGGATTGGTCTGATCAGTATAAGATGATAAAGATGTTCAATCCTAAATACGAATCAACATACGTCTTAAATCAAACATTGTATAATCTATAAAAAAAAAAATAATAATATGGCTTTTAGAGAAAACAGAAGTTTTGGTACAACTTATTATTTGTATATTAGTTCAGATGGTAACTTGTATGAAAAAAGTAACGAGCCAAAAGAAGGTTTTGTTCAGCACATAAATCCTAATAGCGGTCGGCCGGCAGGATATTGGAAAGAGTATTATAATGGAGTAGTTGGGTACATCAATTACATTGGATTAAAGTCGAGTACTTTCTCTAATGGAAATACTGTTACTAATTTCCTTATCGTATTAAAAGATTACGAGCTTAATGAAAACTATTGTATTTCCATACCTCTCGTCAATCAAAAAGGAAATATCAAGGGCTTTGTTAAGAGCTTCGTAAAATACTACGAAAATATCGATTTCAGTCGTGAAATTTATTTCAATATCTTTAAGAAGAAGAAAGATGACGAGTTTGGATCTTCGGAACTTATTATTGCATATGCCGGAGTAGACGGAGAAAAAGATCAGCTTGTTGAACGTTTTTATAAAAAAGGCGTAAACGGTTGGCCTGACCCTGTTGAAGTTACAGGATTTGATGGCAAGAAAAGCCTCGATTATTCAGCTCAAAACAACTTTACTTATCAGAAGATTACTGAATATTCAAACAGGTTCAATGCTTCTATTAAAGATATCAGAGCAGGTATAATGGCTAAATTAGGTTTAGGAGGAAATACTCAGCAAGAGCCTACAGCCCCTCAGACTTATACCCAGCAGCCGGCCGCGCCTCAACAGGTTCAACAACCTCAGTCTGTTCCGAGTGCTATTCCGTATCAGAATTACCAACAGCCTGCTCAACAGCCAGCACAGTATCAGGCACCGGCTTATACGCCACAGCCGACTGCTCAGCCTGCTGCACCTGCCCCGGCGCCTGCTACAAGGAGCACCAAGCCTCAGCATCAGACGCAGCCACAGCCGCAAGCACAGATGCCGAACTTTCCTCCTATGGAAGAAGATGACCTTCCATTTTAATATAAACATCAGCCCAGGAGAATAACATCTCTTGGGCTTTTAAAGATTGTGTAGAATGACAGTAGAAATAGTTACAAGATTTCCCCTTATTAAGCTTCGTAGGAAAGTGACAGAAGAAAGGATTATGGCGAAGCATGGGGATAAATTATGTATGATCTACTCAGAAACCAGAGAAAAATATAAGCAAGGAGATGAGTGGGTCGATGATCCTAATGATGCAGACATAAGTACTTTTCGTGAGTGCTATGAATCAACGAAGGACATAAAAAAAGAAGGTATTGTTTATTGTGCTATAAAAATATGATTATGGATAAGTTAGAAGATATTGAAAGACTTCTTTATGAAAAAGAAGATAATAAGAAGGATACTGTTTCTGAAAAGAACAACAAACATAAAAAAGAGGATAAGGTCGTTAATAAAATACCTGAATCGTATTTGACTCCAGGGTATCAGAAGACTGTTCAGGTAGGTATTAAGAAGCTGTATCCTGATGTCGTGGCACCTGAATACAAACATGATGGTGATGCCTGTTGTGATATTCGTGCATATAGAGTAGTGAAGATGATGAATGACATGGGAGTAGAAATAGATGTTCCTTCCGATTTTGAATCAATTACCTTATATCAAGGTTATTCTGTTAGAATCGGAACAGGATTCAAGTTGAATATACCAGAAGGTTGGTGTGTGAATGTGGAAGGAAGATCTGGATTCTCTTTTGACGAGGGAGTGGTAGTTACTAACGCTCCTGGCAAATGCGAATTTATCTACAAAGGAGAGTATATGGTTAATCTTACTAAAATCAATAAAAAACCGACCGTAATCCGCAAAAACGATCGAATAGCTCAGATGGAAATCGTTCCACAATACAAAATGGTATTGGAAGAAGTAACAGATATTGAGGTAGAAGACGGGAATGAACGTGGAGAAAAAGGTCTTGGTAGTTCTGGAGTTAAGTAATGTTTAAATATTTTTAAAATGAGCATGTTAGGTTTTACATTCATCACAGACAGCAAGCTGTCAATGTACAGGGAGAAAGCTATTAAATCCGAAAATCTTGCAAAGGAAATTGAGGAAATGCAGGATAAGGCCGCTTCTTACAAGGAAAGGCTTTCCGAACTCAAGTCAGATATCGCTTCAAAGGATAAAGAGATTTTATCTGTTGGCAAAGATCTTTCTGAGTCTAAGGAAAAGATTGACGCCTTGAAGGAAAATCAGAAAAAGTTGATAAAAAGCGTCAAGAAGAAAACGGAAGAACTTGATGCTGTCAATGTCGATCTCGACAAAGCCAGGTCTGATCTTGATGAGGCTAATTACAAAATCAGAAACTTGGAAGAAAAGAAAAACAGTATCTCATCTGAATTAAAAAAGAAATCAAATGCATTGATTGAAGCCAGGATCAGAATAGGAGATTTGGAAAACGAGGTTTCGGTTGGGTCCAAAACAATACAAGAGTTAGAATCGAAGCTGAAATTAATGCAAGTAGAATTAAGAGGCTACCAAATAGGTATAGTCGGGAAAGATAAAAACAATGTCGCTGAGCCGGAATTGGATAAAGATGAGGAGTCAGATAAGGATGTGGCAGAATCGGAGAAATTTGATAAAAATAAGGAAGTTAAATACAATACGCTTCTTGATACAGATGTGATTCAGGAAGAAGCAGGTGACATTGTGGAGCCCGAAAACGAAGCTGAACGAGTAAAAGACACTAAAAAGAAGAAGAAAAAAAAGAAGTAGGTATTTTAATCCTTTTTATATTTTAATGTTTGCCATATTATGGGTTAGTACTTAACTTTGCGTTGAGAGAGTTTTTAGGATAATTATTGGTTAAAAATTTAGCTGTTATATGCAGGCGTCTGTGAAGGCTCCTGCATATTTTTAAGGTCCTGTGGCTTAGTGGTGAAAGCAAGATGCTCATAACATCGAGATCGTGGGTTCAAATCCCTCCGGGACCACTGTCCAATGGTGTAGCGGTAGCACAACAGATTTTGGTTCTGTTAGCGGAAGTTCGATCCTTCCTTGGATAACGGTACATATTTTGTGTAAAGTGTTAATTATCTAAGTGTTTGTGGTGTGTGAACATAGCAAACATTAAATGGCCCATTAGTTTAACGGATAAAACCCTTGAGTCCTAATCAAAAGTTGCCTGTTCGATTCAGGCATGGGCTACATGGCTTGTTGGATGAGTGGTTTAGTCAGGGATCTGCAAAATCTCGTAGGGCGGTTCGATTCCGCCACAAGCCTCTAAAAAAAGTAAGACAATGAACTACCCAGAGCAACAAATGCTTAAGATCCTTAATAGGGATCTGTTAAGTAATCCGATGTATGTTATTAACAATCTTCATATATATGATTGGGAATCTGACTTCCTGGCCATAACAAGATCATTGTACGCTTATGAAGTAGAGGTCAAGATGTCTAAGCAGGATTTCTTTAACGACTTCAAAAAAGATAAAAAACATAAGGTTCTTAAGGACGGCATTATTAAGGTAGGTGGTGTCATAAGTTATCCTCCAAACTATTTCTACTACGCCTGTCCGCCTAACATGATTGACGTAAGTGAAGTTCCGTCTTATGCTGGACTGATTTATGTCGATGTTAGTAAAAATAGGAAGAACATCGTTAAGGCCGCACCTTTAATTCATAGACAGAAGTTTGATGTAGTGGGTAGGAAACTGGTGGATAAGTTTTACTACAATATGCTTACTTGGAAGAAAAGAGCTATTTCAAACGTGTATGCGGACCCGGCCAAGGAAAGAGAGAAGGGCGTGCGTGCCGGAGCTGAGGCTGTAAGGAAGTCGGCCTGGGATGCGTTCAGGGCACAGTGCCCGCACATCGTTTTCCCTTATGGAAAAGAATTTCCGATGTGTGACGATCATGAACAAGATCATCCCATGAGAGACTGCATACTTCAGTGTGAAAAAGGTAGAATATTTAAAAACGTATTAAAATGAGCACCCCACGTGAATTAAGCAGGATAGCTAATAGGATAGCCACGAAGATGACTGGCGATGGATGGATCAGCCCCGGTAGAAAGAATCTTGTCTCTGATAAGAAGGTCATGGAATTAATAGATTTGATCTTTAATGAAATATGGAGGGAATTAGATGACGGGAAAAGAGTCCATATCATAAAACAGATGATTTTTAAAAAGATTTTTGTCAGTAGGCAAAAAGATAAATACTACATACAATGCATAGAAAAAAGGGACGCCAAATAGACGCCCCTTTTCTTTTTCTGTAAGTAATTGTTATTTCATTACTTTCCTTACCAACTTAGAAACAGCTTGTGTGATAGTCCACTTGATGTTTGCATTAACGTTGATAGTCTGAGGAGTACCGTTTGCATCCAAGTTAATTACATCCTTGTCTATTTCCAAGAACGGATCACCTGCTGTCTGGGTAATAACCGTATTAGCCGTCTGACCTCCGGCGGCCGTCACCTTAAGAGTATTTACCAGATCGTTTACATCAGTGTTCGCAGCAATATCGGAGAATACGATACTGAAAGCAAATCCCCCTGTTGCACCAGGGTCGTCGGCAATAACAGCACCGTTATTGGTAGCCTTGCCTGCTGCCTGATAGGAGGCTGGTATTTCCAGCGTCAGAGGATGAGACTCGTCTGGAGTTAAGGAGAACGTTAATTTAGTTGAGTTACTTGTACCGTTGATTGTTACAGTACCACCTTCTTTCCCTACAGATGCAGTAGGATCTATTTTTACGAACTCAGCTACCGGAGCTTGGTTTATGGTAGCACTTTTCTTAACACCCCCTGATTCGGCACCAAATTCTACTTGTTGCGTGCGTTGTACACGACCTTCGTATTTTTCACCTGATACGGTAACCGCCTGATCACCATCACCTGATCCCGGATTGAAGGTTACAAAACCTATTTTCATTTCTGCCATGACATTTATTTTTAATTGATTAAGATACCGACAAATATATGATTATTTTTATTCTCTTACGTCATTGATTTATTTTTATTAAATACGTAGCGCTATGGTTTTTTTATCATGTTTTAATCCTATTTATTTCTTTGTTGATTATTTATTATGTATATTTGCAACATCAATATAAAACATTATAACCATGAAAGTAGATTTTTTTAACAGTAAGGATTTTTTAGGATCTAAAACTAAAGAAAGCAAGATCCGGAAGTTGTCAATCAGTAAAAGTAAGATAATGACTATCTCTGTCGATAATTTGAATTGGATGGGGGTAACGGATGCGGTTGTTATCGGCTTAGAAGAAGGGAAGATATTTGAAGGAGTTGAAAATACGGTCTTTTATCTGGCTGCTTCTGATGTTGAAGACGAGAGATCGTTTAAGGTAAATAACCTTGGTGTAAAATACAAGAGAATTTACTTAAAAGACCTGCTCGATTATCTTGGATGGGATATAGGAGAAAATTCTTATGCTGTGTATGATATTATAAAAGAAGACAGTAGTCTATTCCGTCTTCAGTTTAGGGTAATAAAAAAGAGTAGGAGTGAAAAATGATGAAAGATTTGGATATTAAAAACAAAAGAATACTACTATTTGATTTTGACGGGACGTTGGTTGAAACCAGATCTGGAGGTCTTTATGCAAAAGATCTTACTGATATGAAGATTAAGCAAGATGTCGTGAATAGGGCACTTGATCTTATGGAGCAAAATGGCGTTAAGTACTTTGGTATAATAAGCAACCAATGTGATGTGGGTGTCGGGTTTGTTTCCGATGAAGATATTGATGCGAAGATAAATTATGTCCTTAGATGCGTTCATGATCTTGCGGTGAAAAGAGGTATAAGAGGAGTAGTGTATGGTCATTATGAGTGTTTTTCAATTGATGAACATGATCCGATGATGAAGCCTAATCCCGGTATGGTATATAAGGCGCTTGGTGCTTGTAGGTTGATGATGGATGGCATAACATATGAAGATATTACGAAAATGATGCTGATGGTAGGAAGCGCCAGTGGTATGCCAGGTCAGTTCTCTGATTCGGATAAGGTATGTGCTGAGAAGGCCGGAGTTGACTATATGGACGTCATTCAGTTTGTTGGTAAAGATCTTGATTTAAATTATGTGTTGTCCAAAGAACATACAAGTGAAGGACTGGTTGAGTTTAGGGACGATTTTGTTTATATTTTTAGTAATCCTTATGGGGTTGATCTTAACATAAAAATTGAATTACAGGATATTTATCGTTCGGAGTTGGTTACTCCTCCTATTTGTAAACCTCCTTTATTTACTTTGAAGGTTCGTATTAAAAAAGATCAGGATTATGGAGGATATAGCGATATTATAAGAATAGATAAAGGAGACAATAATATTACATTTACGAGTTTGTATCATGAAAGTAAAGAAAACGGCGATAGTTTATCATAAATCGGATTTAGATGGCGTTGTGTCGGCAGCCATCGCAACCATGTACGAAAACAGTAAAAACAAGGATGTTATTTATATCCCGTATTCGTATGAAGATGATGTAAAGAAAGTTATTGATAAAGTAGATGAATGTGGGGTTGTTTACGTTCTTGACGTGTCTTTCGGAGCCGATTCTAAAACGATTTTCAAGAAATGGCTTGATGAAGGAAAGAGCCTGATGTGGATAGATCATCACAAGGGAATTATCGAAGATAGTAAGACATGGGGGTTCGTAGTTCCAGGGTTGAGGAGAGTCGGTACCGGTGCGTGCGCACTGGCCTCGGACCTGCTGATGGGGAAGGTGCCGGCGATAGTCAGGTGCTTATCAGACTACGATGTGTGGAATAAAGAATCCGGTTTAGGCTGGGATACGGTAGTAGCCGTCCAGTATGCCTTGAGATCAAAAATAAGACTCAATGTGTTAATAGCATTGTCGTATTTGTATGACCATTTTAAAGAAAATATGAAGGACAATGAGGTGGATTTAATTTTCTATGATCTCGCTAAAGAAGGACGTGCTATAATTAACTACATGGCCGGCAAAAACGAACAAGAGGTAAGTGCGTGCTCGTTCGAAGCTTACGTAGACGAGGTTAAGGTCGTGGCGATGAATACTACAGAATTTAGTTCCAAAGTATTTGATTCTCTTACACCTGACTGGTTAGATGGTAGAAAAATTAAAGCCCTGATGCCATTTTGTATTATGCCAGGTGGTAAAGTCCGGTTCTCTCTTTATGAATGCGTGGAAGACGGCGTAGATTGCTGTGAGGTAAGTAAGAGATTTGGTGGTGGAGGACATGCTGGTGCTGCTGGATTCGTTATAGACGTATCAAGTGACCAGTTTAAGGACTTCCTTGAAAGTAAAAAACTTTTATCGAAATGAAGTGTGAATTATATCAGTTCTATCCGGAAGTATATCCTTTTAATCTGTGGATATACGTAGGAAAAGACGTATCTGGCATGGTAGAATGTTTCAATAACGATTTTAGTTACGTAGATAATAGCAAGGCTGTAACTGTATCCGTTCCATACGGAGGGTGTAAATTAAATCCTAATACGGGATTTTTGATATGGTTTCTTAATAAGAAAATAATTGATTTTGAAACAGTTTGCCATGAGGCATCCCATGTTTCTACTAAAGCTTTTAATTTCTTAGGAGAAGAAGTAACAAACTCATAACCATTCTCGTATCTCAATGGATGGATAGGAAGAAAGTGCGAGGAAGTAAAGATCGGAATAGCCGAAGATAAACTAATATGGGAAAGTAAATAATTACCGTCGTAAAATAAGTATGGGGAACTTTGGATAGGTTCCCCATATTTTTATGTGATGAGGGAGAGGAATGGTGAAATGTTTATGTGATAGGAGAGATATGAGAAAGAGGTTTATGTGATGAGAGAGATGAGAAAAAATATTTATGTGATGAGAGAGAGGGGGTACCTATCACGAACCTCCCGCCCCCGAAACGCGCTTTCTCCCCCACACCCCCTTCGCTGGAAAACCGGAAACGCGTTTTCACCTCAAACATATAAACTCGCTGATTATCAACAGTTTATTTAAATTATTGATAATCAATGTATTATTATAACATATTGATTATAAGCAACTTAAATAAACATATATTCTACATATTAATGTACGCGTATAATACTGCTCTTGTGTGTTTTGCAACTTGCTGATAATCAGATAATAGAATCGAAATTAATACAAGTTAACAAAAAAAAGATAGCATATATATATGTAATACTGAAAAAGGTTGTATATTTGCACCGTATTCAAGCGAGAATATTGGCGTTACATAATGAAGCTATATATATACCTCCGTTGGGTGTATTGTATGGTGATACCTTTTGCCTCTTTGCGTTGTAAAGTGGTGATATATTGAGGTGATATTGTTTAACAAATAAATACATATTGATATGATTACAAAGAAAAATGTTAACAAGCTACAGAACGCTGTTATTAAAGAGAATGCCTCTAACCTGGTGGGTGCTGTAAAGTTGTATAATGCTTTATTTGCAAATGGTGCTGACCTGAAAGCAATTTGTAAGACGTTGGAAATACCAGCCGAATATGCTGTAAAGGTTGCAGCACTCGCAAAGGACAAAAAACGGCTGGTTGCCGTGTGTAGCCAAATGTTGCCTAAAGTGGGTGATACCTTTGTTAAATTTTCTCTATACTCTAAAGTATATAAGGATAACAAGGTAGACAAGGAGAAAGGAATAGAGGCAAAAACGGCCGACTGGTGCGCGGAAAATGTGATTTATGGCGGGGAGTATAAATCTTTCGGTTTTTCAACCGCTGAAACGTTGGAGACTAAAAAAAGCGCAAAGTGGCTTGTTAAAGAAACGGATGAGTATAAAGCTACTTATGTAGCCGTTAAGATTAAATCTTATTCAATCCGTACCATTGCAAAGTGCGTGAGTGAGTATTTAACACATGAAAGCAACCAGCAGTAAAAAAAAGGTTAGGCGCGTACCGTTAAACGCGCTTGTACGCCGTTGTCAGTGGGTGCACGTCCCGCGTATGCTTTAGACTGAAGCTGACAAAACAGAGAGTTATTTTACATATTGGAGATAGATATACCGGTATCGAAGCCGTTGGCAATTAAAGATACGGTATTGCTGCATGAACTGCACTAAATAAGTGTGGTTTATGTTAGGTATGTTAGTACAGTTTGGAAAACATACCGTTGTACGCGGTTTATCTCCAGACCGAAACGTGTCTTACTTGCCTACACGTAAAATAGGACAAGGCTGTAGATTAAATTACAGGGTATAAACATGTAGCCTACCATGTAGGAGCGTGCCGTATCAAAACGCAAGGACACTATGCCGTTATGTGTGGCGAAATAGTGTAGCAGACGGAAAATATAATAACAACATAGTACGAGCCTGTACGCAAGAACTACGTACTAATTACGGGCTGTTGGTTGTAGCATAAAATCTCTATAGAATAGGAATGCGTGTCCGGTTCGATTCCGGAGCAACCTCTAAATTATAAACAATACAATAACATGGGAAAGAAAGCAATGATCAACGCTTTAATTGAAGCGTTCAATAAATCTAAAAACAGTTGCGTAAAAATAACATTGCGCAACTATATCGAGACGGTGGAAACATTGAGCGAAAGTGAGTATAAAGAGGCGGAGGGTTTCTATATCGAAGCACTTAACCGCTGGAGTTAATCATAATTAAAGCATAAAGAAAATGGAAAGGAAATTTAAATCTCACATGGTAGACGTTCGCGGTCTGTCCAGGAAAGAAGCTAAAGAAAAGCGGAAAAGAGCGTATCGTGAATTTATGTTGTATCGTGATCTCAAAGAAGCGTATCATGCCGATACAGGAAAGGACAAATGCAAGCGTAAAGTTCATACATCACGAACATACGTCAAGGAAAACATAAACAGCATTTAAATAGGAGTAGGGTTGTTCCGAACGTCGGAGCAGCCCTATTTTCGTATCCTACTCTTTCTATTTACGGGTAGGTATTCTGAGAGTGAACGGCGGATGTGTGCCATATTGGTCTAAAACGAAACTAAAATAGGATAGTTTGGATATAATGCCGGTATTTTGTCTATATCATGTCGTTAAAATTGGTCTAAAACGAAACTTGAGGCGGTTTTCTGACCCAAAATAGGGTGTCGGATGCCGCCTTTTTCATCTCTATGGATTGAAAATCAGGCTTATTGTATTTTTCTTAAAAACGAGGTATGCTTGATTATCAATTAGTTATGTTTTATAATACCCGTATTTTCGGACATACTTATTGTAAATTTTTTATTTTATGTGGTGGTTTTTATTAGTATCTGACCTGTATTTTTTATCGGTTGGAGTAAGGTCTATGTTAGAGTACGGACCAGATCAGTATAATATCGTGATGGTTTTTTGCTTTTTGTTTCTGGCTTTGATTATAGGTCTGAATATCTATCTTGATAGGAGGAGCAGGCGGTAGGGCGTGGGCTGAAGGCTCTCTATTTTCTCTATGGAATGATATTATCTCCAAATCCCCCATACTCCATGCCAGAGTATAAGCTTGTAGCGCTCTCTGTATGCCGGTAGTGAGGTGGTAGGGCGTGGGTTCTATGCGGAAAGCCGGAGGATTAGCGGGAGTTGGAGAGGGGGAGAGGGAGGGCACTCTCTTCCAACAAAATTCAATAGATCAGAGCTTTAAAACAGCATTTTGTAGTTTCTTCCAACAAAATTAAGGATTGCAGTGCTTTAAAACAGCACAATGTAGGATTTTCCAACAAAATTAAGACTTACAGCGTTTTTAAAACAGTATTCTGTAGGTAAGAGTTAAGGACTGCATTATGTGAGTATTTTTTTTTTTCAATCGGAATGTTTAACAATTAAAACATAAACAACATGAACGTATATGACTTTGCGCCTGACTTAGATTTGAGTAAGGAGGTAGAAGGTTCTATTTTCGGGGTAAAAGGAATAGAAGGCAGTGATGGAATAGTATATGCTAAGGTAGTTAGCTGTGTAGACGTTAAGGATTACAGTTGTGATAGGTGTATTTTTTATGATTGTTATAAGGATAAATGTTTATTATCGCGTAGTGATAGTTGTATAGATGGAGATTGGATTTGTAGGTACGAACAGGCTGCCATAGAGGGGGAGTAGGCGGCGCCTTGGGCTAAGGCCTGCGGTTGTAGGTGGAACGTAGGTCGGAGCAGAGCCTGGACAGTTTATTGTGGAACGTAAAAAAGAAGGAGGAGATAGCGATATGAAAAAGGCATTTAAGATATTTTTTATTATGTTTGTCATAGAAATAGTGCTGATAGCTATTTTAGATGCTATGGCGTAAGTGAGAAAAATTTCTTCATTAATTTTCTTATGCTTTAGACAAAGTGCTCCCGTCTGCGAAGATCGGAGCACTTGCTTTATGGGATTCATGGTGCGGTAGGTCGGTTCGATTCCGGCGATCTCACACAACATTAAAAACAAAGGAGGAAAGAAAATGAAAGATGGCATTAAATTGCATCCAGAACACGGATTGAATCCGTCTATAGAAGTCTGCATGATATGTGGCGAAGAGATGGGGATTGCTTTATTAGGGAATAATATCAAAGGGCAGGCACCGCATCATATATGCACGGGCGGAGTATGTGACAATTGCAAAAAGATAATAGATGACGGAGGCTGTTTTATTATCGAAGTCGAGGATGGATCAGATCAAAAGAATCCGTATCGTACAGGGAGATATTGTGCGATAAAGAAAGAGGCAGCAAAGAAAATACTTGGACAGGAGCATAGTATTGTGTACATGGAAAAGTCTGCATACAGTCAAATAATACCACAAAAATAAAGAAGGATATGTTTACAAAAGAAGAGCGATTATTTATTTGGAAAGAAGCATATAGGGAAATCGAAGAATTACGTACTGGAGAATATATATGCGTTGCATTGAAACATGCAGTATTTAAATTTTTTGTAACTCCTAAAAATTCCGGAACTTTTTATGGGATGCCTTTATATGAACTGGTGAGAACATATTTCCCGGAATTGGAGAAAAAGAAAAGTATGGCTACAGAACCAGAAGGAAAATGGGGTATGTATGGATGGTTTGGCTGTATTAGTCCAGAAACGAGGGAGGTGAGGCTAAATATCGTAAAAGACATTATAAAAGAATTAGAATAATATTTTTGTTAATCTATTTTATTCATCAAATTAAGTTTTGGGTTTTGGCATGTCGGTTCGTGAGGATAGACATGCCTATTTCTGTATCATAGAGGGATGACGCGGCGTGCCGGTGCGTATGTGCCGGTCCTGGTTCGATTCTGGGCATCTCACAAACAATAAAACATAATTATATGGAAGTAATAACATTCGGTCCGAACATGGATTTGTCTTCTAAAGAAGCAGGGGATGTATTTAGATTAAAATTGTATGGCATAGAGTATGAGGTCAAAGTAGTTAGTGACGACGAAGAGCCTGTTATGTTCTGCAAAGATTGTATATTTTTTAACAACACAGGACGGTGTTCACTCTCAGGATCGCAAGACTGGTGCTTAAAAAAGCAAGTTGTTTACTGTAAAATAAGACATGATGGGGGAATTTAATGCGAAAGACGCCAATTTCTTATGGCGTCAAATGGGTAAGATTGACGGGGTGATAGAAACTCTGAACCGTACCGGAGGAGAAATGCCGACAATTATAGCCGGAGTGCTAAAAAGAATAAGAGACGATATAGATAAGTTTGTAGATAATAAAACGAAAGATTATGAGAATATACAAGAATGATATTATAAAGGCGTCAGCAATAAGCACCGGAGCCGACAGAGGTGTGTTGCTGTGTTCAATAACAGATTCAGGCTTTACGTCTATAGCGGGCGTAATATCGGCTGTTAAGGATAAGTTACCAAACAAAGATCATAAGAAGATAGTTTTTGAAATTTTGAATGATACGAAAAAAGAGTACGGAAGATATAATAATTGCGGAACAAAAGTATTGTAATAAAGAGTAAAAAACAATATGTTTATGTAATGTTAGTTTTTTCATTTTTATTGAAAGGAGCGCCGGCCTGTGAAGGTATGCGCTCTTTGTATTTATATAATGCATAAAACAATAATAAGATGACAGATAATAACATAGATGTGAATATCGTACCTGTAAAGAATGGTGCGAAACGTGTTGTGGTATCATATTACCATTATTCACGCAAGGACAAAAATCACATGAGTTCCCAAACGGATTACGTGTGGGAAACAAAGAATGAAGAAATGTTTAAATACTTTGAGGCCAGGAGGACAAAAGTATTTTATAGTCAGATTCGTGCCATGTGTAGATTCTATGGCAAGAAAAATGTACGTAAATACAAAAAGCTATGATATTAAAAACGACAACCAACGAGTTTTGTTTCATTAACGTAAGTTTCTATGAAACAATAGCAGATCCTCGCTATTTCTTTGAACAAGATTATGAAGAGATGCCGGAATATGAGGAAGAATCGGATTTTGATTTTGATTCTTATTGCAATAAGTTTATTCCTTTTGTACAGGAATGGGCGAATGAGGTAAGTGAACGCCTTTACGGATATGGCGTGAATAACATAAAGGTAACATCGGTCGGACATCCGAGAGAATACAATTATGGTACCGATTGGATGAACGTAGAGGTAGAGTTTTGTGATGAATGGAGGCAAAAGATGTTATCTAACATTGGTAAGATTGTCAATGATGATAAATGCAAGAAGTATGCGGAGGCTAATTACCGGTCGGTATCAGGATTCATCTTTTTAGGGCCTGAAGATTTAAAGGAATTTGAAAAGGAAATAATAGAAAGAAAGTCAGATTCGGGATATGATGTAATAATATTATTAAATATGTATCTAACTTTGGCTTTTGTAAGAGAATTTGGATTTAAAGCCGGAGAAGCGTGGAGTGAAATAACAGAATATGCTTACGGATGTTTGTCGTATTCCGATTTTGCAACAACAGAGATGCTTATACCAGAAGGTTCGGAGCATTTATTCAAAGACATTTACACGGCAAAGGCCGACGAATTATATCATCATGTCCTGGATAAATTCGGATGGGCGTGGCGTGATCCGAAATATAAATCAGAAACAGAATTATGCTCAATGTTAAAATGGGCAAAAGAAAAAGGCTTGACCATTGAAGAGTTAAGTATTTAATTGTTAAACATAAGGCAGTAGTGGTGCGTGAGTATAGGTGCTGCCGTTAAATTATTTTATAATATGAAAAAAGAAGAGATTCAAACTATTTTATACACAATAAAAGAAGGAGATAGTATTAAGATTAAAGTACAAGACAAAAGTGAAGAGATAAGACTGCGGGATCATGTAAGAAGAACGCAGAAATACGGATACAGATTTTGTTTGTCTCATTTGCATGATGGAATTTTCTACTTGGAGAAGTTGGAAGAAGGGGATAAGGATAAATACTATAGAGTAATAAACAGAGGAAATGGAAAGACCGGAGTATAATAAGCTACGCAAAATGGCTAAGACTACTCCAGGTCTGATAGTGGACGAGGCGCAAAACATGATGCGTGTATCGCTATACGATAATGGGGAACTTAAGAAGGTGGTAGTAGTAATGAAATGTGATTCTTTTTTACAGTCAAAAAGTAACATAGAAAAGATAATGTTATTATCATCTTCTATAGAAGATAGAAAAAACAAAGAAAAAAATAAAACAAAATCAGAAAATGAACAGAATAACAAAAATAAGAGAAGAAATAGGAGGGAAACAGGTTGATTTGACCTTTTACGGGCGCTTTTGCAGCCTTATCGAAGGTGATAGGAAGATAATACTAAGGGCGATAAAAAACGGTCGTAAAAAAGGCGTAATCGGAGCCATTCAGCCTGGGAGACATGATAGAATTTGGACCACATGGTCTATTGCTTTTGATGATCTGAAGGTAGGGGATACGGTAGAGTTCAGTACATCTGGGAAATACAATCCAGGTTTTCATTCTACAGAAAAGTATGTAGGGTGTGTAGAATGGATAAAAGGATCGGAATGTGCGATAAAAACCGGTAAGGGGATGGCAGTAGTATTAATTAAACACATAGAAAGGGTAGTAAAATAATGGATTTAAGGATGTTTATAGACCTATTTCAGGAGATTGAGGTAGAAAACTTGTTTAAAGCGTTAGATTTATGTATGGAATATGTAAGATTAGATTTACATGTGTTTAATGTAGGAGCTCATGTAACGTGTTCATACAGCAATGATCTTGAATCTCTTTCACAGGCAGAAGGTTGTAATGTGAATATGATAATAGAGGTACCCTACTTATTCGAAGCATTCATGGAATATGCTTCACCGGAAATGAAGTTGTATTATGAAAAACTAACAGAGATAGTATAATATGAAAGAAGAAGTAGAACGGATAAAGAAGTTGGTAGGCATAGATCATAACAGATGGGAGCAACCTTGTACATGTGATAAATGTAAAAACATGTGTAAAGTTCCTTGTATTGGTACGCCAAAAGACATAGAGGCTATCATAGATGCCGGATACGCTGACAGGTTAAAAGAAACAATGTGGATGGTAGGGTATCTTGCAGTGAAAGAAAAACCAATAGCGATGATCCAGCCAACAGAGAAAGACGGGTGGTGCGCATTCCGCCAGCCGGGCGGTCTCTGCGAGCTGCATGACCTCGGACTAAAGCCGACTGAAGGAGTTCTGGCTTCTTGTAAGGTGGTTGAAGAAGACGATATTCCGACATACGAAACATCCGTACTTAGAGCAGTAGCTCACGAGTGGGTTAAGGTGGAGAACTTTGGAAATGTAATGAAGGTCGTTTTTAAATTTTTGCATGAAAATGAACGTAGAAAATAAATTAAATAAAGTGGTTAAGATCCTAAAAGAAAAAGGATTCGTAGTATATAGAAAGGGCGGGAAGGAGCCAGGTGTATTTTATGCCAAAGAAGGTGACAGCCGGATAGGATTCGTTTATCCAAACAACGGATATATATACGACAGGATAAAAATGTGGTCTTTTTCAAGGGTATATAAACCACATAAGAAAACAGGGTCTTCGTGTTTAATGTGTGTCAGCGACGAATTTACTATAGAAAATGCGATTAAGAGCATAGAAGATAGACTGTGGGTAAATTATATAAAAGACGGTAACAGAAAACGACCAGAAGAATATAAAGATATAAGAGAATTTGTTGGTAGCTTCACTAAATCCTACAGCTCTGTAGAATTAGTTGAGGTTAAGTAGTTTTCCATGCGAGTTAGTTGCCGGCACTGGTCTGCGAAGATAGGTGCCGTTTTTTTATTCAAGAAAGGAGGACAAAGATGGAGAAAAGAGACAAGAAGATACCTTACGAGGTAGTCATACAGGAAAGAAAAAGAGTGGATTTGTACGGTAACGTAGTGTATTATATCCATTGGTTTGATAAATATGGGTACAATATCACAAACGAATGGAAATTCTGGAGCAAGGGTCCGAAAAAGAAATACGATAGAGTTAATCGTTATCTAACGGATAGTTGGTTGAAGGAATACTGTGGGAATAACGATTTAAAGATAAGGAGAATAAAGGAATGAAAAAGATAAAAGTAGACAAAGTGATATTATATTACATGGATCGGGTAGACCCTGACGGGAACCTATACCGGTTCTATGTATATAAAGACATGGCATCTGAAATAGAATACTTTTGCACGGAAGAGACAGGTAATATGACTATACCAATCGGAGAAGGAGAGTATGTCAAGATCGTACCAAAAAAAATAGAGAAAATACCGGTAAGGGGATATAGGAAGCTTACTGGAATATGGAATCGTGAAACATGTAACGGGAAGGGATGGTATAGGCTTTTTAATTATTTCAAATACAAGCCGACCCTATGTTATTTTAAAAAAGCGGGACATGATGAAAATGGGAACACAAGATACGAAATATCATTATTTAATAACATTATAAATGTGACAAGGTATTTCAATCTGTGGAGAATGAAGCCAGGAAAGTATGTTATGGTAACAAACGAGTGTGGTGCCTTGGATGTTATAAAAGAAAAATTCGATAACATAAATATAGTGGAATATGGATCTGAATGAATTGTACAAAGAAATAGAAAAAGCAGAGGTTGATCTGAATGCAAAAAGATTAAAGTACATCAAAGAGGCATTAGTGGAGAACGGTGGAAGTATAAAGCTAAAATTCAAAGAATTTAAAGAGTTTAAAGAAACTAATGATGCGTTTGACTTCGATGATCAGTTTCCGGTGATAATAGAAATTGCTGGGATTCCTATGTATTTAACGGAAGTGTATGTCAAAAAAAACGATTTTCGTATAGTTCTGCTGGATTATGATGATATGACTTTAGGTGATTATGATAATACAGGGGAAAATGAACAGGTTGCTTATTTTATTAACTATTGTTTAAATCAAGACAAAGATGGGAAAGAGTAGAAAGGATTATGAGAAGTTTCTTAACTCCATATCTCCAGATAGAGACGATGAAACATGGATCATTGGAGGAAAGAACAGGTATTGCGGTAGAGAGAATTACGGCACTATGATCAAAAGGTATGATCCTATTGGTTTTAACGTAGGGTACAGGGAGTGGGCAGAACAGCCAGGGTAAGGTGGAGCCTGTCCTGCCATGAGGTCGGCCTGGCTGTCTGTGGCCAGGGTCGTATATTAGTCAGATAGTGAACAATGAAAACGATACAAATATTATGAATTTAGGCAATCATATACCTAAAATAATAGTTTATGACATTCAAAGAATTTATGAAAGAAGTAGGCTATGATCTGATGACTACCTTTTGGGAAGATTTCAGCATAGCTGATAAGTATGGTATAGCAGGTGTCAAAGATACCTACAAACGTGCGTTTGATGAATGGAAAGGTAATTATAAGTTCTTCACAGAATTGGTGATTGTGTTGAATCATAAAATATGGCAACATTATGAAAGCAATCGCAAACTGGCTGCATTGTATGACCGGTTATGGCGAGAAGCTGATGAGTATGCCATGAACAATTTTAAGGGAGAAGAACTTGATTATTATTACAGAATAACAGATTAGAAAGTGATTATGAAAAATACGATAGTAACAGGTAGCCTGATTGTATTCAGTGACGGATTTGTTTGGAAAAGATTATCCAACGAAAAAGCCTACAAGATATGGGTGTCGGCAGAAAATGAAGATTTTGAGTTATACAAGGTGAGAGTAGATGATGAGTCTGAGTCATTGATAGAGAGTCTTGAAGACTTGCAGGATGCCTTTAAACAAGGTCATCATGTATGTATAGAAGTAGGTAAGCTACCATATAGCATAGGTTTGAATTACTTACGAAATCTACAAGAGATGTCGGTGGTAGCCGTGGATGAAATAACAGGGCCAAAAGAATATAGCAGGGAACAGGCATTTAACATCATTCGAGAGTGGGCTAAAGAGTTTACAGAGAAATATGGAAATTGTGATTTTGATGGCTCATACTATGATGCAATAGATGAATTTATTGATAAAAAGTTAGGAACTATTTAAAACATAAAGACATGGAAGACAGAATTATTACAACAAAAGAAGTAGGCAATTATCGCATTAAGATCTATTATGACGATTATAGCGGTGAAAGTCCTATAATTAATTGGGATATGTGCGGATTGTATTTTTTTGAATATTCTGATACCAGTAGATTACATGATGAATGCAATTGGAAAACTTTCTTCTACAATAATAATCATAGATTAAGAGATGTGCTTGAAGCTATTGTGGTGGAGCATGTAAAGCAGGAAGATATTATAAAATACCTAAAAGAAGGAAAAGCAAATAATGTTTCATTTATATACAATGGAAGTACTCATTTGTGGGAATTGAGGCATGAGAGCTTTTCATACGTGCAAGAAGAATTTCTTCCAGAAGATTTGGAGGATTTGGATTATAAGACGGAATTAATAGAATGCTTAAATGACGAAGATCTATTAAAAATCATAAACGAATACGAAAAAGACGTATTAGTAAAAGAGTGGTCAACAAGGGGTTATAGTCAAGGAGATTATGTGGAGGGGATAGCGTATGTCACAAAAGATAGATATGAAAAAATATATAATGAAAAAGAGAACTGGAAAGAAGATTGTGCCAAGATTATAGATGATGAGGTGAAATCCATAGGTATGTGGATGTGGGGAGATGTAAAGGGGTATGTGCTTGAAAAGAAAGTGAAATTTGTCAAGAAATACGAAGATGAATCCAGGGAGGATAAAGAGGAAGAAGAATGGGAAAAGGTTGATTCCTGTTGGGGTTATTATATGGAAACAGACGAATTGATAGAAGAAATAATGGAAGAACATAACTTGAAAGAATAAGGAGATGGAGAGATCACGAGGGTGTATTATAAGAAAGAACACTAAAGAATTAAGAGAAAGCCTCATGTCATTAGGATATCGTTGGTTGGTGAAAGAAAAAGGAGCTAATTGCATAGTCACAAATCCAGAAATATTAAAATACATGGAATTGCAAGAAAAATCAGTAGAAGCATGGAAGGATGAAGGATGGATAGATTGTGGAGCCAATGATGATATGTTTCTGGCTATAGCAGCATTAGCAAATAATACTGACTTAGGTCAATGGCTGATAGTGACGGACGCCACAGGAGACAGGTGGGTAAAGTGCGAAGAGCTCCGGTTCAGGGGAGACGCGGGCTGTATCACATGGCGTAAGGCTACGGTAGATGAAATTTTGAACATTTTAAAAGAAGATAATTATGGGATATATATGTACAAAATGTGGTGGAACAAATGTTGCCTGTGAAGCCATAGTAAATCCGAATACCGGAAAAATAATAGATTATTTTGATGGAGCTTTCATGCATGCTATTTGCAGTGATTGTGAAAACGAGGTAGTGATATCTAATGTTGAAGGAGTCAAATATGAAATTGATTTAAGATTCCTTGAATTTGTAGAAAGAACAGGTAAGGAGCCTGAATACGTAGAATGTCAGATTGTGTGGAAAGAAACAGGAGACGATAAAAGAGTGACAATCAAACTATCGCTGAGTATCAACGATGATGATAATGATAATGTTTTTTATTATTGTAATGGGATAGAATCGTTTCAGCAGCTTGCTGAATACGGAATGAGGGAATTTATTGTGACATATTGTTGGAGTTTCTTTTAAATAACATGCCTTATGAAAACACAAGAAGAATATGCCCGTGAGATTGACGAGATCGTTCTAAGGGATGTAGAAAGTTGCCAAAGTGATTGGTTTAATATTGATAAAGAGATATTTATGCGGCCAGAGAATAAGAACAAGACATTCATCTTAGGGACCCGGAAGACCGGATGTGATTTAATAATACTGGGTGGCACTAATTGTGATGAAGGTAGTATGGATTGGCTTTTTGGGAGTCTTGGCAATGAAAATTTCTATATATGTCAGCCGTTATCTTTCTATAAATCACAGCGAGAAATTAAGAAAGTGAATCCGCTGTACGCTTTTAAGTTAGCTACTGCTTATTTCAGGGGACAGGGCATGGTCCCTGTATTTGAAGATAGTAATTGTAAACTAATGAAGCTATGAGTATAAAGGTAACAAGATACAGGCTTCCAGTTTATTGGGCTCGTGCTCTGATAAATGGTGATTATACAGGTTTGTCAGATAATGAAGAACGAGAAATAAGGAATTTCTTGGAACGAGTAAAAGAAGATCCCGTAGATGTAGACTGGAAAACAGAAGGTTTTTATTGGTACAATAACGCTAATAATACACCGGGAGAATGTGCAGATTTTATTTTTTACAAGCGTAATGATTAAACTAAAATAATATGGAAACTGCAAACAAACTAATTTATTCAAGTACAAAATTCTTTATAGAAAACAAAGAAGAATACAGAATAACAGTCACAATATCTTTAGATGATGATTGTCATAACAATATGTGTGACTGGAGCGTAACGGCTGATATTAGACAGAAAGATCAACAAGGAACGTATGTAGAGTATATGGGAGGTTGCTGCCACGGTGAGGTTGCAAAACATTTTCCGGAATTGGCGAAATTTATACCATTGCATTGCAGTAATCATTATGGTGCTCCTATGTATCCGGTTAGAAATGGAATATATCATATTAGAAAAAGTGGTATATCTGTGGCAATGAAGTATCTGCGTATATCAGAACAAGAATGCGTAAAATTATATATAGCTTCTGAGGATGAGCTGTATTTCAAATATATGCTTTTCAATCTGGGGATTGTGGATAGATGGAAACGTGAATCAGACGAGCTTCTTGTTGAACTTGAAGACCTGTGTGGCAAGAAATGGGTAAATCCGCATACGCCGGAAAAGGAAAGGCTTACTTTGACATTAACGGACGAGGAACGATCTCTTATTGAAGAGCGCGTTAAAGCCAGGTATTATTCCGCAGAAAATATCGAAAAACGTAGGGAAGAGGATCATAAGGCAGAGATGTTGAAAAAGCGTGCTGAAATTTGTGAGCGATACGATAAGAGAATCAGACAAGCAGAAGCAGAAAAAAAGATAATGCTCTGTGTGTTTGATTATGGGTTGTCTACTGATAATGCTATATATTACCCTCACTTAAATACTTTATTTTTCAACTGGAATAGTTATGGAGAAAAAATCACACAGGAAGAGTTTGATGATTTTGTGAACAAGGTGGACCGCTCTCAGTTGCCGGAAGATATTAGGTTTGAGCTTAAATAAAATACAGGATATGGAAAGATTGAATTTTGAAACATTGTTTCGTGTTGTAAGATGGGATTACAACCGTTGTTTTAAGGATGAATCACTGGACAAGAATTTGTTCATGGAAAAATACGGGAAAGTTATGGGGGAACATTATTACAACAAGTTTGTCCATGAGTTTAACGGGAATATCCTGAAGATGATTGGTTACTTCAGAGGTTCCGAAAAAGAAGGGCAAGTGTTCTGCGATATGATAACCGAATGTATTGAAAAATATGAACAAAGAGGATTATATAGTAGAGGTAAGTTAAACAATTAAAAAGATATTTATATGAACAATTCAATGGTCGCTCACTTGTGGGCTCATGAACAAGAAGAATCAGCATCAGGGAGCAATTTCTTCTTTGTAGGTACAAGTATTTATTCTTATGGGTATCACTTTGAAGTCGGGAGAATAGTAAAAAACAAACAAGGGAAGAAAGCATACCTGATAAATGAAGATTATTATTCTGCTACCACGAGCAAACATCAATGCTATGTTCGTAATGCGATACCAACTTGGGCAATGGTTTTCAGTGTAGGGAATAATATATCGGATACTGGTAATATGAGGTTTGTTGCCAGCAAACTGGAATCAATTAAGAAGTCTATTGAAAAATACAAAAGAGCTAAAACAGAATTATCTTATACAGATATTTGGGGCGCTTTTGGGAATATGATGGATTACATTCAGTTCTTTAACATGGGGACTGCTAAGAGTATCCTTAAAAAGAGTGCTAATGATTGGCTTGGAACCAATCATGAATTATCCAAGAGCGGAGATAGTATCAAGCGTAAGCACGTACATGAATTAAAACGCATCTTTCAAATTTTATTGGATCATCAAGGATTAAAAGTGTTAGGGACCGTAAATGTGATTGTTGATGAAGTTTGCGGGGAAGGTACATGGATTAAGTATTCAGAAAGATCTGAAAGATGGAGAAAGGGTGAGGAAGAAAGAGAAAGAATAAAATTAGAGAGATTAAGAAAGGAAGAAGAAGCCCGTTACAAGGATTTTGATGAAAAACTGGAAGAGTGGAAGTCAGGAGAAATCAATTTCTTGAATACACCTTTCTATATTCCTGGTGAAAAACCTAACGCCTGGATTCGTATAAAAGGAAATATTATTGAGACAAGTAAACAGATAAAGATTGGAATAGCAGAAGCCAGAAAACTGTGGAGGGCTGTGTCGGCAATGCACCGGGGCGCCGAGTTTCGGCACGGTCTGGTGGAGGACGTCACCGGCCGCCAGTGGAGTCTAAATCGGTACGAAAACGATTTGTTAACCGCTGGATGTCATCGGATAGCATATAACGAAATGGAGAGAATAGCAAAACAACTGGGATGGGTGTAAGTAGTCCATCTTATTTTATTAATCACATAATTAAAAACAAGAAAAATATGAAAAATCTAATTATTGTTCCGTTTGATTTAAATACGGCGAGAAAAATTAAAAGCGGAGAAATAGAAGGTTCGGTATTAATTGATAATATTGAGATAGAATTTGTATATGAGTCAAAAGACTGTGCAGATCGTTATAATTTACTTTTTGTAAAAAAAGATGGATCTGGAATAAGTGCTATATATGCCGATACAGAAGGTTGTGCTCTTGGCGATACCACTCTGGAATTGAGGGTAGAGGCTGGAGCGTATTTTAAGGAAGGAGATATATTAACAAGCACTAAAGGATGTCAATTCATATATGATGGACTTATTACCGAAGGGGCAATGGGAAGTATATGCGGAATGACAACATATGGAGATATTGAGTTTGATCGTTGCACATTATGGACTGATGTGTATAGCGAAGATAAAAATAGGAATGTAAGAAAGGCTATAGAAGAAGAGAAGAAATTTTTAGCAGAAAAGATTATAAAAGCCGAAGACGGTAGAAAAATAAATATAATAAAAAGATATTTAAGTGAATATGAGTATCTATTAGATGAGATGCCGAAACACGACTTCAAACCATTTGAACGAGTGCTGGTGAGAAGAACTAACCAAGAGAGGTGGAAATTACATCTATTTTCCAGAGAATCAGGAGGAGATAATAAATATGAATGCTTAGGAGGTGTAGGATTTAGTCAGTGTATCCCATACGAAGGGCACGAACATCTTTTAGGAACTAATAAAAACAAATAAGATTATGGAACATAAAATGGTAATAATACCGTTTGATTTAGAAACGGCGAAGAGAATAAGAGAAGGGAAAATATCAGGTCGGATTGTGACAGAGAAAGGACGAGATAGGGCAGAAATCGTATATGAAGATAATTTGTCGAATTGTCCGTTATTGGTTGTAATTCACTCTATTTCTGTATCGGCAGATTGGTTTTCTGCTACAGGAAAAGCACTTAGCAGCGAAAATCGCCTCCTTCTTGAAGTTCCAGAATATATTACATTTAAAGATGGAGAGGTGTTAAGCAACGAAGATGGAAGTTTTATTTTTATTTTAAATATACATGGGAAATATTTAACATCTTTTTATGCGAGTCTTGCAGCGGGAGCAGGTCTTAATATATCGGGTAATTTTGCTGCATGTAATAACGAAATAGAACGCTATAGACTTGCAACAGATTCGGAAAAACAGAGGATGATTAACGCATTAAAGGCAAGCAAGAATCCAAAGGCTAAGGAATATCTGAAACGCTTCTTCGGAATTGAAGAAGAGCCGAAATATGAGTTTAAGCCGTTTGACAAAGTGTTAGTAAAATATTATGAAGATGACAATTGGGAGGGCAATTTATTCATAAGAACAATTACAGACGATCAGGATGGGGAGACTAAATATGAATGTTTGAATGGGGTGGTGTTTGTTCATTGTATTCCTTTTGAGGGTAACGAGTGTCTTTTGGGAATTACTGAAAATCCAGAAAAAAAATGAAAACGGTGAAATTATCCGATTTTTCTCCTTATGACAGGAACAAAGGAGGAATACAAGAATTGCATCATAAAATTGAGTCCAAAATACTTCAGTATTGGGGCGAAGATAGTGGTATTCTGATCGGCATCACTCCGATATATAAGAGACGTTTGTGGAGTAAAGAAGTAAATGTTATAAATGATAAACAATAAATATGAAAACAAGAACATACGAAGGGGTGCAGCACGGAGACTGGGTAAGATGTGTCTTATGTGGAGCACAAATGCTTCTTCCATGTGGAGCTGACAAATGCCCGGAATGTAGCAGTGAAGGTACTTTAACGTGGGTAGATGAAGATAAGCAAGAAATGGATGCTAAACATCTGGATTGTCTTGTTCCAATACGCAAATTGGAGTTACAAGAATATCTGTCCCCAGAAATTTTGAAAATGGAACATATATGAAAATAGAATACATACAAAATGTAAATGCGGTGCAGTCACTATCAGATTTGATAATGGAGCTTCGAATAGCATGTTTTGGGAAACATTTGAAAAATTGGATTTGGATGCTGGTGATGCCACATGGCTTCACCAGTCCTGCTGCTGCGACCACTGCGTCAACCATTTGGGGATCGACTTATGCGATTGTGGATCAGAACATAAGGTAGGAGAATGTGAATGTGGATCCCAAAAGGCGCATGATACATTAGGGATTAAATATGATTCGTTTGAAGCAATATTAAAAAACTTTGGATAATGGATATAGTAAGCAAATACACCGCCTTGTTAGGACAACAGAAGCTAAAAGAATCATTTGTGAAAGATTTGGAGCTTGTATTATCAAGAAAAAATCCTAATATAGAAAAAGGGAAACTTAATTTCATTCGTTATTCAGAAATGAAAAATTGGAGTGTAAGAGAGTTGTTTGGTGAAGACTTGGAACAAGCTGATAGGGCTTTAATAAACAAGGTGTATCATATGCTATTTGATATAGGTTTTGATTTTGAATCGGTTATAAGAATGCTATATAGCTTTCGTAACGGACCTAAATCGGGGATAAAAGTGGCGGATCCAGAGGATAATTACGAATGGACTAACAAGGACGGAAATGAAAAATATTCTACTAAAAATCTCCCAAAAGCGCATTTTAGATGGGATTGGAGAAGATATACCTTATCAAAAGAATCCGTTGATAAAATAACGGAGTTTGTAGACACCATATTAGAATCATAGAGAAATTATGAACGAAGTAATTTTAAGCAACATGTTAGGATGTCAGACATATTGTATATCAGACAGTCCTTCGAATAGATACTGTCTTATTGGACCTATTGAGTGCAATGAGAAGTTAATAGAAGTGTTTAAGAAGGGGATAACAGTAAAACTCAAATACGTGGAAAAACGGGTCCTGGATGCATTTACGGACAACGGAATCGACCTGAGTAATTACACTCATTGTATTATTGTGAAGCGGAATTTTTATCTCGCTTGGTAACGGCAAAACATAAACAATATGAATAATTTTGTAATAGATACTCCAGATAATTTCTGGCAAATAAGATGGCTTGACAAGTATATGGAAGGCCACAAAGGATTCATAGCTGGTGGATGTTTTAAAAATATCCTTTCCGGAGAAAGAGTAAAAGACATTGATATTTTCTTTGAAAGTGAAAGCGATTTTCAGGAGGCTATTGATTCGTTCAATGATGAAAAACATCAGAAAGAAGGATGGAAATTTAAGTACAGAAATGAGAAGGTATGTGCGTTCCAGAAAGAGGGAGAAAAGGTATGGATAGAGTTCATAGAGTCAGAGTTTGGAAAGCCGAAAGAGATTCTTAGGAGCTTCGATTTTACTGTGACAAAAATGGCTTACTATAAGGAGCCCAAATACGAAGAAAAAGAAGATGATTATTTTCCATTCTCATCTGCAAGTATAGTAGCATACGAGTACAAACTACTCTATCATGAGAAATTCTTCGAACATCTTAATATGAAGAGGCTGGTCATTGACGAAAATATTCCTTTTCCAGTAAGTACATGGGAGCGCTCATATCGGTATAAAGGATATGGTTACAATATGTGCCGGGAGACAAAGAAAAAACTTCTACAGGCTATTAAAGGTGTAAACGTAGAGGAGGAAGATGTATCTTTGTACACTACTGGAGGATGGGATTAACCTATAAAACAAAATTGCTTATGAAAACATTAGAACAACTTAAAGAATTAGCATCAAAATGTTTAGACGGTAGAGATTTTAACAGACTGGCTAAATTTATCCCATATAACATGATAAAGGATTTCGGTATGGAGCCGAACGAAGAATACAATAACGAAGAAAGGTGGAACAGTACTGTAGTTGAATTTACCAGGGAGAATGTTTTGAAACAGCTTGAAGAAGATGTAAGATTCGGTTTTGAAAAGGCATTAAATCAGAGAGGAATATCAGCCAGTTTAATGTTTGAATGTGTAATGATGTGGAACTACATCCTGGAAGAAGGTCTTGAAGACTGGGATGAGGATGATTATGGATTTTACGGGCTACCTCTATTTAAAGCTACGGCTGTAAAATACGGATGGGATAATCCTATAGGGGAAGACAGCGGGAGAGAAAGAAAATATGATTCACAGTATTAAATGGGCATATCATGAGCACAAGTAAAGAATACAAGGCAGTAAGGAACTGTATATTAAATGAACTTCACCTTACCAAAGAAGATATAATCAAAAACATAGAGCCGTTATTGGAGAAACACGTAAAACGGTACATGGTTAATACATATGGAGGTGACAACCAGATAGAAAACTGGATCAGATGCATGGTGAATGATGAACTCAAACAAAGAGATCATGATTTTGTAAGAAGAGCGTGCGAGAATGTCATCAGGAATCATGTATTAAATGAATTGAATATAATCGTAAGATCCAAAAGTGAGAAATGTACATGTGAAAACAGAGTACCATCCGAAGAGGATAAGAAAGAGTCAACTGACGGACTGTATATAATCTACGAAGACGGACATGCAGAGCCGTTTACCGGCGATAACTCCAAAGATTGTGTACGATACATCGGGTTGAAGCACAGATACATGTCATTTGCAATCTCACTGACGGAGCATGATATCGTACAATTGCTTGACGATGATAGCCGTGAAGAATCCGGAAGTGGGACATATTACGAACGTGAATGTGATGCGCTGTTTGACATTGACGGACGCGGCAATACGGAACGCCTTGTAGCCAGAAATCCAAAATTGAGAAATCTGCTGGAAGATGGCGAGTATATACCATCTCTTGGTCAATTAAATTTAATGGCCCATTATATGAACGAACTAAACAAAGCATTCGCTTATGTTTCGGCATCTCCCCTCTCCTCGACGTGGTATTGGTCCAGTACTGAGAGCAGCCAGGCCGTCGCGTGGTACGTGGTCTTCTCCAGTGGCCTCACGGGCACCGGCAACAAGCACATCGGAGACATGGTTCGGGCGGTAATTGATTTTTAAAAGGATTACAATGATAACATCAAGGTGATTATACACCACTTTACGCAAAAAAGCGTAAAACAATATACATTTGTATGAAACTTCATACTGGGTATCACCAATACCCTCTACCGGTTGCTCGAAAGTGAGATCACCGGATTCTTTTACTAAACAAAACGTTTTTGATTTTACTTACCCAACGAATATTTTTTTTTAGGGTAAAACCTTATATCAAAGACCTCTTTTACCCAACCGTCTTGTCCGAAACAAGGGACTATATGATTCGATTGAGTAAAACAAAGTTAGAGAAGAAAAATATGAAATTAAATAACATCCGTATGTTTTATAACATAGCCAGTATAAAATGATATATAAAGTAAAAATAAAAGACAATACAAAAACTCCTTTTGAATATGCTTCTGACATAGAAGCGTTTGAAAATAGTAGAGAATTTATTTTCAAGCCAGGAGTGAATGTGATTGTAGGTAAAAACGGTAGTGGAAAATCAACTTTGCTTAACATCATATCAATGTATGCGTTATGTGAGAAATCCATGTGCTCTGAAATACCGATCGAGGCACTGGATTTTCCACCTATATTTGATGATGATGACAAGGTTCTTGATGGGATTGACATATCATCCGATTATGCAGGGAAAGTATTCCGTTTATTGCCATCGGCGGAGATGAATCGAGATAGTGTATTGAAAAACATCAGCAACTTAGATTTGTATGTGAATAATATTAGAAGATCTTATGGAGAGAAAGTGGTGTTATCATTGGAATCACTTTTCAATTTAATGTTCGGTCAAAAGGATTATACGTTTCCAATACAAGATCTTGTAGAATACAAGAAAAAATCAAATGCGTTTTGGATTAAAAGGATTGATAATCTGTTGAAGTATTATAAAAGAAACCGCATAACATTAGCAGAAAGCAGTTTTGAATACACGGTTCTCATGGATGAGCCAGACAGGAATCTTGACATTGACAATATAATGCAAATTTATAATGTATTATCATTCCATAAACCACAAACACAAATTATAGCCATAATACACAATCCGGCATTGATTTACAAGTTAAGCAAATTAGATTGTGTGAATTTCATAGAGATGACAGAAGGATATCTAAAGGATGTTGTCAATTTCATAAGTGAAACAAATAAATGAAAGAGAATGAGAAAAGAACTGAAAATAATAGGATCAAGAGATCGGCACGTATTTACAGCGACATTCATTCGTTTTGGATTCAGGGATGGGTATAAAGGACCTGTAAAGACAATACTTTTACAAGACGTGTTACTCGATGGTAAAATAGTAACAGATCATTTGTGGTTTGATTTGACAAAAGGATTCGAAAGCGCCGATTTATTACCAGGCGATGTGGTTGAGTTTTGTGCAAGGGTTAGTATTTACGAGAAAGGATATAAAGGATATAGGAATGACGTATTCGATAGGCCGATAGAAAAGGATTATCGATTGTCAAGACCAACAAAGATTAAAAAGATTGGGAAGAAATCAATAGATTGACATACTACCGCGAACTTTAGGTGTGGGAGTATGTCAAAGAGATGACAGAAGGGCATCTTAGTAAAACTTGTATATTTGTGTCTAATTAATTAAAGGTGAGATGAACTGGAAGAAATTCAAAGAGGAAAAACCTTCAGAGGGAGAAGAAGTGTTGGCTTATCACCCAAGTTGGATAGATGAAGATTTCAACCCAAGAGGTATAAGAATAGGGTTTTGGAATGGAGGAGACGATTTTAAATCGGCTCATTGGTGGGATTATCAAGATTGTTATATCACAATCTCTCATTGTGATTGTGATGATAATTCTCTTTTCAGTGATAGAATAAAAAACAGCATAGAGCCAGAGTTATGGATATCACTTGATGTTATTACAAATTACTTACCTGATATAAAACAAAATCACTTATCACAATGAGCTATTTTATATTAATGGGAAGAAGAATCCCCAAGCAAGCCATAACAGGCTTCAAATTTCAAAATGAAACAGATAACATTCGTCCTTTCTTGTCAATCAGGATAAGGGGAAAGGACGAAATTATACCTTTCAAAGATAAAAAGGAGATACAGTCTGTAAAAGCGCATCTGTGTTCTATCTTTTCTGGGTTTGTAAAAATAGGTGACTGGTATCTCAAGATGTCGGAAGTTAAGGAGTATAAGCCGGTGACTGCCGAAGATATGAACCCCTACATCTTGTTTAAGACATCTAAGTTTGGAAATATAAAAGTTCGTTTCCCGAAAGATGAAGACATGGATGCCGAATTATTGGTGTTAGATCAACTTTTTGATGTAGAATAAACTATTAATCATATTTTAAAAATCATGACCTGGAAAGAATTAAAAGACAAAATATCCCTTATGACAGAAGAAGAGCAACAGCAAGAAGTTGCAGTTTGGGGAGAAAATATGAATCTAATGAAAGATTGTTCCTTGGAGAAAACAGACGAGGATTTGTACTATAATACTGAATGGGATTATACTTGTGAAGAGAGTGAATTGGAACCGGAAGACAAGAATGACCCTGATGTACATAAGGTATATGAAGCAGGAATGCATTATATTTATTCAAATTGATTTAAAAAAGATCTGATTATGGCAGCATTAACAACACTAAATATAACGGAAAAGAACGCTAATAACAGTTTGTCTGTAACTGTTAAAGTGAATATCACCAAAAAAGGAGTGGTTACCACTACTTTATCAAAAGAAGATGTGGATAAGATTCGTTCTTATGGGATCAAATTACCTACAAACAGATTAGGTAACGAAGGATATTTCAATAGCACATCATTTTCTGATCTGGTGAGTCAAATCAGGAAAGTTCTGAAGAGATGTTTGAGTTATAAAATAGTAGAAGAAGTACCTGTTATTAAGTATCAGTTAGAAACTCTATGTTCATTTGCCTATGACAAAAACGGAAACATTGTTCCTAACCCCTCTGTGGAATGGACAGGGAACTATGAGAATGGAGAATGGAGAGATGGAACTTCTCGTTTAGATGCTTTAAATGCCGAACCTTTCGGTTTTAGTATTTATGCAAAACCATTTCTAAAAAGAGTAATTAAATATGGAAATGGAGAGACAAAAGTAGAATACGGCAGGTTAAATACAGAAAAAGGAACTTATGCGCACTGGCTGAATTGTGTAACGAGCATATCATACAATAGACATAAACAGGTAATGGAAGTGGAGTGTAATGAATGTACCTCGAAATTATTCGTTGATATGATCAAGTCCATTTGTAATATAAGCGAACAAGTTAAGAGTTTTATCAATCCAGAACAAATAAAAGCAATTGCGGAGTCAAATGAACCGATTTTGCTTTTATCTAACAACTAAAAAAAATCATGAGGTATGTATGTGTTTTTATCTGCTTTCTGTTATGGCTTATTTTTACGTTGTTATTATCATTCACTGTCATAGGATTGGTTATAAGCGTGAGTAATGAATGGCAGGAAATGGGTGACAAAATAATAGATAAACTTTAAAAAGAACTGAGTCGAATGGATAAAATTATATTGGATGCCTGTTGTGGCTCCAGGATGTTTTGGTTTGATAAAAATAATCCAGCAGCCTTGTTTGTTGATATCCGGAACGAAGAACATATTCTTTGTGATGGCAGAAATTTGAAAGTTCATCCTGATCTCATCGCGGATTTTACCAATCTTCCTTTCCTTGCTAAGAGTTTCAAGCTGGTTGTATTCGATCCGCCCCATCTGGTTAAGGTTGGTGAGAATAGTTGGTTAGCTAAGAAATACGGCAAACTGTCAGAAGATTGGCCAAGATTGCTGAAACAGGGGTTCAACGAGTGCTTTCGGGTGCTCGATGATTACGGTGTTCTTGTTTTCAAATGGAATGAAGACCAAGTAACCGTTAAAGAGGTTTTGAGAGCTATTGACCGACAGCCTTTATTCGGACATACAACCGGTCGGAGCGGTAAAACTATGTGGATGTGTTTTATGAAATTACCTAACAACTAAAAAGAGATGAGTCATGAGCGAACAAAATAAGCAATGTCCCGAATTTCCATTTTTTGGTGCATCTTATCCAGATGCTCGTTGTATCAATGGATATCTATGGAATTTGGATAAATGTGACAAAAACGGGAATTTATATGGAGAAGGAGATACTCCTTGCCCATTCTGCAATACCGAGAAATTTATTGAGTATGATCCGTTTTCAAAAGAAAATGAATTTTATGAAGGTATTGAGAATGAAGAAAAAGCTAAAGAGATGTCCAGAGAGTGGTATTTGAATTGGATTAATTCTAAAAAGATTTGAATTAATTAAACAATAATAAGACATGAAACAAGATATAGAAGTGGCGTCAAGAATTGAACGTGAGAAAATTATGCAAGAACTTCATGCCGCATATAAAATTCATAAAGACGATAAACACTACATAATATCCAGTGCAGCAATTCAAAAATATGCTGTTCCTCTTTTTAAAGCTGGTGCAAGCTGGCGCATAGGCAGCGTGTGGCACGATGCAAGAGAAAAGCCAGACAAAGGGAAGTTGCTCATTGTGGAGGATATTGACAGTGCTTATGATTTGGTCTATTCAACCAAGAGCAAGCCGTGGGAAGAACTTTCAGAAAAAGATCATTATATGCGCTGGGCATACATCGAAGACTTGCTCCCATGCAAAGAAGAAGAGGGAGGGGGTGATAATGAATAAAAGATTAAGAAATGCCATAAAGAAAGCAGAAAACAAACAAAATGAAGCAGACCTTGCACTGCAATCCATTTGGAAACATCTTGCTTTCTCAGGATTTAGAGATATTGAGCCTAATTTGAGCATGACTCCAGGAAATGAAATCATGCTTGAATGGAACTGTTCAGAAATGAATGCGAATGAGATTATAGACTGTATGGAATCAGCAGGATATATAACTCCCGATGATTTTATTGGAGTGTTAGATTAAAGTATAAAATTATGAAGAGAGAAGATATTGGAAAAGCAGCAAAGATTTATCAAGAAAAAGACATGATATCTGGGCAGGTAAAGGCTTAAGAAGAAAATTTGAAAGGTTATGACTGACAGAGAACTTCTTGAAGAAAACAATAAGATGTTAAAGGAAATTCTAAGTTTTGTGAGAAAAGTTGATTCTGTTGAATACAGGGATCATCAAGACTTTATGGAATTTTTGAGGAATGTGGCAGCCGATATATGGGTGGAATATACGGAGCCTGAACAAAGAAGTAAGTTGTTTAATCTAATAAATAAAGAAAAATGAAAACAGTTTTTGATTTAAGCAGAGATGAGATTGTGGCATTGACAGACGAAGACATAAGTCTGTATATAGACAAAGAGCTTGCTAATAAAGGTATTCCAATTGAAGCTAAAAACTGGAATATAAAGAACAAAAAAGAAGTCGTGTATCCAAGAACTGGAGTTCCGGTATTTATGTTAAAAGATATCGGCATCGGTTTTAGAACCATAGAAGGTGCAACTGAGGTGGCTAATTTGCTTGTCAAGTATAATGCATTTAAAACAGAATCGAGATATCTGGCAGGATCGTATGAACAGTTTTGGATCACGAAGGAGGGTGTTTGCCCGGCTGTTAAAGGAGAAACAGGATATAGCAAGGAAGAGTTTGATAAGATAGATGAGAAAAATAAAAACCCTGAATTGACAAGTATAAATACCTTCAATGACACCGTGAAAAAAGCCAATGAAATTAAAGACAGGGTGTTGAAATGCGTGTACAACATAAAACAAGAGCGTTCATATAACAATGACCTGGTTGGTATCTTTGAAAGGTATAAAGATATAGCAGACGGTGATATGGAGGTAGCTATGAATTTTATTAAGGAAGCCTATCCATTCAATGAAGAAACAGAATCGTTTATCAGGAAAAAGTTTGACATGCCTATACCGAACGAATTAGAAAAGCAGTAATTAAGCTAAATTAAATCATTTTGAATCTTTTTTATTATCAAAAGACATATCTTTGTCCAAAAAAAACAAACATAATGGAAGAAAAAGAGATAAAAGAAGCCATGATTGAAGCCCTGACGCACTTAGAGGGGTGTAAGTATTTCGTGGCTACGATAGTAAATGAAGAGGAAAGAAGATTTGATATGAGCCAACGAATGTCACAGCATCAATTGGCGTTAGTTATAAAAGGTATCTTATCTAATAATGAGATGATGATGATGGACGTTTTGCAGTGGTGTTCTGAAAGATTTAAAAACAGTATAGAGAAAGGAAAGAAATCAACTAATTAAATATTAATACAATGAATCGCTGGTTTGAAATTACGGTAAAAGCCGAGATTGATAATATCGAGAACGGCAAAAAAAAGAAAGTAACTGAAAAGTATTTGGTGGATGCCTTGTCTTATACAGAGGCAGAATCAAGATCGTTGGAGATCTTTAAGGATTTGTACAATTCTTTCGAGGTTGTAAAAATTAACCCTATTAAAGTGTCAGAAATCTTTTTCAACGGAGAAGCTGAGTACTGGTATAAGTGCAAGGTGAATTACATTACACTGGATGAAAAGAAAGGTAAAGAAAAGAAAACGCCATGCTATATGTATGTCCAAGCCGGCAATCCTAAAGACGCCGAAGCTGTGTTG